CATCAGAGAATACAGAAATATTCTTAGATTCATTATAAAACTTAATAAATTCTTCAAATATTTTTAAAGTACCTTCTTCTAATCTTTTATATCTTTTCATCTATTACACTCTATCCATAACATTTTTCATAATTCTAACTAAAGTCTTTTTCATACCTTTAGCTACGTCTGTTATTTCCATTTCAGGGTAACTGTAGGGAGCCATTAGGCCACGATACAAAGCAGCCCCTATTAAATTAATAAATTGTGGTTGAGTTGGTAAGAATTTTGCATTAATAAATTGAGTTCCAAGCGCTATCGCTTCTTGTGCTGACTTTATATTATTTATACCACTGACAGCTTCTTTGATATCTTTTTTCTTAGAGCTTTTTTTACATCCTTCTTTAAAATCTTCTATTTTAAGACTTGATGTAAAATCATTGATCTGTTTCAAAAATTCGTCACCATGTTTATTATCTGCAAATACTATTCCTTTAAGTAATTCAATAAACTTACCTTGTTCATCTTCATTACTGATATCTTTCATATCTATAAGTGCTTTTACTGCTTCTAATGTTTTATCTTCTTCAGCATCTTCTTTTATTTTAAATTTTGGTACGTATTTTTCCATTTATTTTCCCTCTTTATTTAATTCGTCTTGGAAGTCTGTTTTTGTAGTGTAGTAGGCATTGTTCTCAAAAAAATGATCGCTTGATATCTTCCTCGCAAACATTTCTTGAATAGCTTTTATGACTTTATTATCTTCATATTTTTTATCTAAAGATACATGTTCATATTCAATCTGTGATCCTATATCTAGTTGTTCTTTCGTTATTTTAGAACAATCCCCTTTAGATTTACCACCGGATAGTATAACTGATAAAATTGCATAAACATATTGTTCTGCTATATCCGAATCTATTTTTAATTCCTCTTCTGCCCATTTATGAAACTGTTCATGATCTTTAGGAAAAGGATTAGATATAATAAATTCCTTTATTTTTAATGGTAGAGATTCGTCGGTTAAATCTAATAGTGAATCTTCCTCTTTAAATCGTTTATATCTTTTCATAGTACCTCTTTATTATTAAAAGTGTAGATTTTATATCTCATGAATTATGTTAAGTATCTTATCTGCAGCCCGCTTATTACCCGTTTTTAAAAGATCATCGGCTATTATTTGTAACAATTTACTTGCGTCTTTATGTTTTAAATAGTCCATAACATGCTGACTTATTTCTAAATGGCTTGTTGACTCTCTAAATCTTTTAAAATTAAAAGGTATATATCTTTCCATTATTATCCCTCAACAACATATCTTTATTAGTAAAATGAAATCTCTAAAACTTTTTTGTAAAACTGAATTCTGCTGATTTAATACTACCTACACCTAATTCTACTTGTGGATTTATATCTACTTTAATACCTGCTTTAAATGTTACATCATCAGGTAATTCAGTTTCATACTTAACTTCTGCATCTAAGGATTTAATTTCTAATTCTTTATCTTGTATTAGTTTTTTAATATTTATTTTTGGTTTTAATTTAAATTTAAACATTATTTTTATCCATGTTTTTAATAGAAACCAAATTATTTTTTGTTACTTCAAAGAATACTGCACCATCTCTTGTAATACACCCATCATATTTATCAAATATTTTTGTTTCATTGTAGAGATAATTTATAAACTCTATATTATCCCATGCTTGTGCAGATTCAACTATATCTTTTGGATTAAGGGAATTGTAAACATTGTTAAACTCTTCTTCTTTAGATGGAAATTCTTCATAGTCATCAGGAATAAAAGGATCCCATTCATTGAGAAATATAATAGCATAGTTAACTAATTCTATAACTCTCCTATCATTCTTTTTTCGGAGGTCTAAAGTTCTGTTAGTTGCTTTAAATATTCGTTGAATATTTCCATAATGATTTGAACGTTCAGGATTGTTGGAACAAAATATAACAGGTTCATCCCCTTGTCTTGTATCCCTTCTATAATTGTAAAAAAATTCTTCTTTTTCTCTAAAAAAAGATTTATACCTTTCCATTTATTTGGAACCCATTTGTAATTTTTTGATTTTAAAATTTATATTTGCTATCTCTTCAAGCATTAAACCATAAGATATATTCATACCTTTTTCTTTATATTCAAAAGCTTGAGATTCTTTTTTTCTAAGCTTTCTATTTAGATCCTCTAGTGTTTCTGCTTTTTTTGGTTGATACTCTTCCATAATTAAATACCTTTTTCCGCTAACAGTTTCTTTACCAAAGTTAATAAATCTGATAATAAGAATGGTTTCTGTAAAACAGCATTAGCCCCCAATGTATAAGCAATGTTAAGGTACTCCGCACTACTCACTCTCCCACCACCTGAAATAGCAATTATTACTATATCTGGACAAAATTTTCTAACAGCTATAATAACCTCTATTCCATCAGTATCTGGCATCAATATATCAGTAATTACGCAATCAGCATTACAGTTAGTGAAATAATCTTCTATATCTCTAAGAGATTCTGGAATTATAATATCAAATCCATTATAGGTTAAATATTCTTTAATGGCAATTTTTATTATTTCATCGTCTTCTAATAAAATTATTTTAGGATTATTTTTTAGCATATTAGTCCACGTTGTGAAATTTATAAGTTTGTCTTGTGATCTTGCTTATTTTTTCTTCAAAAGTTTCTTTAATTTTTTGCATTTCTGTCTCCCTTTCAATAGTAATTTTTCTAGCTTCTTCAAAGCATTCAACTAAAGCGTGTCTATTTATAGTTCTGGTTGCTCTGATTTTATCAAAATTCTTAATAAATGCCTTTTGCGGATACCTACTCCTAAATAGCTCATCGATCTCCCCTTCTATTAAGGATATATTTGTTTTAATTAGATCAGAATAACTTAATGAAGAATACTCAGAAAAGTGATTATTTTTACACATCCCTCTAAAGGTAGTAGCCACCCTTAATTCTATTAAGTCTAGGAAGTTTTCAAAATTAGAGAAATAAGTACAATAATTATCTTCATCTATCCCAACTTCTCTCAAAAGGGATATCATAATATTTATTAAAACTAATTTTATTGATTTTGATTTTTTATTGAAGAATACCATTTGTTCTTTTAGAATATCAGAACGCATATTATGTATAAGATATAATAATTGAGCTTGTTCTAAAAGAACATGAAATAAAGCGGCATCTACTGGAGAAATGTTAGGATCATATTGTCCATTTTGATTATGTGAACCAATATTTACAGTAACTCCTTGCCCCTTGAACTCATCTGACTTTTTTCCAAAGAAATCCTTCAATAGTTTAAAAATGTTTTGTGAGATTTTAAAAAAAGCATAAGTCACAGCAGTACCATATGCTAAAAATTCTCCTATTTGTTTAGCATCATAATTACTCATCTGTACCTTTCAATTCTTTTATAATTTCTCCCACCCTTCTTCTATAAAGCAGGATAGATTCTTTTTCTATTCTAATTTCTCTCCATATTGCAAAGTTTAAACTAAGGAAATATAAACTCTTACCATGTTCAGCAATTAAATATAAGAATAGACTTGGATCGGCTATCCCTCCAAGTGTTTCATCACCACTACTTTTTACCCATGTATATAATGCAGCAAAAAATAATGATTCAACTATAAGAATACCATCTACAAGTATTCTCGTTTTTAAGGTTATTAACTCTACCCCTGTTTTATATTTAAAATAATGATATATACTTTTTAAATAAATAGCAAATAAGACATTTACAGTTATAGTAAATAAATTTAAATAATCAAACAATCTATCATATTGAAGTACTGTTAACATAGGTTATGCTGGCTCATCTGAACAAGTATCTTCCTTTTTAACAGTATTTTTTCTATTGTTATTATAAAGTAACACAAGAGATGATATAAAGGTAAGCACTGTTGCTAAATCTGCTGTACTAATCATATCAGAAGTATATGTTCCTGCTTTAATCGCTTTCCATGCTGCATATATTTTTACAAATAACATAGCAGAAGCAAGTAAACAGAACACAGTAACAAAGAAATATATTGGCTGAAACTTACCACCACCATAGAAAAAACTAAAAGGAAATAATGTTTGCCATTTCTTTTCTGCTATTCTTGTACTTTTTAAATCTTGAGTTAGCTCTTTCTTAATCTTATTAACCTTTTTCACAGGCTCACTCACTTTATCTATCACTTTATCTATCACTTTATCAGCTTGTCCTACAATATCTTTTAAATTAACCTTAGATACTATTGATATCAATTTAGTTTTCGCAAATCCCAATATTAAATTCCACATATTAATTACCTCTCAAATATAACTATTAGTATCTTATTTTATACAATTATTAAATCCCATAATAATCCCCCAGATATTACAGGAACAAGAATCTCTGCAACAACTTGATTATTTTTACTTATCTCATAATAAGGGGTATTATCAAGGCTACTGAACATATTAGTATTATCAATAAGACTTATTTCTACATAACCGTTTGAATCAGGGCTTACAGATTTTTCAAGTTTATCCAGCATTATATTATTTTTATATCTAACAGTAGGTGTATTTGCTTTTAATTTAACTTTAATAGGGGTAGTATCTACTGCTCCATCTACTCTTCTTGAATACCAGTAAACATCACATAAATTAAATGAATCCTCTGGAGAGCCGGCAAAATCATAAGATATTGATAATTCTTGAATAGATGGGGATGTCGATCCATCATCAGAATGTAAGAATATTTTTAAGTTAAACGATATCCCCACCGCTGTGAAACTTGCGATATTTGCCACTATCTCAGCAACCGTGTTTGATTGAGCATAAGCCCCACTACTTGCCACCCATGCGGTACTATTCCAGTAAACATAACTAGAGCCACTTTTTAAAATATATTTAATATTATCAAGACCCGCCTTTGTAACTGTCTCGATAAATCCAACAAGAGATTCCATTCTTAGGTTTGCAACCAGAGATATTGCGGGATTTGTATCAGTATAAATTTGAGCTGTTAAACTTGCCTGTAGTGCGCTGATTGACGATTGTGTACCTGAGTTTTGAAAATGTATTTTAAACTGACCATAAATTTCTCCAAGGACAGGTAACGTCGCCAAATGCGCTTGAAATGTCGATTTATCGTTCGCCTGTGCATATGCCCCGTTACTTGTAACCCAAGCACTTCCCGACCAATATAAATAATTCCCCGACCTACCGATTTGTAGTGTATATCTTGGAGCTGATATTTCTGTTGTTGTGAATGTGTCAAAACTAATTAAAGTCCCTGCTCCAGTATACTCAAACTCTGGTGATGTTATTACAGAGTCAACATATATATAATCTGAGACCGTATATCCCGGCGTATAATTTGCCGTATGCTGTGGAGTATCAAAACAAAGAATGTCATTGAACGATCCGTCGGAGTTCAAATTATTGCCATAGTTAAGTGCTATTTTTATTGCTGTTAAAACAGAAATAGTTCCTGTCCCAGTTATAGTTGAGCCGAGCTGAACACCATTTATAAATAGCCTCGATGCTCCAGCGGTAAAGTCCCAGTTGAATTCAATTTCGTATTCAGTTCCAGCGGTCGGAAGAAAAAAACCTATAGCCCCGTCATAAATAGCGCCGCTGGTAGAGTTATATAGGTTAGCAAATATCTTACCTTCTGCTGAATTATGATACAGTGCTATCTCGTTAGCTTCTCCAGCCCCTGCCTGTAATATATTAAAAATTGGTCTGTGTCCTGATGGAGCACCTGAATAGTTCGGTGTGTACTTTAATTTTATCGCGCCCGTTTGTCTGGTAGTGTATTTACTGGCAGATGGATAAGATACACCCCTTACTGTACCGCCAGTCACAACCATTTTTCCGCCGGAAATAGTTGGTACCCCCACAGGTGTACCCGTTAAGGTTCCTCCACCCCAGTTACCATCTATTACAGACGTATAAGACACACCAAATGTTGCACCACTTTGTCGTTGGTCTTTTTGTCTCAATGAACCGCCGACAAATTCAGCTTTTGCGCTGTCGTATGTGTAACCCGTATCCGCTGAAAAATCAAGCGGAAAGTTTTGTCCAGGGTTTGAGGTAAGTTTTAGTTTCGCCTCCCCCCCTGAAAGGGCTACTAGTGCTGAATCAAATACATAATCAGCAGAATTGTTAAATGGATATACCGTAGTTACACTCATAGCTCCCCTCTAATTTCTATCTAATTATTAGTAATAATTTATTCTAAAAATTATTATTCAGTAGCAACTGGTTCTGCTATTACTTGTTGACTAGCTTGTATTTGAGAATTTGCTTGTTCTTGTAATTTACCTATCAATCCCATAGACATCTTTGCAGGCATTTCTCCAAGTGATTGTAAAATAAGATTTGTTTCTTCTCCAGTAACTTTAAACATAAAATCCATAATTGTATCTCCTTTAATTTTTTAATATTAGTATGCTTTAGTTTGTTTTACTACATTCCAAGTACTATCTTTCTTTACAAAGATATTTTTAACTGTTACCCAATTACTTCCTTGTTTAATCCAACATTTTATAGTGGACACTATCTCTTTAAAAATAGATTCTTTTATAATTTCAAATATAACATCATTGTCAAAATTATTTGAACTCAATTCAATTGGATTGTAATTTAAATTTCTCATGCTTTTAAAATATCCATTGATCCTATTAGTAATCCACTGGATGTAGTAGAAGTTAATACAGAAAACATTATACAACTTCCTGCTGAAATTTCAGGTAATCCTAATCCAGCATAATCTAATATAGCCCCTGTATTAGCAAGTATAATAGGAACTTCCACTATTTGTTTTATTGCTGTTACTCCAAAATTTCCTGCTGTTCCTGTAGTAGCTGAAAGTGTAACTGTTTGAATAGACTTAATTCCTATATCTCCTGAAGCAGGTAATATAGGCAACATACAGCTTGTTGGTCTTGTTGCTGCCAATGCTACAGTAGTTGTTCTTCCTGTTACATCTGCATGATTAGTATAAGTTATAGTTGATGTTACTGCTGTTGATCCCGTTGCTGCATACCATTCTAGATACCACTGAACATTACTTCCATTTGCTAAACATCTATTTTGAGAAACTGGTGTAGTTATATCTAAATTTACAGTTTGAGCAGTTGCTAAAGTCCCATTCAATCCACCCATATGAGAAAGTCTATCCATTATAAATATATTACCAGCTACTCCTAAAGATAAAGAAACTTTACCTACGTATAGCTTTTCAGTAGTAACAGAAGGTAATATAAAACTCCCTGGTAGATAATCTGTACATTCTGCTGAAGTAGTAGGTATTGCCCCTGCTGTAGTATTACCTGCCGATCTCCATAAAGAAGAAATAACCCCGGCGGTTAATGAAGCATTTGAAATTTTAAATATTTTATAATTTGTAGATGATGCTAATGCATTTACTAAAGTGTCCCTATTTGTTATAGCCATGATTATATCTCCTGTACATATTTGAAATCAAATGCTGAATCTAATTCTTCTAATAATACATAAGTATTTATTTCATCTATTTCTTTAATAGTGTATTCCAAATCAAATTCTATATTGAATGGTTCTTTTATTGTTATCTTTTGTCCTATTTGCATACTACCTCTTTATATTTGAAAGTAAATTGTCCCTTCATCATATGTATTAGTTGTTGGGGGTTCTGATGTCCCATATACTATTTTATTATTATGTTTTATCGTCATTTCTACAAGAGTTGCTAATATAGCACTATTATCAGGATTTAATAAATCTTTTGATCTTAGGCTATCTTTAACAGTATCCCTATCAATTCTTAAAACACCTTGAGGAGTTACTTTTGTTTTTATATCTAGTAAATCTGTTTGATTTGACATTAGTCTATTATCCCCCCTTAACTACTCTTCTAAATCAATATCGTCAATAGTTATACTACTGATTGCTTGCTGCTGTTTTATATGCCTCTCTTGATTACCCACAAAACTTTTTAAATATCCTTTCACCATAATAGTTAAATGGTCTATTATTTGTTCATTAGTATCAAGTATAATATGATTTTCTTCGCCTATCTCATACTGTGATAATATAACATCCTTAAATCTTTTTAAGTCTTTGTTTTTAATATCAATCTTTAGTCTTGCCATTAGTTTAATACCTCTATAACTGAATTTGTACTTGTAATAGTATTCCCTGCTCTTGCTGCACTCCATTGATAAGTTGCATTTAATTGACCGGTTGCTGTTGTATCTATTGTCACTGCTGAAGTAGTTACTATTTGTCTTCCATAGACTGTCATATCTGCTGAAGAAGCCGCATATATAGTAGTTGAACCTTGTACAAATATAGTACCCGTAGCACCTGTAGTTCTACAAGTCATTATCAGCTCAGCAATAAACAAACTATTTGTTAAAGTTACAGGAAAAGCATCATCAATTGAACTTGCTACCGTAACACTCCCTACTTTTATTCTAACTGAAGCTGTGTCGGCGGCGGTACAAGATATATGACCATACATTTTAAGTCTTATAGTTTTTCCTGCTACCCAGAAATTAGCTGGGAGTAATGAAACCCCCACCCCCGTTCCTATTACACTTGTTTCTGTAGTTGTATTCCCAACGGTAGCACTTGCTGTCTGAGTAAATATAACACCTGACAAACTCTTTGTTATTCCAGCAGATTGCGATCTTATACAGGCTTGAGTTGAATCGTTCCATATGTCACCAGACACCGGACTTGTCGGAGCTGTTCCAGCATTCATACATAAAGATGCTCTTACTGTAGAACTTGCACCTATGTGTACTAATGCTGTTGGAGCTGTGACGTTCACACCAAGATAACCAGCGTTAGATATACGCATTCTTTCCGAGCCATCTGAGGTAAAGTCTCCTACTGTATTGGTTTTAAAATATATAGCACCTTTAACAAGATGTTCTGTCGCCGAATCATTCTCAACCAATGCCCCGAATCCACAACCTGGAACCCATTCTGCAGCTCTACCACTAGGATCTGGTTTCTCATCTTTCCAACCATAGAAATAGAACAGCCCAAGATTGTCACCTTGATTAACTACTACTGGAGATGCTGATGTCCCCCTTGACCTTCTGAAATTCATATAGGGTGATGAACCTGCGGATGCTGCTGTATATCGTGTTGCCTGAACACCCGTTGTAGAGGCTGTTCCTTCTATATCTAATGCCATTGCTGGTATAGTTGTACCAATACCTAACTTTCCGGCAAGATAGTTATCTGCTGTTCCTACCATATAAATATTCCATCTATTTGTTGCAGATGCTAAAGATCCATAAAATCCATAATTGTTTGTTGCTCCAGTCATAGCAGACGGGACGTAATATCCTATTTGGTTAGTAATAGATGAGCCTGAACCAATTGTTGGATTTAATAATGAATAATGATACATTAGATTTAAAGCAAAGGATGCAGCTTCTGTTACTGGTGCTGATATAAAAGAATAGGCATTAGAAGTAACATCAGATTTAATAGTTCCGCCTTGATAAACAGCATATTGTGTTGTAGCTCCAGTCATTGCTTTTGCAAATGTTGCACCTACAGCAGTCGAAGCACTAGTACCCTGAGCAATTCTTCCATCACTATAAAAACGAAATTTCTCTGAAATATCTGTTGTTCCATCTGCTGTGGATATTTTTATATCCGCTTTCGGGTAAACTCCAGACTGAGTTCCATTCGCTACTGATTCAATACTAGAACAGATATTTCCTGTGACATGGTCAGAATCGTTTGAATACCATTGTATTGTTCCATAAACATTAGTTGAAGCTACTATAGTATCATTTCTTTGTAGGGTTATTGTTGGATAAGTACCTTCTGTCATTCCAGATAAATGTAAACCTATAGATGATCCGAATGTTAATGGTGTTGAAGTGCCTATACCTATATTTCCCAAATTATCTATTCTCATTTTCTCGGTTAATGTCCCTGAAGTTAGAGTTGATAATGATAGATATCCTTTAGTTGAAGTATCTATTGCATCATATTTTCTACCAGCTATACCAGCAAAGGGTACTTGAGTTGTACTGGTGTAAACACCGCCAAGAGTTAATTGTCCGCCTAAATCAATACCTTGTGAATTTGTTGTTCCGATAAAAGCATTACCAAATGAATTTGTAATAGTATTGACATCATTTATAGCAAGTTTTTGTACAGGGGAAGTAATACCAATACCAACATTCCCCCCGAAATAATTTATTCCACTTACTGAATAAATAGAATAATTGTTTGTACTAGCTCCAGATATTCCTCCAATGTAAATACCATATTTTGATGATCCTGTTGCAGTAGTATTTGCAGATAGATTTATTCCATATGAAACTGTACTTGCATCTGAATGATACCCATTCATACTTCTTATAGTTAAGCCACTTATTGTTCCAAATTTACCAGCCCCTGTTCCAAAAATACCAAGATCGGCACCGATAAAGTTTGTTACATTCCCTGTTCCTAAAATACCACCAGTAAAAACAAGTCCTGATAGATTGGTTACAAGACCAGCTCCATTGTTATAGGCAGAACCTGTCATTGCTCTAATATCTGTATGGTTATATACAGATAACCCTGTAGTAGTTACGGTAACAGTTGTAACACATCCAGTAGAACCTGTGTCTGTAAATGAATTAGTTCCTGTCTTTGCCTCTGCAACTTTTGCTGTTAATGTAACTGTAGCAGAAGCAACTGTAACGGTCCAATTTGTAGTTATAGTTGCATCCAGATTAAGTGCTGTATTGATCGCTGTTGCAAGAAGATTAACAGTAGTCTCTGTCAAATTACTTACAGCTACAACTGAAGAAACACCTCTAATGGAAAAAGTAATATTTCCGGCACTAGTTGGTACTACTGTTGCAACAATTCTAATGACTTCTGCTGTCGCTACATTTGTAGATGCATAAGATACAAAGTTTACCCCATCTTCTGCTACTGTAACAGCTCCTGTAGTTGCTCCAAAAGTAGATATAAGTGCATAACCTTTTGAAGCAATAGTTGAATTTGAAAGAGTAGTGGCAGCATCTATTTGACTCGCTGGAGAAGTCATTCCAGCACCTATCCCGACAAATTTTCCAAGGAATATTTTATCACCATAGAACTCGGCAACCGTCCCCGATGTGATAGTGTTAATCGGCGTTGCTGTAAATCGTATAAATGCACCATGATTTGACGGCGTCCAGTTACCAGAAGAGAACGCTCCGAAGCCTGCTTGATTTGCAAACCGGGATGTTCCATCATATCCACCCATCTGGAAATTAAAAAGAGTATCACTGTCAAGAATCGCTTTCGGACTTGCAATAGTCCCTCTATATTTTACTGATCTTATTACATTCGATGTGTTGCTATCATAATAGTCGGACATTTCAAGGACTTGGGCATTACCTTCTTTAATAAAGTCCATATTACCGGAAGAAAAAGCAGTAGTCCCTACCAATAAATCACCAGCTTCATTTATCTGAAATTTTAGCCCCTGCTCTATAACACTAATATTTGTTATTGATCCATCAAATGTTGAAGTAGGTGTAAAAATTAAATCAGCATTGTCAGCAAGACAAGTAATTGCTGACATATAATTTCCTGCACCCATAGTAACGGAAACTGCTGCCCCACTCGCTGTTCCTATTTTTGGAGTTATTGTTCCAACTGTATTTCCAGCAACAGTATAATAAACCTTATATCTCCTACCAGCTTTAATCGAAACTGATGTAAGATTAACATTCGCAAGAACAGCATTTGCTGTTGATCCTGATGTGTGGACAAAAGCACCCCCAACAATCGCCCAGTTTGTCCCCGTCCAGTTATTTGCCCCTGAGAAATTCCTATCTACGACATTTATTATAAGTTCAGAACTTTCAGCTTTAAATACTTCAAACTTACCTGTTGGAGCTGCTGTACCTATACTAAATTTTCCCGCTGAAGTAATCCTTGCACGTTCATTAGCTGCAAGTGTTCCACCTGTAAAGAATGTTAAATCTTTTCCAGTAGTAGCTGTACCTATAGATAATACCCCTGAATTTGTATAGAGATAACCATCATTAGGTCCATTGATAGTCCAAGGAACTCCTGAGAATCCTGAACTGTTTATACCCATATCTATAAATCTTGAAGTATCTGAACCATTATCAGCAGTAGCAATCCAATCACTTGAAGCTGAAGCGCCATTACTTAAATTTTGAATATTATTCTGAATATAACTATTCTGAGTATCCCATGTATTTATTCTCATATTAGGAAAAGTTGGTCCAGTACCCGTTCCATAAACACTTAAAGAACCATCAAGATAAGAAAAATCTGCTTTTGAAACTCCAGCAGGGTCTTTAATCACTAGAGGTAATCCCGCCTTCATTTGAATTGTTGTAGTTTTTACCGCATAGGAATCATCTATAATAATATTATTTTTATGATATGTTTCCCCTGAGATACCAACACCACCTGCAAAAATTACACTTGCATCTGTAGTAGAAGTTGCTGCCTTAGTTCCAAGAAAATTTACTTGACCTGTAGTTAAGTTAGTGGAGTTTCCTCTTATATTTAAAACTCCACTAGCTACAGTGTCTCCTATTATAGTTTGTCCACCAGATTTACCTGTTATAAGATCATTTGATACTGCTTTTACTGTTTGAGTAACACCATTACCAAAAGTATTATCTCCAGTATTTGTACCACTTGTATTTCCTGCAACAGTATATTGAGCTGCTGTTAAATGGTAATATTCTTCTGTGGGTACACTTCCAGTTCCCCCTTGTAATCCGGCTAAATTACCATGAAGAGTTATAAGTGGTGATACTATATAAGAATTTCGTGTTGAACCAGAATGTACAAAATTTACAGTTGTTGTATTATTTGAAGTTGCATACATTATAACCCCAATTTTATCGGTTGCTACAACAGTATAGGCTGGTTGAGTATTAAAAGTAGTATAAAGAGCATAATTAGTTGTTGTAGAAGTAATTGTAGGACTTATACTACTAAATAATTGTTTCCATACAGAAAATGCAACAGTACTCTCATTAGAATATCCGGAAGGAGTTTCAATAGTTACTACTGTATTTGATGTTCTTGCTGTTATTCTATAAAGTCCTAATGGAGTTTGTAAGTATGAATCTGTAATTATAGTTTCACCAGTATCTATTTCAGATGTTGCAAAAGGTGTTCCAGTAGAAGCGGTAGCAGTCCTTGAAGTTAATGTTCCTGTTATAGTAACTGTTCCTGATGCTGGTCTTACTCTTCTAATAGAAGTTGATAAAGTACTTATTCGTCCTCCAGTAGTAGAAGAAACAGAGGCATATTTAGCAAATTCCCAAACTCCTGCATCAATATTAGTTCTACCTAATGCAATATTATATAAATAAGCTTCTCCTAATACTGTATTATTTGTACAATTCCAAGCATCAACTATTTCTGAAGCCATATCTGGTATTTTAGATAAAGTGCATACTTCATTTATATTATTGGTACTTATAGGAATTATTGTTGTATCATTAAAATAAAAATTTATACCATTTGATGCAGAAGAAGTAGCCGATGCTCCATTTACCCAAGCTGCTCCATTATATCTTAAAATTTGATCTACTGTTGGAGTAACAATATTTGTATCAGACATAGCAGATAATTGATTTATTTGTCTTGGATTAACATATATAGAACCTACCGTTGCATTCTTTACTATAACTCTACCAACTCTTGCTATTATAGAAGGTGCTGTGGGAGATATATTTGTTAATGCTCCAGCAGTAGTATCAGATAAAAATAGATCATCTCCTGTATTCCAAGAATCAGTATTATAATCATGCACTACTCCCCTAACAGTAACAAATCCTTCTTCACCTATATTTATATTTTGTGTTAATACCCCTACAACATAAGCAGTTGTAAGAGAATCCCCTTTAGCTAAAGCAATAGTAGGAAATACTCCGGAAGCTCCTGATAAATATACAACTTGTCCATTTAACATATTTCCAGAAGTATTATTTATTGCTCTAATTAGAGTTTCCTGCCCTATTTGTAAATTAACATCATTATCAATATTTACTGAAAGAGTTTTATAAGTATTATCGTAATATAATTTTCCTTCTGAGAAAGCTCCTACAGTTGGATTACTATTGAATTGGAATCCTTGTACAGTAGGTTTTCCATTTATTATAGATTGAGGGGTTGTTTGATCTAAATTTAATTTACCTAAATTGAGTTCATTAATACCACCTAAAATATCTTTTTTTGTAGTAGTTAAAGATGTATCTGTAGAAGAACCTAATTTAACAGCAGTAGAAACATTAGCATCTGTAAATCCCCCACCTATATAAGCAACTCCTGAACCAATATTTATATTATCATTTAATGTATGAGGATATAATGTAGTAGAAACTCTATTCCATAGATTTTCAGCTCCTACTGAATCATCTACATATTTTTTATTTGCTACTTGATAATCTGTAGAAGGAACTCCTGAAGATAATGGAATAGATGAAAATGTTTTTATTCCATCTACTGTTTCATTACCTGTAGTATGTACAACACTATTATCATTTGCTTTTAATGCTAATTGATCATAAGCTAATTTTTCACTTATATAATGAGTATCATCTGGAATTACTTGAAATGTAGTTCTTTTATTTGCAACATCTTCAGGAGTAAACCCTAAGGAGGCTTGAGCACCTATATCAGATAATACTTCTGAATATGATCTACCAACTAATCCAGAAGGTGAAAATTTTGCATAATCATTATCCACTACTCCTGACATAGTTATTTGAACAGCGTTTGTATCAGCTATTCCAAAAGTTAACGCAGATTGAAATCCGGTATGACCAGAAGTTGCATAAGATAGGTTAGTTAATACAGAGTGATCTAATGTTCCACCACCTATTCCAATCCAGACTGTACCATCCCATATAAAATTGATAGCACTACCAGGAGTTATAACAATTGTATTAACTGTTATATTATTTGTTGAAGTATCATTATTTATAACTATAAAAGATTTACCTGATACAATTGAAGTAGGTGCTTGTAGTGTTTGAGAATTACCTGTAGTAGTAAGAGTAATTACAGTCCCTGAGTAGGCATCTATTTTTAAAGTAGTTACTGCTGCATCTATTGCAGGATCAGTAATAGCATCTAGAGTTAAAGCTGTTGTAGGAAAATATACAAGTGTGTTCCAATCACTTGTTCCATTTCCTATTTTCATTTTATATGTATTTGTTTCATATCCCATTTCCCCTTGTGCAAGGGTAGGATTAGTTAATCCCCAGTTAACAGAAGTGTCTCTTCTTATTTGAAACTGAACTGCCATATTATGCTCCTCCTCCATCTAAAACTTGGGAAATTAAATATATACTTGCTGCTGCTCCACCGTCTAATTGGGTTATAGGTACTCCAGAAATAGTTACCCACGTGGTATCTTTTCTTCCATAAGTATTTCCATCTGAAGGGGCTTCAGGCACACCACTCCCTGATCCAAAAGCTGTTATTTTTGTTCCCACAAATTATCCTTACTTTGTTTTTGAATATGATAATAAAATTCTAGCTACTCTATTTGCAATAACTCTTTTCTTTGCTTGAAAAGAAACAGGATTTGATTCTGCAGCTCTTGGTAAATAATCATCTATAGAGTCTATTCCGGAAGAAACACCTTCTCCTATCAGATTCATACATAATCCTACATTCATTGCTTTTTTCTTTAAAATAAGTGTAACACATTTAGCAATAGTTTCTTGAGCATCTTGGGTAGTATTCACCATCATAGAAATTTCTTGCATCTTTTCTGTTTTTTCTAAAAATTGTTCTTTATCATTTGGTTTTTCTACTTTGTATTTTTTCATAATCCCTCTTATACATTTTATAATTATTAGTATATTTATTTGAAATAAAATAAAAAAGCTACTATTATTTAGATAGTAGCTTTTTTGTCCTGAGGAGGCGAAAAGTTTTTCTTCCTTGTCGGGTTAAACATTTAAGTTTCTTAAAACTTTGACCTGTACTCCGGTGCATATATAAACAAGAGAGCACTGTTAGGGAACTCTTGTGATAAGCTATTTTAAAGAATTCCTATAATTTATAAATTCTAAAGTTAAATTTGAAGATGCTGTAAGTTGATAAGCTTTAATAATAAATTTATAACATCTACCAAAACTTGTAAAATCATCTTGTAATGAATAACCTGAAGGGAGTCTTACAAATACAAAAGAGGATGGATTTAAAGTGTACTCAGCATATTCTTCTGCATCTTTTAAAGATAACCATTCTACACCAGCATTGCAATCATTTATAACTTGTATTTGTTGGGGATATTGATATCTAGTATCTGTATCGCCATTGATAGCTGGAATGGTTTTAATAATCTCTATATCTAATTCTATGGGATTCCCTATATTTAAACTAGACGCAGTAATTACCTCTCTCTTATTGATCATTTTGAAAAAATCCTCTTGTACCAAGGTTTTTTAACATCTTGTTTATTTGATTTTAATTCTTCTATTTCTTGTTTTAACTCATCTCTTAGTGATCTGATTACATTTAAAATCTCTACATCTTTTAATCTTAAAGATTCTATTTTTTCATCAATACCTGCTATATTAACTTGAATAGCAGTTAGATCATCAAATATTAAGGAGTCTATATTTTCTTGAATATCTTTAAACTTATTAACTTTAGAATCTAACATTTTTGCTTCATCTTCTATAGATGTAAATCTATCATACCAAACGGTGGTAAGTTTATGTTCTTGATCTTTTAATTTCTGGTCAAAAGAAATTTCTAAAACATCTAATTTTTCCCTTAGATCAATTTCATTGAAGTAGAGTATATCTATTATTTTTAGATTGTATTCATCTAATCTATCTTTAATATATTCATGCTTTTCTTCTATATCTCTTAAACAATCATTTCTATTTATTTGAATAGTATTAAATACTTCCATAAACTGTTCACTATATAAAGAAGTAACTTGAAAATTACTCTCCTCACCAGTATCAGAAATAATTCTTAATTCATTTTGGTTCATTACAAACTCCTATCTATTTGGTTGATATCCAATGCACTCAATTGTCATTCCTACCGCTGCTGAAGAACCTGTTGGAGCATATATTAAAACTTTATAAGCTGTAGGCAATATTACAAGAGCAGTAAGTATTAAAGAAGTTGCTGCTGGTATTGTAAAAAAATCATAGTTAGTTGAATCAGCAGTATAAAGAGCTATCTCTTCATCAGATGAAAATATATTAGCTTTTACATCTATACCAGAAGTATTTACAAAATTTATTTTTCTAGGATAATACCTTCTATTTTCAGAAGCCCCTGAAGGACTAGTATCTGCTATATCTAAATATGTTGTTACTATTGTTACTGTATGAGCATCAAGTTGTGCTTTAGTAACTGGAAATATTTTGTTCTTCATTTAATTCCTCTATTATCTGTAAGGCTGGTATCCGATGCATTCTATATTCATTCCTGTAGAAGCTGTACCTGATCCTATTACTTTTATTTGATATGCAGTAGGTAATATAGAAGATGCTGTTAGTATTAAACTAGTTCCATTCGGAATAGTAAAGAAATCATAGTTTGTAGGAGAACCTGAATAAGCCATTATTTCTGCATCAGAACTAAATATATTTGCACTTATAGTTGTACCCGAAGTATTAAGAAAATTTACTTTTCTAGGATAATACCTTCTTGCTTCATATGCGCCAGAAGGACTTACATCATTGATGTCTATATAAGTATCGATTGATTTTTCTAAACCAGAATCAATCTCCGCTTTACTCACCGTAAAAACTTTATTTTTCATTTATGTATTTCCTCATTAAACCTATTTTAATTATTAGTAAGAAATGTTTTCTTTTTCCATTTTGTTTCTAATTTCCCTTATTCTTTGAATAGTCTCCTGATAGTCATCTAACATATCAGGAGATAAAGCATACTGCTTTTGTATATTTTTAAGATGCTCATATTCTCTATTTAGTTGGTCTATCATTTCTTTAAAAATTTATTGACCATTCCAGTCATGTTGTTTATATAGATGTTTAATCCACTGGAAATAAGTATCCCAAGATGCTTGCAAATGAAGTTATCGTCTTTGTGATATTGATTCCATCTCTTAGGCTCCCTTAATTCTGGGTAGATTGCTGCATCAAAAGTGGTGAGTATATAATTGGATCCCTGAAGCTGAAATGCTGGGCAATTACAAGATAACTTAATATCGGCAACATTTAGTATCTCTTTTATTTCTTTTACAGTCATTTCTTTTTCTATATAACCAGGTTTTGTCTCAGCTAATTTAAAGAAATCAAGAATTCTTATTTCTTCTGTGTATGATCTAACTTTTTTTGTTGTATCTACATCAGGAAAAGCTATTGCTATAGACATAGATTTATATGTAGGAACACTTAGAAATGTAAACTGAATAAAATCTTGCTTTCTATTCACTTTCATTGATTTTATCTTTACTGATCTTGCTCCAGATCCTTTTATTCTCTGTCTATCTAATCTAAACTTATCTGTTAATGTAGAAGTTCCTGCATGTTTCTTCAAATCCGATAATCGAAGGTTTTCTTCTAATTCAGATTCTTGTATAAGCCGAATCTTTGCCATTGGGATTTCACGTCCTGTATCTGTAATTATTACAACATCACCTTTTTTGTTAATATAATCACTTGCATATACAGCTTTTTTATTTTTGAATTTACCGAAGAGGAAGGTATCCCCTGGTTTAAGAGGTATTACTATATCTTCAAAGAATGGTTTATAGCGATTCATAATAATTTTTAACCTGCTCTTCAGTTTCAAAATATTCTATATTTTCAGGTTTATAATTAACCATTTCCCTTCCTTTAATTACAAATCCATCGTAGCCTTGCTTTATAAGCTCTTTATCCATTGAAGTATGTTTTTCAAAAAATCCTGGATCATATTCTCTATCATGACCTTTCTTTTTACAGAAGTCTATAATAAGTTTTTGTCTAAATATTTCTGCTGAATTTATTGATTGTACAATAACAGGTTTTTTAGGTGTGGCATTTATCACAAAGTAAAGTTTACCATATTGTTTAGCCATCGACTTATTGGATAATGGTACTGTATATAATCCTTTGCCCCATGAACCATACACTTCATTATCTGAGCCAACTGATTTCATTCCTCTATAAGTAACATTAGCTTTTTTCCATTTAAGATAATCTCTTTGATCGAAATCTTCATTAAAGTATGGTCTATATCTTTCCATCTATTTACCTTTGTCTGATAATCCAGCTAATTGATCTTTCTTTTTAGTAATCTTATTTTGTATAGCATTGATCTGATTTTTAATTCTTTGTTTAGCATCAAGAGTCATTCCATCTTTTTCAGATTGATCTCTTAATCTACTTATTGATAACTGCATAGCTTCAATGCTTTTATGTAAGTTATCTTGTAAATCTTCACTGAATACAAAAGGTTTATATCTATTCATTTAAGCCTCTTTAAGATTCTTATCTTCAATCTGTTCATACTTGGTATTACAATAGTAGCATTCATATTGATCTACCCGCATCGAAGCTATTACATAACCACCTTTGAAAATTAAATCTTTACCACATTTACATTTTTTCATAGTAGCCCCTATTTAAACCTTTCATCATCTATTTCATTGATAGCTTTCCTAATCTTAGGATCTTTAGTTCTGTTATACTCATCCTGTAACATCATAATCAATGCAACAGTATCCTGAAAAGATACTTTCAATGTTCCTGTATCAGAAATATATTTTTTATTTTTTATATACTTACGAATTGTATTTTGTGTATCTACAGATATATCCATCATATCCTCATTTATAAATCATATAGTCATTAGCACTATCTACTTTATCAGGTTGATCTTCATCCCCAAAATCAAAAGGTTCATATCTTTCAATATGGTCTTCTTCTATGGATTCCCAATCTTTATCCCAGAACCATTTTGACTTATCATCATCTTTGCTTCTAAGATAGAAAATATATTTCCGTTGTTTTTCGCTCTGACTAGGCACTAGGACTTCTTAATCTCTTTAGGCATACATTTACCAGCAGAAGCACTCCATCCATAATCTTTAGCACAAACACCTTTAAGTTTGGCTGAATTATCAGCATTAGCACATGATCCACCACCAGCAGTTTTTCCAGGACAATCTTCTTCAACTTCTATCTCAGGAAGTTTACAAGATTCACATATCATCCCTGTTCCTTCTATACTTTCTTTTTTCTTTTTGTCACAAGCTTCTTTCTTGTCACATTTTTCACAATCACACTGACCATCTTCTTCAAAAAACTTTTTGTATCTACTCATCTTAATTACCTCTTCATTCTAGTATGTCAATTGTTATGTCAAGAGTGTCGTTATATAGGTAAGTAAAATCTATATCAATAATAGCGTCTTTAAAGGAAATCTCATCCGGTAAGTCTACCCAATAATCAAATGATCCTTCTACTTTTCCAAATATCGTATTTATTAGTTCATTTAAATTTTTAAATATTTTATCTCCTTTTAGTTGATAAGCAGTAGCCATAAGTCCCTCTATTGAAATATCAATTTTGCCTTGATAGGAACTATTACCTTTTCTTTTAAGTTGTTTACCAAAAACCTTTTCTATATTCCATAAATCTTTTCCAAACAGATTGGCATATTGTTCTTTCATATCTGTAAGATTTATCTCATACACCTTACCGGCTATTTTGCTAATTATCACTTTATCATCCATTTCTTTAAATCGTTTATATCTTTTCATTATCTTCCTCCGTTCATTTTCTTATCTAAGATAAAATCTGTATATGTAAACATTCTTGGATTTCTGAGATATTCCCCGCTGATATCACGCATTACCACCAGACTACCTGAAGTCATTGTAATTAAGGATGATTTTAAATATATAGGGGGGGTAAGTTTAGCGGGGGCAATATAAGTATGTACTCCTTTTCTTTTAGCTCTACCTAACCATGTAAATTTTAATTTTTTAACTCTTGTGGCTGAAAGGTCTATTGTAGGATATTTACTATTATAAGTAATTATATAAATGTTTTGAGCTAACCCCATTACTTTTTGAATATATACATGTCGAAATTTTTCTAATCCAAGATCGTTTATTAAAGTTTGTCCTGCTGTCACAAATGGGGTATCGAGTCCAAAATCATGGACGGGATTAAAACTATACTCACTTGTTTCAACTTCAATTAGCCTATATTTCATAATCCTCTAAAATAATGTCTTGTTATATTTCAATATGCTCTTTGAAAGATATTCCTCCACAGTGCAGTAATTATTAGTAAGTAAAATTTCAGAAACAAAATTCTCATCCGTATCTTCTACATTTATATTTATAACTGTTAGCTTAACCCCACTATCCCTTAATTTTAATACCATTTTCAAGCCCGCCAAATCGTTATCCGGGATGACATACACCTCTTTAAATTTTTTAAGATATTCAAGTTGTGCATCTGAAATCTGACTCCCGAAAGTGCAGCTACAATTTTTAGATACTTTATCCCACAGCTTCGGTATAGAGCCTATTCCTTCGGTAAGGTATAATGGTTCATCATAATTTAAATGATCTATATTAAAGATTGTGTTCTTGACAAAACTACCGGATTCATACTTCACTTTCTTATCAAGTAAATAAAATAACACCCTATCTACAATTATTTCATTACCTTTATATAACTTATAATCAGATATATGAATATTATTATTTTTACAACATTCTTTAAAATCTTTACTTAATTGTTCATATGTAATATCATGTGAATCATAATAAGTTTGTAGATATTCAAATTGCATTAGTTTTCTAAACTCCACACATTTGATGTTTTTATTTGTATCCTGTATACAATAAGCAAAATAATCTGAATAGGGATCGGTAAATGATCTAACTATCTTAAATTCTTTACAGAACTCTTTTGTAAATCCTCTTTGTTTTAAATAATAAAAATCTTCTGGATTATCAATCTCTTTATGTATAAATCTATAAGTCATAGAACTATCTATGCTTGATTTTTTTACTTCTGGTTTATTTGGAGTAGTTACTTGTGGAGGAGTATAAGTATAATTACTTCCTCTTTCTTTTAAGAGAGTTGATATATGTTTTGTTACTCCACACTTATAACAAGATATAACACCACTATTTACATTTACGGATGCATTACCATAGTCCTTGTCCTGATGGAAAACACATATAATAGATAACCACCCCTTTGAATTAGGGTGTCCTTGATATTTAATGTTCAGCGTATTAAGTGCTTCCATAACATTAACATTTTTATTGAGAGTGTTTAACATCCATATCTCTCTATCTGTTCAATATAGGGATAGATTGTTCTTATAAATGTTTGTTTATAATCACAATCTTTGTTACTACACCTATGTTCATTTTCAGGGGGATTAGCGGTGGGACTTACAGCATTTAAAATTAAATTCCCTCTTTCACATTTGGGGCATTCAAAATACACCTTAATAGTTTTGATTTCTTTTCTAAGCTCCATGGGAACTCCTTATGTTTTATTTAACAAGCAGTTTAATAGCGATAACAAAAAATATAAAACATGAAATCATTATTGGAAATAATAATAAAAACAATAAAGCTTCTATTATGTAAAGAAAAATTCTAAGCATGTTTCATCCATATCTCTTTTATTTTTTCAAAGTCTTCCGCCGTTAGGAAAAATTTACTATTATCCTCAGTATTAACTATTACATATTGATCATCAAATGGTTTAAATGAATCCAGTCCATCAACAGAAAAGAAGCCCTCTTCACACAAAAGGTAACTTCCCGAAGAGTGTAGTACTAATTCAAAGTTATCAAACTCGAAAACATTCTCCTCTTCATCCTCTACTTGTAGTTGTAGTCCCATTATCTTTTCTCCTCTGAGTAAATATTTTATCAAGCCATTCTTTAGACTTACTTATTTTTATTTCTGTAGGTGTTGGTTCTTTTTCTTCTTTCTTATTTGTATCATCATTGATCTTGTATAAGTCTTGAAAACTTGCAACTTCTTCTAAATCTTTTATTGATTCCCATGTACCATCTTTGATTAAATGAATTATTTTAAATCTATCTATTTGATCCTTTAAGTGAACAAAATCAACCACTTTAAATTCTTTATTTAAAAATTCTAAAAATTTAAAATATTCTAATGATTCCCTTTCATCAGGATTCTGTGATGAAATAAAGATGATTCTATTATAAGGATTTTGAAAAAAAACTATCCAATCCATCATACCACTGTTAAATTAAAAAGTTTTTTATAGTTATTCACAAATACACCAAAATTATACATATGGGTATAATTGTCTGTCCATATTTGATAAATTTCATGTAAACCAATTTCTTGATTTTTTACAAAATGTTTTATCATTCATCTTCTCCTAGTTGCATCATAGTTTTGAAAATATTTCTATTTTGTCTTTTAAAATATTTCTTTGTAGCAGGTTCTTCGCCATTTTTAATAGATACAAATTCTCTTAATAACATACCTGATGGTTTAGCAGTAACTTCAATATTAGATTCAATACCTTTATCATTAGTTGTTTCTAGGTACTTTAGATTTAGTGAACAGAGATAAGGAATAATTATTTCATTATCTTCTTTATTAAAAGATTCTAAAGTTGCATATGTGAGTATAGCGAAAAGTACATCACGACAAGTTGACTTATCCTTCGAGCTTAGTGCAACTATTTTATCAAACGCTTGAGACTCTTCTGGAGAAAATAACATTCAATACTCCTTAACCTTCTAATTTTATGAGTTTTTTAAACTTACCTGGTTCTGTTTCCTTGAGTCTAAAAGAACAATCTTTTTGCATCTCTTCTAGTTGTTCTTTTGTTACTTGTTGTCCATCCACTTCAAACAATTGTTCCATTATTAGTCCACCTCTATTTTATTCCATTTGTCTTCTAAGTTATATTTATTTAGAATTTTTAATAATTTAGTTTTATCGTATTGATTTTCATTTTTAACTATTCGTAACCGTTCTCTATATTTAGATTTACCTAAAAATAACATTATAGCAATAAGATATTCCAAAGAAAAAATCTTAAATTTCTTACCTTTAATTTCAACTTTGTTTGAGTGATCAAATGCATCTTGTGTTATAGCATCCCCAGGAACTAAAAATTGAATAGGATTTCCTTTAATAATTAAAAATTCCCCTTCTTCTTTAGCCCTATATTTCTTTTTAAGAAAATCATATAAATCAGTCAAACTAAATAATAAACCTTTCTGTTGTTTCTTTATGAATACATCTATGTCATCCGTTAGATGAGGGGTACTATAGTAAAGTAATGCTGTTGCTCCACCTATTACATAATCTTCAATTATATCATTTTTTTCTACTTCATTTAGCATATCTATAACTTCAGGCATTTGAAAAGATTCGGAAAACTTATATCTTATCTTTCCAAAGAATAAAGCTTTTTCCTGTAATCGTATTAAGGCTTTAAACTTATCAAAGTAAGAACTATTTAATAGTTTTAATTGATAAATATCCTTAGATTCTTCAAATTTATGTGGTGTATATCTTTCCATTATTTTCCTTTATACTTATAATATATAGAAATTTCTACCAAAATTAAATTTTATTTATCAATTAAATCCTCTACATCATTTTTTTGTCCAAAAATATACTCTTCATATTTGTCTGTAAGTTTTCTTTCCTTAGTAACTTGTTCTTTGAGAATCTCTCTTTCTTCTATTGATTCTACTTCCATTTCAATTTTTTCAAATTCTTCCCTTAATCTAGTTACCCCTTTTTTTCTTACTTCTACAAAATCATTTAGATTAAAGTCACTATATTTATTTTTACTCTTAAAAAAATGTTGTCCTCTCATAGAACCCTCTCTTAAAGAAGATTCCATAAAACATTCAAAACTAATATCATCTACTGTTTCTTTTAGTTTTCTTCTACCTAGTTTTCTTTCAAGAAGTCTCCAAGTTTTTCTTCCTCTTCTTTGTCTTTCCTTTAAACTGTATTTACCTTCTTCATTCATTTCTGGTCCTTCATCAACTAAATTACCATCAGCATCTAAATTTCCTGAATCATCTAAGGAAATATCATCTTCAGGCTCATCACCAAAACCTTCTTCCTCGTCTGGTATAGTTTCACCCGCTTCTTTAGCTCTTAAAGATTCATCTACCCAAAAATCAACTACTTGACTATCATAAGGTAGAAATTTATTATATATTGTTTTTATAAGTTCTGGTGGGAGTTTTTCTCCTCCAGTAACTCTATCTTCTAATGCTACTATAACATTATTCGCTAAATCAAGTAATGAACTTTGTGCTGATATAAGATCATTATTTGTTTGTGATTCTGGATAAGGCATAGATAATGAAAATTCTATTTCATCTAATTCAAATTCCCCTGTATGTATTAAGTGAATTTTTATTAACTGAGATATATTATTTAATAATATGGATTGGAATCTATATATAAGTCTAGCAAAAGGTTTGAATTGTTCAACATAAGATGTACCTGATTCTCCAAAACTAGAATCACTGGGGTCTATAAGTTTTCTAGGTAATAGACAAGCATTATAAATATCATCCTTAAGAAGTTCAATATCATCAATACCTTTTAATTCTATATCTGCTGCTATCTGCTCATACTCAAACAAATCTTTGATTGTAACTATGATATCTCCAATTCCTGGTAATTCTTTTTTAGATGTACCAAATCCTGAATTTAACATTTCATTTAAAAACTCAGTAGCTTTAGCAAATTTTTCTGTAGGACTTACAATATTTGGTAAATCCAATTTGTAAATTTGTTTAGGGAACATTGCTCCTCTAGCTATTATCTGCATAGCCATAGCAGCATCATACTGTCTATATGGAGCCATAGCGTGAATAAAAGTTGGTATACCAAATGGGACAAATGGACTTTTATTTGTTATATTTCTAAAGTGTAAAAATTTCCAAGGAGGAAGTACTTTATCTTCTACAACAAAACCAAGTAAGTACTCTTTAAAATAAGAAGCTGAATTTTTTTTATTCTGAATCATATCTATCAGATCATTTACAGAACTTATAGAATTTCTATAGTCATGCAGTTTATGTTGTGAATCCATTAAAGCAGCATGAAGATCAACCGGAGAAAATTCCATACGTTCTTTTAAATACCTAATAGGAATTCTTTTTATTTCATTAACCCCTACATTATCAAATCCCAGTACCCATCCTGCATTACCATATTGCACTATATCAGCAACAGTTGGTCTGAGTAACTCATTAAGATTTATATCATCAAAAAACTTTTCAATATACTTCTTAACTTTCTCCTTTGCTTCTACAAATATTATTTGGTTGTTTGAGTCTGCTTGAAGTACCTCATCTGTCATGATCTCCATGGACTTAGTAATTGGGGAGCAGTTAAAGAACAAAAGATCACAATCGTCATACACTGAAAGCATGTTAACCCAAGAATCATTAGCTTCGTCATGGCATCCCGACATCCAGTACCGCCAGAGTTCCTTAACATCGTTTGGGAATTTCTCCGTTTGCATCCTTTCAAAGGGCTTATTCTTTTCATCTACCCCTTTTACAGTCTTGATAATATCAATTTTATTTTCAATCTTTTCAGCTTCTGGATTTATTCCAAAACCAAACATTTTTTTTAATCTGTTAGTTATAGCACTTGATTGATCTATTTTTTTATCTGTCATTGTATTCTCTCATAAAAATTATTTTATTTATTAGTATTAAAAAATTCTTCATGTTTATTATAATGTTTTTGTAAAAAATACTCTTCTTCCAATCTTTCATAATTTTCAATATACCACTCAATTTTATCTTTGTTTTCTTCGACAAATTTTAAATAAATATTTCTTTGCTTTGAATATTTAGTCTTATTAGCAGGAATTTGTAGTATCTTTAGAATTCTATAAAAAGAGGCATAACCTAAAATATGATTATGATTTTTATTATATAATTCAAATAATTCAGTTATTTCAATTATATCAAAATAATATTGTAGTATGAAAGATATATCTAATTCAACATATCCTGCATGGGATTTACCTACATTCACTTTATTTTCTATTCTCTTCTTCCCACCTTTTTCTCCTGCTCTTTTCATTATAGATGGATCATCATTTTTAGTTTTCATTTCTTTTTCTTTTTGCTTTACTATAATATCTGGATTATCTTTAAAAGCTTGTTTGATATTATTTATTTTTTCTTGTTTTTGATCTGGAGTTTTATTTTCCCAATTTTCAGATAATTTTTTATTTGCATTAAGTTTTATGTCTGGATTTTGCTCTAAGGTTATTTTTAAATTTTTAACTTGATTCTCTACTATTTCAGGATTATCCTTTTTTGTTTTACTAGCTTTTTTTCCAGCATTTTTCATTATAGAGGGATCATTTCTTTTAGTTTCCATTTCTTTTACTTTCTTTTTCTTCTCGTAGTCTGGAATGTTATTTATAGTTTTTTTATAATTTTGTACCCGTTTCTCCTCATTTTCTTTAGATAACCCCCTACCACCATCTCCTCCATTTCTCATATTGGTTAAAATACCTAATTTTTTATCAGCTCTACCAATCATTTTTATAAAAAATCTTTCCAATAAATAAGAAGTTTCTTCTTCTAAATTTTCACAAATTTTATAAATTACAACCTCTTTTCCTTCACGATGAATCTTATTTATTGTATTAACTTTATGTCTATTGTATTTTGGTTTTTCTTCTTGAATCGATTCTGCTTCATATTTTTTAATTCTATTAGCTTCATTTAAATGATCGTTCAGTCTTAAATCTTTTCCTTTACCAATATAAAATGGGGCACAGGGAAAGTCGATACCAATCCCATTTTCTTGATAACTATAAATTCCTGGTTTTAATGGATTACAATAAACGTATACATAAAATCTTAAATCATTCATACTATTACCTATTCTTATCATTTAATTTTAATAGAAAATTGCCGTAATCTATTATTTATTAGTATAGAAACTTTGGAAGAATATAAAAGGATAAGACTCTTATATTCTTATCAGTCGGCAAACCTATCCAAAATTTCTATACTACTATAACTTCCATTCATTATTGATATATACTATTGCTTGTTTCATACCATTTTCAAATAGTATACCATTTCCATGTAACCAAGATGAAGCACCATCACTATTATATAATTGTTGTAATTCACAAAGACAAGGTATCTGTAATACATCCCTCCAAATATTATATGAATGACTATGTCCTATAATAGCTTTATTATATGCTATTTCTATTCCTCTAAAACTACCCTTTGATCCATTACTTCCAGCATGCCCATGAGTATTCATTTCACATCCATTGATAATAAAAGATTGCCCTTTTCTCAGAAAAATATGATTACTGATAGTAAAATGTTTTTTAAGATACTCTTCAATTGGATTTTTATTATTGGCTAAATAAAGAAATAATTCAGCTCCTATTTTCATATTTGCTACATCTTTTACAAATTCCCCTTCCTCTAGATATCTATTTACAAAATAATTATGATTAGAATGTATATGATAAAATTTTATATCTGGGAATTCTTTCTGCCACTGTTCTAAAAAATTACCTAAATAATTTAATTCTTTTTCTAAAGATTGTTGATGTTCATCTACTTGAGTTCTTAATCCATTTTTATTTTTTGTATGAGGATTTATAGATAAAGCATCGAAACTATCATGTATAAATATATTTTTAGGTTCACATAGAGAGGTAACTTCTTTAAATAGTGTCATAGCTTTTTGAGATTCTACTCCTATATGAGGTTCACATATAAGTGAGTTTACTTTTAAATTTGTAACTTTATTATTTGTATAATATTTATTTAAATCTTGAAATCCTTTACCGTCAAAGCGAATTGCACGTTGATGAAAGATTTTATCATCCTTTACTTCTATAATCCATCCAGCTAAACAATTATCTTCTTTAGCTATTTGTCCTTGTCTTGTATTTGCATAAGTAGGTGTACATATAGTTCCAGTACTTAATACAATATGAGGTGTTTCATTATGTTGTTTTGGAATAGTATTTAACATTTGTTTTGAATGAGCTATGATAAGAGATTGTTTTTTACCCCCATATCTTTGTAATCCTGATAAGGGTAATATCTGTTGGGGACTTAACATAAAATCTTTTGCTATAAGATTACTATTAAAAATATACTCAGTTATAAAATATTTTGAATATTTTTCTATAGTAGCTTCTGAAAATGAATCGTTACTATTAACCCCCCTCATAACAAATAAGAGTGGTTGAGCTTGATTAAATTCACAGTAATTAAGTATAGACTCCCAGAATAATTCATTTATTTTTGAATTAGGTATAATAGATGATATAAAATATTTCTTATTCTTTTCTTTATTTGTAAATTTTATATCTATGTCTTCTCTAGCTACAGTATTTTTATTTGTTATTAGTTCCTTCTTAGCCAATGTAAATGAACCATAATACTTATCTATTAAAGATTCATTATATTTACCATGGCTCCTATAATAACCTCTAGTTATTTCTTTATTATTTTTTTTAAAAAACTCATTATGTAAACACTGAATATCCTCTAGTACTGATTTCTTTGTTCCAGTTAAAAGTTTTTGATTGATTGTCATTGAATTTTTAATTCTCCTTTAAAAGATTGTTTACTAATAATATTAAAATATTTTTTAATTAGTATAAGGGATAAATATGGAAAGATATAAACGAAAATATGATGAAAATATTTTTATGGGCGAGACGATGTCAATGTTAGAAATGGTTTTACATCCTGATAATTATGTAAATTTAATAAAAGATAAAATAATTAGTTTTTATAATAAAAACATATTTACAGATATAAATGATTTAATAGTATCACTAAATAGTTACTTAATAGATGAAAAAATACAATTTAAGTTATCAGATAAAAAACTATCTAAATATGATAGTGGTTTACAATCAGCTAGATATTATCCCAAAGCTAATGTAATAGTAATTTTATATACTGATGACATTTTAAATGCCTTTAAAATGAGAGGTCAAACTAATGACTATTCAGATTTTAAATGGTTTTTAGAAGACTTTGAAGAATTTCTTGGGCATGAAACAATTCATCGTATGCAATCATTTAAAGATAAAGTTAATAACATAAAAGCTACATCGACCGAAAATGAAAAGGAACATTATTCACAAACTAAAGAAATAATGTCCTATGCATGGCAAATTGTGCAAACATTCAAAATGTATGGGAAAGATGAAGATTATATAAAATTTATATTATCAAGTAAAAGAGATGAACCAAATGTAAAAGTTATAAATTTTATTCCTGTATTTAAAAAATATTATAATTTATTTGATAAAGATTCTAATGTAATGAAATTACTATATAAATATATTTATTTATATATTGATAATAAATAGGTATAAATAATGGATGATCAATCAAATAGATTAACAAAATCATCGGGATTTACAATAGCCGATATCGTGAAATTATCTTGGAAATACTACCGTTCCAAAGAAGGTGATAATAAAAATACAAGAATGAAAGTAGATATCAAATCTGCTAGAGTCACAAAAAGACAAAATTATCAGTATGATCCTTCTACAAAACAGTTTGAACAAACTGGGCGTGATATTCGTTTGGATTTTATTGTGGCATCTGATCCTAAATCATATAAGAAAACTGACAACATTAAAATACATAAATATCCCGTGACGTTTATCATTCATTCTTTAGAATTAGGGATGTTTTCAACTTTCAAACTTCGTGAAGGGGGTTTGAAAAAACCTATATTTGCAAATCCCAGTATGTCCTCTCAACAAATAGGAGAAAAAAATATTAGGAATGGAGTGGATATGCATTTTGTGTATTCCCTTATGTTTGTTTATAAAAAGTATAATTTATTATTTGGAAGGAACTATACAAGTAGACCCCCCATAAAAACTAACCCTAAAATGATACCTTATTTTGGAAAACATTCATTTTTCATCGTAAAATTTATTCTACCAAAATTGATTGGAACTAATGGTGGGATACTTGCTAATGCAATATATAAGAATGATGGAAAAAACAAATAGAGGGCCTAGTCGTTTAAGCCCTCTATTAACTTAATTACTTAGTGATTCTTTTGTATCTTTCTCTAACTACCGGAGGAGCATCCTTGTCAGCATCTCCATCAATATCATTCATATCAAGAGCAGGGGCACCTTCTTCTTCATCAAGCTCCTTTTCATCATCCTTTTTTTCTTCATCATCTTCTTCATCTACTTTCTGCATAATACCATCTGTGATTTCTTCTACATCATCAGAATCTTCCTCTGATTCCATAAAATCATCAAAATCACTTGATGCTTCTAATTCCCATACTGTATCAATAAGGGTAGCTACTGCTGGGTCTGTTGCTCCTATTGTATCAATAATTGAACCAATTACATCTTCTACTTGATCGATTGCATCTTCAATAACAGAAGAATCTACTTCATCTTCTTCTCTTAATTTTCTTACTTCCCTTCTTATAGCATAAAGTTCTTTAATTGCTTTTTTTAAAGTTTTAGCTGTAGAAGGTTTTTCTTTTTTACTCTCACCAAATAGTGAAGTGTATAGTTTGTATTTTTTTGACATTTGAGTTATCCCTCTTTTTGTTAATTTTTTATTAGTATATAATTTTTAAATAATTTAATTCTCATTTACAAATGTATTTATCGCTTCCCGTATACTACTTGATAGAATCCCTCTATATAATGTTAATTCGTATTGTTTATTGATAACCTGTTTTACAAATAAACTACCGAATAGTTTTGTACATTCCATAATAAGAGGGATTTTATTTCCATTCTCATCTTTGATTATTTCTACAATAATATCCCCTCTTTTAATAGCAATAGCTTCTTCATCTATATTACCTGATAAAGGAACTTTTAATTGTATTGGAAGCAAATCCCAAATATCGATAGCGTCTGTATTTATTTGTTGATTGATACCATCATAAGTTTCAAACATCTGAACATTGGAAGCATAAGGATGTTTTATAATAACATTATTAAGTATGTAACTAGCTACAGATTCTTGAGTTTCCCCCATTACATCCGCTACTGTTTTTGTAATTCTTAAAATCTTACATTCAGTACCAAGTAATGTTTTAATATTAAAATCATTTAATTTTCTTAAAACCGGACTGAGTTTCTCACTCAGAGAATCCACAATAGAATATGCCATCTTTATATCCTATTTATTAAGGCTAGGTGTAAACTATTTTTAAAATCTTTTTTTACTATATCATTAGCCGATCCTTGACCGAAATTATCAATAACATCCAAAATATTATACTGCTTCAATGGGCCTAATTTAATAGTTCTAACTTTTTTAGCCCACTTAGCATTATCCTTATCTGAGTTTATTTTCATAAACTCTTCAAATATATCATTTATTATTTTAGCATTAACATCTGATTTAGGATCCACTACTGTCATTACTTCTTTATATCTTTGATATCTTTTCATTATGCCCCCGTTGTAAAAGTTAAACTATAATCATCTTCTAAATTTATTCCATCACAGGATTTAGCTGAAGTATTTATTAGTATATTATATTCAGTTAAAGATGTTAAATTACTTCTAGGATTTATAGTAAGAATTTTTGAAGCTATATCAAAACTCATATCTGCATCAATATAAGGAACCATATCTAAATTACTATAAACACTATCTTCGTTCATAGCAACATTAAAAGTTAAAACTATATTTGTGCTTCTTGCAACACCTGTAGCATTATTTACAATATTAGAAGTAATAGTTGGTATAGAAGGGGAATGTGCAGTATCCAATAAAATATTCTGTTCTAGATTTTTTTGATTTTCTAGTTGTGATAAACGGAGTATTATGTCATCCACGTGATATACAATCTTAGGAATATTTATACCCCCAGTGGTATCTTGAGTGGGACTATTTTGCATATTAAGAACTATATATGAGCACTTGACGTCAACAGTATGGGTAACCGGGTAGAGTTTTCCAACTGCAAACTGAGATTCTATATCGAAGGCTAGCTGTCCTCTTTCTGTTGTATAATTTAAATCTATAACCATAGAACATAATACACCATTTAAAGTAACTGGCACATCTAGTCTTGTTAAACAAGATTCGTCTGCCGCAAATAGAGTCATTCCCCTCCAGAAGTCATATGGAGTAGTAAAGAAGGTTGTTAGTGGTATCGTAAGTAGCATAGGAATAAAGGAAACATAAGCACCAACTAATTCACTATAGAAATTACCATTTACTTGATAGTGGCTACGATAATCGAGCGGGGCGTCGTCCGAAATATTGTACGCTGTGAACGGAAACTTTCCATTACTTGTTTTAAAGGCATCTATTGATCTTCTGATAGAATTAGCATCATCAGAAGTATCGGCTAGAATTATTCTTTTTCTAGCCTCTACCGGGGTTTCATTAGGATATACCATTTGAGAAAAATATAATATAACCCTCTCTAATACAGCTTGAACTGCATAAGGATAGTTTACCGAAGAGGAATAATAACGTTCTGACATTTATACTAACCTCAAATCATATCTAACAGGATCATTTATATATTGTACAATATATTTCCTAAATTTTAAAAAAGCATTCCTATTATGCTTATTCATTTCATTTATATAAAAAGTAATATGTAATGATTGACTTCTTGCAAAATTGCCTGATTTTAACATTTCCATAATATTATTATTACTATATCCTGAATATCTTAAACTTTCTATATACATATAAGCATAAGCCATAATCTCTTGTGGATTTTTCATATATTCAATATCTATATCATTATCTATTGATGAGCCTTCAAAATTATAAAAATTTATTTTATCTCCAGCTCTAACATAATATTGTCCACGATGAACTAATTCATGTGATAGTAGTATAATTAATTCTTTTTCAAATTGATTAAAAACATCAAGATTATCTTTAGATGTATAAAAATAAAAATCATCTGTTAGATAGATAATTATATTATCTTTATTTATAACTCCTTCCACTACTCCTTTATTTACTTTCATTGAATCTATAATAACAAACTGTATTTTATAGGTATAAAACTTTTCATTAAATAACTGAAGTGCATCACCTTTAAAAAAAATTAAAGTCCTTTTTAATTGCTTTAATTCATCTTTTAAAATATCTAAATATTTATCTACATGAACAACTGCTTCATTAAATCTTCCTAGTTGATGATAATAAGGATCAAATTTTCTTTTATACCTTTTCATTTATACTGCATCCTGTTGTTTTTGATTCTTCTCATTCTCGTCTTCGTCATCTAATCCAATTGTAACTGGTTTAGCTTTAGGACCATCTTCTGGTTTTTGTGAAGAGGCAAATCCCGTACTGAGGATATCTTCATTTATAAGCTCCTCATCAAGAAGTGAATCTAAGAATTCTTGAAAATTAGCCTCTTTACTTTCTATAAATTTTTCAGCACAAAGTTTATTGTTTTCACAAAGTATATCAAACATCATTTCTTTTATGAAATCTAAATTTGATTCTTGTCCTAGAAACTTTGCCTCTCTCTTACAATCTAAATATGTTTTATTTATTAGGGAGGCTTTACATCCCCATTCATATAAACAATGTGCTAATAAATTCATGTTATCACCTATCTTTTAAGGATATCGAATAAACTTTTCCTTGTAGAATCCTGTTCAACCTTTATTTCATCTTGAATCACTTCATCTTGAATAACTTCTTTTTCAACTTCAGGTTCTTTGGTAGATTCTACTCCTGATTGTTTTTCTAATATCTCTTTCACTAAAAAAGCATTACTTCTATTAGTTGTAATTATTGCATAATCTCTACATATCTCACATATCTCCACTCTACTCATAATAAATAATTGAGCTTTAGTATATATAGGCATATTATCTATATTAGGAACTGATTTATAAAGCACTTCATTAGAATCGTAATTCTTTCTTTCATAATCAACTAATCCGGATTTATTAGCATCTGTTTTTATAAAAGGAACAAGCTTCTCTGCTACATTAGGATAGGATATCCAATCCTTTGTTAAATTTATACCTGCTATCTGCATTGTATATTCTTTTACTGAATCTGTTAATCTATACTGGTGTACTATTCTAGCCATGTGATACTCCTTTACTTTTCATTTTTTATTAGTAAGAAAACTTTTAATTATTGTTTTATTGAATAAAACATTCTGTTATACTCCATACATCATGCCCTTCCTCATCATCTATATCAATAGAATCACCTTCATTATACTTTAAAGGTATAGAATCTTTAAAATATAATATTAAGCCAGCCTCATGTTCTTTACATCTAATTAAATTTTTAATTCTTTGCTTTAAAATATTATCTACAAAAATAAATATTCTTCTATCATAATCTTCATCCCATTCTATAATAGTACCTTTATATACAGAATAACCAAATTTATATACAGTATCCTTAGTTCTATCCAAATATATTTTATAAGAAATATTTTTATAATAAATTTGATTAGATTGATAAGGATTATTATTAACAATAATTAAGTAAGAATTTACATCATAATCCCAAATCCATTTAAAATCTTCTTTAGTGTTTTCCTTAGTTTTATACTTATCCCTAAGAAATACTATATAACTATATTGTTTATCTGATTTAACTTGATTAGTTAAAATATCATTTATATCATTTATTTTTGGTTCTTTAACTTCTTTTTTTATATCATTAATTATATCAAATCCTTTTGTAATAGTTTTATAATCCACTAAACTATTTTTATATAATAAATTCTTTTTATCTACTTCACTTCTATTTATATCTATGGTGGGACAATTAGGAAAAAGAAAATATTCACTATCTTTATATGAGTAAACCTCTGTTATTTTCCAACTATCTTTTTGAACAGATATATATTGATCTACTGTATATTTAGAGGGTATATTATCTTTAAATAATATCCTTATTTCACCTTTATTTTGAAAAATACAATATACATTAAAATGTATGGAACTGCTTAAAGAATTTGAGCATGCTAGTAACCTAGTATCGTAATCTTTATCCCATATAACAATAATATTTCTATATCTATTAAAAGAAAATCCATAAGGATAATTATCATCAGATAATACTTCTACCTTCTCTTTCTTATAAATAACATAATTATCTTGTATTTGATCTTGAGATTTTTCCTTCCAATTTTTAACCAATTGGTTATATTTTTCAATATTCATTTTTCCTCTCCTTTTGTTATAGTTATTTTATCTCTTCCTATTTGGAAAATTTTATTTTTTTTAAAACTGTAATTTTTATGGTATTTTTTAGTAATTACTTTACCCAACATCAGTCATATATACCTCATCTATCCGTAATTCATCGATATAATCATAAATTCTATTTAAAAATATCTGATATAATAAGTAATTGTTTTTTGTTATAGTATTCTTAATTAAATTAAGTAAGGTATTTAATATAAAATAAGATACTTTATTCATAGATACAAGAATAGTATTATTTATATTCATAGTAAGATAAAATAATCTACAAGAATTATTTTGAGGTAATACTGAACTATATTTCCATCCTCTATCACAATATATAAATTGTTTAAATACACTACTATATTTAAGAATATTATTTATAATACCAAATACATCTCTTTCTTTTAATTCAGGGTAATGGTCTTTAAGTCTATCTGCATATTTAATTGAATATTGCATACCTTTTAAATATTTTAAAGATTTCCCTTCATAAACTTCTTTTGGATTTATACAATTATAATACATACTTCCTAACATTTCAAGAAATATAATAGATATATCTTTTTTATTTCTATCTGATATTTTTAAACCACTCTTAGAAATTATAGTATTTAATATTTGATTGTTTAAAACAGTTTCTTTTATGTTATTTGGAATAAGATATATATTAGATATAAATGCTATTTCCTTATACTCATTAGAATATCCATTAGGTATTTGTCTACATGTATTATACATATCGGTAACTATTGATAGTAATTCCGAGTCACTCCAATTAGCTAAATCTCTAGATCCATTTTTACAAACTTTTATAGCGTTGAAAATTTCAAAAATAGACCATCCACTAAATTTTCCTGCTGATATAATATCACACATACCTTCATGTCTATACTCTGCTGTTAAGTCTATAATTTTAGATTCATTCTTTAAATGTAGAGTTCTATCATTTAAAAATTGATTGTAATCAGTTCTTCTAGCAGAACCTTTACTTTTTCTTTTATATAAAGAACTGGCTATATTTTTTTTACCACCCTCTTTAATTATTGAAAGGTTTATAATATTATTTATTTCGGGGGGTGATTCTAATTTTGGAATTGATATAGAAGTTCTATTCCTTCTAGCATAATCCCTTGCTTCGGTGGGAGTTAAAATTTCACCTGTTTCAGATATAGTTTCATATTGATAGGAATGAGGAAATCTCATTCTTACTGGTAATTCAAACTTTGTATTATTTTCTTTATTAAAATTATTCAACCAAGATTTTTTTTCTTCCCATGTATATATAGAATCTAATTTTATATATATATGATGTCCTCCTTCCGGACACACTTCTTCAAGAACAGGTTTACAATTATAATTTTTTAAGTAGTTCTTTAACTTAGTTACTACCTCATCTGTTTTTACAATATTTCCATCATGACAATCTATATCTAATACAAGCATATTAGAATTTTCTTTAATAGAGGAGCCAACTGTATTAGAGGCTTGTTTTAATGTTTTAACATATTCAGGAGAGGCAATATTATTTTTAACTCTAGGATTTTTTGTTTCTAAAGGATAGACATGAGAAAGAATATGGTCTTTAATCTCACACATTTTTCTTACTCTAAATGATTTCTTTAAATATATATCATAAACATTTGTTTCATACCATCCAGCAGTAGTAGTAATCCAATTAAAAATTTTTAGGGGTTTAGTGGTTAAAGGATTATTTTCTGATCCTATTGCTTTAAGATTTACATAACTTAAGATATATTCTTTTTCTAAATCATAACCTAAAAATTCAAAATGATCATAAAGATCATTTATTTCTTTTTGTTTAAAATGTTTATTCTTTAGTTTCCTTTTAAATTCATTATCTTTTATTTTATTGGATAAAAATTGATTAGGTCTTTTTTCATTAGTTTCTAATGTTAAAGTTGAAAAGTCTTTTATCATATTATTTTACACCACTAAAACAGTATAGAGCTTTTTTAAGTTTTAAGGTAATAGATTCTTTTACATCAGTTGGACCTTGTACTAGGATGGTTCCTGTTTTATAGAAGTTAATATTTCCTTTTCTAAATACCAATTGAGTGAATTTATTATCCTCACTTATTCTCCATGTACCTATTAACTTTTGTTCTAATATAAAAGGTTTTAAATCATCTATGTTTCCATAAAATAATAACTCTTGATCTTCTAAAGAGGGAGTTGGTATTCCTTCAAGCTCTAAAATTAAATCTGCGATTTCATTAAGATTCATTTTAGAAATTTTTAATATTATTTCTGTTTTTCTGTCCATAAGAAAACCCTCCTGTTTTATTCAGAGGGCTTTCATTAAAAGCTTTATCTAATATAGTCTCATTGTTAAACTCATCAAGTAGCTCTGGAAGGAACTTGTTTTACTACAATGAAACTAAATATTCATTAAATTAGTAAGACTGTATAAATTATGCTTTCCAGAGCATTTTGCTACATGAATTTACAGAGAAATATTCCTCTGAGTATTGTTATTATTTATTAGTAAGAAAATTTTTAATAATATTTTAAATTTTTTGTTTTAAATCTTCTATAATTTCTGCTTTTAACATTCCATCTACATTTCTATAAATTTCTATACCTTTTAGAATATAGTATGATATATCTGGATTATTAAAACATAGTTCGATTACATCTTTTTTAGCATAATCATAATTAAGATATATTTTTTTATTTGCTCTCCAATTTTTTTTAATTGTATCTCCAATATGAATAGTCCAAAATTCTCTAGCCCCTATCTTAGAACTTTTAAGAGCAAGTGGATCACTATGCAATTCCTTCATATAATATCCTTATTTATTAGTATAGACTATAAAAAGTGAAATGTATTTTTTATGTACATTTCACCTTATTTAATTATTATTTCATAACTTTTTTATAAAAATTTAAATTTTTTCCTCTTTTTTATAATTAAATACAAGTTTATCAGCAGGAATAATACCTTTAAGCATTATCATCATCTGATTCTCAGGTAGGTCCTCTCTTTCTGTTCTTAATACAGATTCTTCTTTATTAAGAATAAATCCAAACAATAGACATAATCTAAAAGCATTGATTTTATCATTTATAGGTAGATTCAATTCAGTAAAGAAATTATCTAAATCCCGATAATACAAAAAGTTCATGAATTTTTTAGTTTCTTCTTGTATAGCTTGCATCTGTAAATTAGCTTCTTTTTCTGTTGATACTTGTAGACGATTTCTTTGTTTTCTTTTCAAAGTTAAAACTCCTTTATTTAATAATTATCTATTCTATTAGATTATAAATTAGTAATCTATTTAATTTGCCCTTTGACATTAGTATTGAAATTTGAGAATAAATAGAATACACATTTTCATTTCTAATTGTTTTATATTTGACTATTCTCATTTATTCACTCCTTATCTAAATTTCTATTCCTTGTAATTATAATATATAGAAATATTTATTAAAATTAAAATTTATTTTTTAATTTATTCATTATTTTCTATATATTATTAGAGAAGGGAAATTAAAATAGGAGAAAATAGTATGGAACTATTAGAATTACACCAATATGTAAATAAGTTAAAAGAAGGATCATTTGAAGGTTGGTCAGAAGATGAAAGGCTTGCATATCTGACAGCTTGTATTTCTATTGAAAGGAAGATTGAAGAATTAACCAAGGAAAGTAGTATTAAATTTTTAAAAGAAATGATAAAAGAGGAGAAATAAAATGGATAATTTAGAGGATCGTTTTATAAAAGAAACTGGACAAGATGTATTTATATCAAATTCCTATAATGAAGATTATTATAGTGCTAATTATGTTGAATGGTTAGAAAATTTAAACGATAACGATACTGATAATGTCTTTATTCAAGAAGTCTATAAAGCACTAGGATGGCAAGGTGGTACTATTCATCAAGTAGTTAAAGAAATTGAAAGATTAAAGAGTTGTGAAAGTAGTTATAAAGCAATATCAAGATAAGGAGAATTAAAATGAGTGATAAATATTTTAAAGATAAAGCAGAAGAGTGTTTTAATGAAATTTTAGGTAACTTTAATGATAAAGGTAGTAAATTATATACTTCAGAAATAGAACATATAATTTACATGGCTTTAAAAGAAGTAGCAAGAGATCAAAGATATGCTTGTATAGAAGAGATAACTATAAATTGTATAAGTAATAATTTACCAGAAAATTTTCAATATCGTAAAGTTAAAGGTTTATTACATAATGCTGAAATAAAAGATAAGGAAATTAACACTGTCTCAGAACTTCATAAATGTATTGGTTGTGGTAAAACTGGAGAAGATGTTACATTTGGACCTGATCCATATAGTGAGGATGTAAATGGGGATAGTACTACTGTTTGGGAGTGTACTAATTGTAGAAATATAAGTGCTAGTGATATATAAGGAGAAAGTATGAAAAGAAATTATTGGCCACTATTTATATTGTTCACAATCATTGGGTCTGTAGCAATATATTATATGCTTAAAAGTCCTGAATTACAAATATTAGGATTTAATATGTTTTTCTCTTGGTTTTTAGTTAATGCCTTTGGAGGAATATACTTTAGTAGTCTACCTAGAGATGAAAATTCTATTATCTCATATTATTATGTGACCAAATGTATTTATTGTGATAGTGTTATTATAGATTCAAATATCTGCACTGGTTGTGGAAGTGAAATTTTTTATGAAGAGAGTTACAAATGTTAACAGAAGAGCAGAAGTTAATAGTACAAAACGATGATCAACATATCCTTTGTGTAGCCAATGCGGGAACTGGAAAGACATTTACGGTAATAGAAAAGTTAGATCACCTTATAAATAAACAAAATATCCTTCCTGAGAGAATATTACTCACTTCTTTTTCAAGAGTTGCAAGTAATGAACTATATGAGAAAGCTTTAAAGAAAGTAGGTATACAGAAAGCAGATAAGATTATGATTGGAACACTTCATGCAATTTGTTATAAAGTAGTTTTAGAGAATTTGGATAAATGTAATCTTAAAGCTATAAATATAGTTAATGAAAGTTATCTTTCAGCTATTGCTTTTAATAAACACCCTGATATCTTTAAAGCTAGAAAGGAAGCTGTAAAAGTCACTTCCATGTATAGAAGAGAGCTATTATTAGGAAAAGAACAAAGACCAGACAGAATGGGATTAGCTGAGTTTAATGCTATTAAAGAAGCTCAAACAATTATGGAAGCGGATAATAAAATATTGTTTGATGATTTAATGATTAAGACAGTGCAATTATTTAATAAGTATCCTGAGATAAATAAAACATGGACTGATAAGTTTGATATAATAATATGTGATGAGGTACAGGATACAAATTTAATTCAATGGACTATAATTGATTTACTTAGAACATTTGAAACAAGAACAATGATGGTTGGAGATGCAAAGCAAAACATATATGCCTTTAGGGGATGTCAGCATGGATATATGACACAACATAGGACTAGAAATAATTCAAAAGTATTTACTCTATCTGAAACATTTAGATTTGGACAAAACTTTGCTAATCTTTCAAATAGAATTATTGAGAATTTAGAATTAGATTCTATTTATAAAAAAGAAACAGTTACAAATGTTGATTGTACAAATGAACCTGAGTTTCATGCTTTATCCACTGAGAGTCAAGTTCAATTTATATTTGAAGATATAGTAAAGAAACAAGCAAGTGGTATATCTTATAAAGATTTTAATATTGTTTATCGCTACAATAAAGAATCACTTCCTTTTATGAAGAAGTTTATAGAAGAAAGAATTCCTTTTGAAACTAAGTCAGGGGATATATTTGAAAGAGCGGAATTAAAATTTGTACTTAGAAGTTATGGACTTCTTGTAGATTTTAGAATATCAGATTGTATAGAACTTTTTGGAATGTTTCCTAATTTTATAGGTGACAAAACTTTGACAAAAGTTTATAATGATTGTCCTACAAAAGGTTCAGTAATTGAACTACTAGACTTTGCAGTAAGATTTGATATTGAAGGAGTTGGATTTAAAAAGAAACAATCATTATCAGAAATGAAAGCAAGATTTAATGCTCTTAATAGATATATACATTCTGAAGTAAAAGATAGACCACAGTTTATTGATATAGCAAATATTATGAATATGGATGAGACTAAGTTTATGTTGAAAGAGTCTGAGGAGAATGAAAATCCATCAGAAGATAGATATGCTTTTTTAGATTTTTTTCAAGAAAATTATAATAAATCAGAATGTAAAAATCCTCTTGATTGGTTTACTGAAGTTTCTTTAAATGGGCACAAAGTAAAAGAAAAGGTTAATGATAAAGTTCAACTTAAAACTATTCATGGATGTAAAGGACAGTCATTACCAATTGTTTATCTTGTAGCTAATAGAATTTGTGATCCTATGTTTATCAATAATGAAGAGGATATTGAAAATGAAAAGTATGTTCTTTACGTTTCGACATCTAGATCGGAGAAATACTTAGGAATATTTATCTCTAATCCAAAACAATTTAGATTTAATTTTATATTTCCAGAAAATTGGGTTAAAAAGTATCTTCAAAATGAAGATGATAAGATTGAAAATGTAAATGGTTTTAATATTGCAGAATCTATTCTAAATACATTAAAAAATAATTATAAGATTAAGAAAAAAAGTTATAAGTCTGTAATAAATGAAAAATGTATTCCGGTAAGTAATACAGAAAGAGCAATTCAATTTTCACAAAAAGGTGAAAATATATGGCTTCCGATTAGTTTACTTGGATATGATGATAATAGATTTTTTCTTGAAGATTGGGTTATAACTAAAAATAAATATGGAAAGTATGTTGAAAAATACTAATAAATAGTTGATTTTTATATACATTATAAGTTAATGGGGGGGGGTATGGTATGTAACCGTGAAAGGTTATGAGAAAAATCAGTCTATACTAATTAAAAAGTTACAAGGGTAACAAACAAAAATTTAAGTCACTTATATGTGGCAAACAAAGGAAGAGGTATCAAATGTCAACAGAGAATCAATCACCAGCAGTAGATGTATTTGCACAAGCTCTCGCAAAAAGAAATCAACAAAAAACAGAACAGGAAGAAGCTAAAAACAATCAAGGGTCTTATGAGTATGAACAAGTGGAAACAGTTGGTCTAGTCAGAGATAAAGAGATTGTTGGTAGAATTATGGGTGCTCCTGTAGAAGTAAGAACATTACCTACAGACTGTAAACTTATTCTTCAATCAAGTATAGTAAAAGCTGATAAAAAAGGTTATGTTAAAATTACTTGGCCTATGATTGAGAAAAAAGGAAAAAATGTACCTGATCCAGAATGGATTGTATCAAAACTTTATGATACAGTATTTAAAAAGAAATGGGTAAAGTTCTCAGAAGGTATTCTAAAAGATGCTGATGGAAAAGTTTATCCTGCTGATCATAAAACAGCAAGACAGAAAGATGGCATGTATGTTTATGATCATGCTCGTACAAAGATTTACGAAGAAATGGATGGCAATACAAAAGTAGGTGATCTTTATCCTCCTAAGTTTGCCCCAGGTCAAAGAGTAATTTGTAATTGGATTGATAGACATGATTCATGGTGTAAAGATAACAAACATTCAAAGGTACTTACAGCATCAAAGAAACCTTATGAGAAAATAGCAACAGATGGGACTAAAACAACTATCTATTTTTCTGATACAGGAATTCCTGGTGGATTGTATGATAAGATTTTTGAATACTCTCAAGCTGTTGGAACTATGGATAATGATCTTGTAATTACAAAGATTGAAAAAGATTATAAAGTATTTGATAGTACAGATACAAAGTTTATTACTCCTGAATCAGCAAAACTTGGAGTAAAGACAAAAATATCAGAGGAAGAAAAATCTTATGCTCTTTATGATCTTGATAAATTGTATGCAGTATCTTCTTATTCAAAGATTAAAAAACATCTATCACCTTTATTTAAACTTTGTGATGCAGAACTCAATACAAATTTCATGACTGAGCTTGAAGAACTTTGTAAAATAGAAGAAGCAGAAAGAAAAGCTAAAAAAGATGAAGTAAGTGTTTATTATATCAATCCTGAATCAGGGGCTTATGGTATTACTACAACTGAAGATTTACATGAGTTAATAGAATCAGATGAAAATGTAATGGAAGTAACAAAAGAACAGCATGACCAATTTGTTGCTCAAGAGTCCAAACTAAATCCTGAAGTTGCTACAACTCAACTAGTTGATGCTACTCCAGAAGAACCTAAAGTACAAACAGCTTCAAGAAGAGGGGCTTCAGTAGAAACTTCTAAAGTAACTGAAGATCAGTGTAAAGCTAATTTTCCAAATTGGGAAAAACTTTCAGATGAAGACAAAAAATTTATGTTTGAATTTATTGTTAAGTTTGATGGTAATGTTCCTGTATATAAGGACAATACTCCACTTGGTTGTGCTGATGAGACATGTGTATTTCCAGGAACTGATAGAATGACTATTGTACCCGTGGAAGTTCATACTTGTCCAGTATGTGGAAGATTTTTAGAGTAGATTAAATTTTGTTTTATATCAAAATATCTATCTTGAAATATAGATAGATATTTTTAATAAAGCAGAATTTTTCTATATATTATAAAAATAAGGAGCTACTTATCTTTATAATTTAGGGGTTAAAAAATGATATTAAAAACATGCCAAGAATGGCAAGAAGAATCAGATGTAATAGTTTATGATCCAGATGGATGGGATAAAAAGAATTATGACTATTCATGGTTTGAAGAGAAGATATCTTTAGTAGAATTTGAAAAGAGATTTATTAAAAGTATATGTAAGAGGAAGAATGACAGAACTATATAAACTCAAAATACTAACTGAAGATGAATTTATAGAAAAATGTAGATCAGGTAAGTGTCTTAGACAAACCATCAAATCAAAACAATGTGAGAAAGAAACAAAACAAATTCAATGTTATAAAAAATATGTTTTAAAAAAAGAAAAAGATTGGAAGAAAGACCATGAAGAGAAGGATTATGAATGGGAGTCTCTCAAAGAAACTATAAAATTAAGGGACATGAGTTGTTTATTTGTAAAAATAGCTACTGTTCAAGAATTGAGTATCTTGGAGAAAAAAGAAGGGTGGTGGCTTCAAAAATTTATAGACGGGGCACATTTGATTTCCCGTGCAGAAGCCCCATCTCAAATTTACAATGTTAATAATGTTATTTTATTAAATAGATATATACATTCTTGTTTAGATCAATTTATAAACCCTTTAACAGGGGAGTCTATGGGTATAGAAGGGAAAGCACAATGGATTACAAGAATAATGCAAGAAAATAAATTATGGGATTCAAATTATGATTATTGGAATTTTAGACAAGATTTGCTTGGTATTACTAATTAAAATCTTGGATAGGTTTTGCAGGAATGTGGTCAAGTGAATATACTTATGATGACTTTTATAAAGAAATAACAGGAGAAGGGAAATGAATGAACAACTAAAGAAAATATTAGATAAGAAACCTCCAACATTTGAGGAATTTCTTGATCCTAAAAATGGGTATATTACTGAAGATTTGTATAATCATTTAGTTAAAAAAGAACAACCAACAATGATTACAATTACTTTAGCAGAATATAATATGTTAAATGAAAGAGATTTCTGGCTCAATTGTTTAGAGAACGCAGGAGTAGATAATTGGGAAGGATTTGATTTAGCTTGTGATTTAAGAGATGAATATTTAAATGAGTAAAGAATTATTATTTGTACAATGTGAATTAAAGAGAAGACATGAAGATTTAGAGTTAGCTATAAAAAATTATAAAGGAGAAAAATTAAATGAATCAAATGATGATTGATAGTGTAATTGAAGAAATAAAATTAGATTTAGATTTTAGTGCTGCTGGGAGTAAAAGTTTTAGAAATCATGTACTTTGGGTTTTACCTAACTTTTTTAAAAATATTGATAATTTTCCTTCAGATAATTTAATATTAAGTTCACATTCAAAACTTTCAGCATTATTTTTTAATTATTGTTTATTTGATAATATTCCAGGTAGGAGATTACATTATCCTCAATTTTTAATTTTAGAATTATTTCAAGGTATTTCTAATAATACTTTTAATTTTAAAGAGCTTGCAAAATTACAGGAGAATATTTTAAAAAGAGCTACCTATCCGCATAGTATCTGCATAGATGGTGAAGGTACTGTTAAGGATAATGAAGTGTGGTTAGAGAATAAAAATAAAAAATTTAAAGTTATAAAATTTATAAATTTATAAAAGGAGATATATTAAAAATGGTTAATCAAGTTTTGGTAGATGAATTAGTTAGTGATATACAATCAGGTAAAAAAGATTTACGAGAATGTATAGAAGATTATGAAAGACAGTTAGATGAAGAAGATGGAACTTTTGCTATACAGTTAATAAGGGAACAGGAAATTTCTTATGAAGCTGAAATAGAATCTTTAGAAGATGATATAAGTTCTTTAGAAGAAAGATTAGATAGTAAAAATTATCTTATAGAAGAATTAAGAGTCACTATAAGTAATCAAGAAAAAGAAATATATAGGTTAGAACTTATTATAAAAGATTTTGGTGATAGTAGATGAAACAAGAAAAAGAAAAACCAGTCAAATATTATGAATTTTTTTGTAGTAATGAAAATTGTAATCATGAGTGGTTAAGTAAGAATGAGGATAATATTTGTCCTGAATGTAAAGGAACAATACTTGAGTTCGCAAAATTACGCTAATACTAATTAAAAAACATATAAGGAGAATAAAGAATGTCATCAGTACAAGACATGGTTAAAGAAAAAATGAAGATTCTAGAAGGCGGTGCTTTAAAAGAACTTCATAAAACATTTGGAGAGAATTCCTATTATATAGGAAAGAAAACAATTCCTCAAGTACCTTTGATATGTAGCTCAGGGTCATTGAATCTTGATGAAGCATTAGGAATTGGAGGATGGCCAGCAGGAAGAATTATTGAGATTGGTGGTCAAGAATCATCAGGTAAATCCACTCTTACTCTTATTAACATTGCAGAGTGTCAAAGAAAAGGAATGTTATGTGCTTATGTGGATGCAGAGCAATCATTTGACCCGGGATGGGCAGCTAAATTAAATGTTGACGTGGAAAATTTACTTGTAGTACAACCTGACTATTGCGAAGAAGCTTTTAATATGTTAAGAGTTATTTTAGATTCAAGTGTAATGAGTTTAGTAGTAGTTGACTCAACTAATTCAATGATTCCTAAGAGACTTTTTGAAGGCGATCCAGGGGATTCAGGAATGGGATTAGCAGCAAGAATATTTTCGCAGGAACTTCCTATTATTAGAACTAAATGTACAAATACAGGAACGACTGTTATATTTCTTTCGCAAGTAAGAAGTAAGATTGGGGGATATGGTAATCCGGATGTAATCGGGGTAGGAAATGCTCTTAAATTCTATTCAAGTATTCGTATTAAGACTTCTAAAGCAGAAGTAGAAAAAACTGATGAAGAAGGACAAGAAAAAGTTGATGTAAATATGTCTATCTTTAAAAACAAAGTTGGTATTCCATTTAAGAAAGCATCTTTTACTCTTAATACAGGTAAGGATGGTGAGTATGGAATAGATACTATGAAAGAGCTTATAGAGTATGCTATTAGATATGAGATGGTTAAGAAAGCAGGTTCATGGTTTTCTTATATGCCAGTAGGAGGAGCTGAAGAAAAGCTTGGACAAGGTATGCCCAATGTTAAAAAGTTCTTTAAAGAAAATCCTGTAGTATTTGAAAAAGTAAGAGGGGATATTCTACAGAAGATTCAAGATGCAAGAAATGTTGCTGTAGGAGTTACTCCAGATTCTTTCAATAGTGTTATGTCTGCTGTAGAAGATAAGCCTAAAAGAAGAAGTAAAAAAGAGGAAGCTGTTGAAGAAAAAGTATTAGATATTAAAGAAGCTGAACTTATTCCTGATGCAGAAACTCTAGAATATATGAAAGAAGTAGGAGAAATAGATAAATAAAGTTTAATTTTATCGAAAAATTCTATATATTATAAGTAGATAGTAAGATTAAACTTTTACTGTCTACTAAATATTTTAACTAAGGAGAAATTATGAAAAAAATTGAGAAATTAACAAAAAAGCAAGAAGCACAATTAGAAGTTTATAGAGATAAGTGGCTTGCTATAGGTTTATCTACAGAGCAACCTTCTTTTGAAAGAACAAAAGAAATAATAGATAATGTTTATATTCATTTATTAGAAAAACCTATTGTTCCTGTAGTAGTACTTGATAATCCTTATGATACATGGGTAGCAGTTTGTATACATGCTTCAGAAAGGAATCAAGTTGGGAATCAAGTTAGGAATCAAGTTTGGAATCAAGTTGAGAATCAAGTTAGGAATCAAGTTGGGAATCAAGTTAGGAATCAAGTTTGGAATCAAGTTGAGAATCAAGTTAGGAATCAAGTTGGGAATCAAGTTTGGAATCAAGTTGAGAATCAAGTTTGGAATCAAGTTGAGAATCAAGTTGAGAATCAAGTTTGGAATCAAGTTGAGAATCAAGTTGGGAATCAAGTTGAGAATCAAGTTTGGAATCAAGTTGATAATCAAGTTAGGAATCAAGTTTGGAATCAAGTTGAGAATCAAGTTGAGAATCAAGTTGAGAATCAAGTTAGGAATCAAGTTGAGAATCAAGTTGAGAATCAAGTTAGGAATCAAGTTGAGAATCAAGTTTGGAATCAAGTTAGGAATCAAGTTGGGAATCAAGTTGAGAATCAAGTTGGGAATCAAGTTGAGAATCAAGTTAGGAATCAAGTTGAGAATCAAGTTTGGAATCAAGTTAGGAATCAAGTTGAGAATCAAGTTTGGAATCAAGTTAGGAATCAAGTTGAGAATCAAGTTGAGAATCAAGTTTGGAATCAAGTTGAGAATCAAGTTGGGGATCAAGTTGAGAATCAAGTTGAGAATCAAGTTTGGAATCAAGTTTGGAATCAAGTTGGGAATCAAGTTAGGAATCAAGTTGAGAATCAAGTTGAGAATCAAGTTGAGAATCAAGTTTGGAATCAAGTTTGGAATCAAGTTGAGAATCAAGTTAGGAATCAAGTTAGAGATCAGAAAAATTTATTAAATTTTGTCTATCCATATTTAGATGGAAATTTAATGTCAGGATATTTTTCTTTTTATGATTTCTGTTTAAATGAATTAAAAGTAGATTTAGATATTAAATTTAAAAATATCTTTAATGTTTATAAAGATACTTCCGAATTATCTTTAATTTATCCTTTTGATGATATCTGTTTTGTTTGTTCTAAACCAATAGAGATTTATTTTAACGAAAACAAAGTATTACATAATTCTAATGGGGCAAGTATTAAATATAAAAATGGATTTGAATTATATCATCTTAATGGAGTTAAAGTAACAAAGGAAATTGTAAAAATTAAACCAGAAAAAATTACTGTTAATATGATTTTACAAGAACAGAACGTAGAAGTAAGGAGAGAGCTTCTGAGAAAACTTGGTATAGATAATTTTATTAAAAAACTTAAAACTAAACCAATTGATACCCCAGAAGATAAAGTATATGAACTTTATAAATTTAAGATCGGAAATGATATAGACGCTACGTATCTTAAAATGTTAAATCCCTCTTTAAAAGATACTTATCATTTTGAAGGGGTAGCTAATAGTTGTAAAACAGTAGAGGAAGCACTTGCATGGAGAGATTCAGAAGATGTATATATTAAACCAATAGAATTGACATAGGAGAAAATTAAAATGAAGAAATTTCAACAAGGGGATTTAATTCTAAAAGAGAGCAAAGTTTCTAAAAAAGAATATGGTAAAAAACTTAATCATTTGATATTACAACAATCAGATGTAAGTAATCATAAACATCAAATAACAAATGGAACCGCTATACTTTATTCTACACAAAGAGCAGATGAATTTTATTTAGAGGTGACTTCAGAGAAAGCTGTATTAGCTCATGAAGAACATACCTCCGTAAACATCCCTAAAGGAAAATATTTTATTTATGGAGTAAGAGAATTTGATCCATTTGAAGATGTAATAAGAAGAGTAAGAGATTAAAAATGTAATTAAGGAGAAATAAAATGGAAAGATCATGGAATAATGAATTTAAAGAGATACAACAAAGTTATGAGTTTGGATATCAAAAAATTAAAGTAATAGAGGATATTAACTATATGGATTCTAATTATAGTGATATTACTTGGTTAGAAGGATGGGAAAGAAATTATGTTGAGGAGAAAGTACAAGAGTTATTAGAAGAGTATAAAAGATTTAATACTTATCCTAAAGTGTATTATAAAATATGGATGAGACCTATAGGTCTAGTATTTGTAAAAGATGTAGAATAAGGAGAAATACAAATGAATAGTTTACTTCAATCAATAGAAGCAGAAAATAGTTTTTCTAAATTAGATCATAAGATAGATGTATGGTTAAAAGATCATCCTTTATCATCTAAAATACAAGACAGTGTACAAATAGCAAAAGAAGATATTGTATCATTTAATAAAATGTTTTATGAGAGGTTATTTATATGAATCTTGAAAGAAGAGAAAAATTCAAACAGATTAAACAGATTGATAGATTAGGTAGAACACTAAAGGGGGATGAACTTCTTATTACTTTATCCAATGGTAAACAAATAAGAACTTTTGGTGATATTGAATGTTTAACTGTAGATAGATTTGGAGATGAAGAACCAATTAAAGCAAGTCTACTAACTACAGAATTAGCAATTAAGATAGAACAGTTTAGTAATCAATTATAGGAGAAGTAGATGAGTTCTATTTTTTATTTCACTAAGTTTCAAAAATTTAAATATATCATTAGATATAAATTATCTAAAAGATATAAATTAAAATGTGATTTAGCTCAAAAGTTATTAGATAACCAAATTAAATATTTAAAATCTATAGATAAAAATAGGGTAATATCTCCAAGTAATATTCTATCTCTTATTGATTTTTCTTATTCAAAAAATATATGGAAAGATATTATTCAAAATCCTAAATCAGATGACTTATACTATATAAATATGGAGAAATATAAATGATAGTTCAAAACATAGACATAAAAGGTAATAATTATGAGAGTATGGATACCGTTCCAGAACCACTATCCACTTATATATCTTGGATATATCCTGAAATTTATGATCCTATTGATAAATCATATATTGAATTATCTTTAATACATACTAGGGCAGCTGACAGTATAAGAATAAATTATGACTCTACAAGAGATGGTTGGGTAATTAAACAAGCGTCTGTTTTTGAATTTAATTGTGATGATAAAGTTTGTGATCAAGATTGGAAAGAAGTTGCTTTTATAGAAGCATGGGCAAGGGAGACTAAAAAAGATGATTAAAAAATTGTATATTCGGGATTTCAGAAACATCAAAGAATTAATTATAGAACCATCTGAGTATGTTAATCTTATATCAGGTAATAATGGGGAAGGTAAATCTTCTATTCTCTACGCTATTGAATATTGTCTTACAGATAATCTTAATGAAAAGATTTCAGAGTATGTAAGATGGGGGTGTGATAAGTTTTTTCTTGAAATGACTTTTGATCATTCAGGTAGTGAATATGTAATTAAAATTGAAGGTGATAAAACAGCTAAGAAGGAATTAAAAGTTGATGGTAATACTTATAAAAATTCTGAAGCTACAAAAAAGTTAGCTGAAATAATTGATCCTAATATTATCAGATATTCTTCTATAAGTGAACAGGGCAAGACAGCACAGATATTATTTGATACTCCCGCTAATAGACTTAAAAAACTTAAAGAGATTTTAGGTATAGACAAGATATCAGAACTATGTCAAGATTTAAAAGAGGATATAGATAAAAAACAAATTGAAATAAATCTTCATGATAAAGAGATGAAAGTTTTAGAAGATAAGACTTATAACTTTATTACTGTTGAAAAATTACCTAATATAGAAGATATAAAATCTAAGTTTGATATACTTGAAAAAGATAAAAAGAATTATGATCTACAATCAGTAATATATGAGACATATTTAAAAGATAAAAAATTATATGAAGATTCAATTATAAATTTGAATACATATGATAAAGAGACTAAACAGTTTAAAGATAAAATAGTTGAATTAGAATCTTCTCAAAAAACATATGAAGATAATACCTCTGTGGATGATTTAAATGAAAAAATAATTAACTTAGAAAAAGAACAAATTCAAATTCAAAATGAAAGAGATGCTTATCAAAGAATAAGTTTAAAAATACAATCTTTAAGAAGTTCAATTTTATCAGAAAGTAATGAATTGCTTTTATATCCTTTGAGAAGATTATCCACTTGTAAATATACAAATGAAGATTTGTTAATTGTAGAGGATTTATTAACCAAAGATAAAATAAATATAGCATCAGTAAAAAAATCTTTACAGTTAGCAAAAGAAGGTAAATGTCCAACTTGCGGGCAAGATTATATAGTTAATGCTGATGAATTAAAAGTAATGATAAATGCTTTACAATTTACTATATTAGATAATGAAGAGAAAATAAAAGAAATAAAAAAAGAAATAGAAGATTACAATAAATCTTTTAATGAACAAGAAAAAATTAAAATAAGAAGACAAAACTGTCAAAATAAAATAGATGATTGTCAATCTGAATTGGATGGGTTACTTAATGGATTTATTGAAAGGGACTTGAATGAACCTCAAGTAGATTATAGAAATACAATAAGTAGTTTACAAAAAAAGATTAAAGACCATAATGCTGTTAATCTTTTTAATGTTAATATATCTAATGAAGTAAGAGACTTCAAAAATAAGATAGAAACAAATATTAAATTAAGTGAACAATTTAGAAAGGTATTACTTCCGGTTGAAGTAAATGAACCAGAAATGTATGATCATGTGGAGTATGAATTCTTAAAAAGTGAAATACTTATTTATGATGCAAGGTTAAAGGATCAAGAAAAACTAATTGCTCATAATGAGAAAATAGAGGAAGAAAAAGAATCGGATAAATTAAAAATAAAATCTTTAATTTCATTTATAGATTCTATATCTTATAAAGTGGGGATACTAAAAGAATCAAGACAGATTCTTGATAAAGATTTTAGTGCTTGGTTAATAGATCAAGGTGCTGAGTATCTAAAAGAGAAAATGAATGAATTTTTTAGTAATGCATATGGCAAGTACGAAATTACATTTTCTCAGGATAAGAATAGTATTGATTTTTTCTATTCAGATGGTGATAATATTTCACCTTGTTCAATGGCTAGTGGACATGAACAAAAAGTTTTAGCAGTAGGATTTCGTATCGCTTTATCTTCATTAAATAATATAGGTCTTATGATGTTGGATGAGGTAGATTCCGATGGAAGTGGGGAGAGGTCACTTCAACTTTATGAAGCTATACTAAGTAATATGAGTGGAACACAATTCTTTGCTATAAGCCATTCAGAAGAAACTAAAGAAATGTTATTACAGCAACATGGGAGTAAGGAATTTAATGTTGTAAATGGAATGATAAATTAAAAGGAGAATGATAATGTCAATGTCAAATAGAAAAATTTCAGATTTAATTAAAGAGTTACAAGATGCTTTAGAAAAACACGGTAATTTAGATTTAGTTTCATCTAGTTACGATGAAGGTAATTCATACGATTTAATTTATTATGATACTACATTAGGATTTTTTGAAGTAGATGATGAAAATATATTTATTCCTGAAGAATCTTTTAATTGTTATGAGGATGAATATGAAGAGGGTGATTTAAAAATTAATGCTATTTGTATAAATTAAAAGGAGAATATAATGCGAGAGGAACACAAATACTTTATAAGTTATCATATGATAAGCAACAATCTATTTATGAATGATGAGATAGTAGTACCTTGTATAGAAAGCATGGAAGATATTGATAAGATACAAAAGAAATTAAAAGAAACGTGTGGTGAAGAATGTATAATAATTAACTATCGGATGTTCTGATATGAGTTTTAATGCAGAAGATTTACCTATATGTAGAGAAGTGGTAACAGGACATACATTAAGAATTAAAGATATAGATACAGATATTCAACAAGGAGATTTAATGCAAATTATTTCCCCAAAATCTATGTATCATAAATGGATAGTAATTTTTGACCGAGTAGACACTAATTGGGGTTGTTCTGTTTCGTTTAAATTTAAAAGAGAAGATGGTACCATTAGTTTTGAACATATTTGTCCAGAACATCTTTACCTAACATGGACAGATTTTAAGTTTAAAAAATTAAATTCTTTAGAGGACGCAGAAAAGTAGTTTATACTAATTAAACAAAATAAAAAAGGAGAATCAGAGTAATGTCAATCAAATTAAAAAAAGAACAATTAGGCTTCATGGAGAAATATGCACTTTGTGTGGACACCAAAATGGCGGTACATGAGAAATTTCAAATATCCTGTAAAGATAATAAACTTACATTTTCACAAAAAAGTAATGTAGGATATCTAATTACTGAATTAGATTATATATCACCTGATCAGGGTAGTGTTGTATTTGATACAGTAACATTCGTATCTCTTATAAAATCTATTCCGGATCATACTGAAATAACTATTACAGAAAAGGGAATAGAATTTCTTAAAAATTCTTACGATATAGTAAACACTGATATGGAACTTGGTGATGTTGATGAGTTTATCAAAACTACAACAGAAACAAATGAAAAATTTAATTTAAAAGATATTGAATTATTTTCAAAGATTAAAGAATACTCAAGTGGTGATAATCTTGATACTGTTTCTTATCAAAGTAATTATTTTGCAACTTCTAATAGAAGTTATGTAACAGCCCTAGTAAAAGTAAAAGATTTCGTATTGAAAGATGATTTTAATTTTTCTCTTGATACTTTTATGTTGTTGACTACGTTTAAAGTAAAAGAAATAGAGATAGTAAAGACAGATGACTTTTACTTTTTTAAACTTGATGGTACATTTGTATTTATACCAAAGAAGGATTATATTCTTCCTAATATGTTTCAAGATGGAATTAAAGAGATGTATGAACATCCTTATAAGTTTACAGTACTTAAATCAAGTATCAAAGAAACACTGAATAGGATGAAGATTGTTGCAAGAAATAATAAAGAAGGTAGAATTTATCTTGAAGTAACTCCTACAACTTTAAATATTAAAAATACAGATACTCAGTTTGCACAAGAAGATATAAAAATGGAATCAGTAGACAAAGAAATAGAATCCATAGTTATTCCAGTAGCAGTAAATTATCTCTCATCAGTAATTGATAAATGTGATGGTCAGTTTATTACTTTTTATTGTAGACCAGATATTGTAGATTCTATAACAGGGGATGTAGATGAGGCTGTATCAATGAAAGTAGAAGATGAAACTAAAAATTATTTTTATATTTTAAATCTATTGGAGAAATAATAGAGAAATGAATTTCAAGGAGGAAGTAAGATGAAGGTTAATAGTTGGTTAGAAAATGAACAATTCATTTCAAAAATAAAATTTCATGACAAGTACTATCTTGAGACTCTGTGTTTCAAGATAGCAGCTTTTCTAAAGAACGTTCCTGTGCCTGTATGCTCCACATGGGACGCTTCACATCAAAGTATATATTTTTCAATAGGAGATAATAAGCATTATCTTACTTTAGATACAAACATTTCTTATTATGATTTTGTAACTCTTATTGATAAGTGGACAAGAAATTTTTATCCTCAGTATAAAGTAGAAGTAGATACTGAGATAGAATATACTGACGAGGAGATTATGGAGTTGGTTAAAACAGGAGTAAATCTTAATGATGCCATCTTAATGAGAAAACCTTATTCATATATTGAAACAGGAATCATTGAAAAGATTTATATTAAGAGAGATGAATTTATATTTAATAAAGATGGAGAAAGAGAAATAAGGATGTCAGGTACGGGAGTTTCTAATGCCCTACCTCTTTCAAAATTTATGGAAGGTATAAGACAAATATCTAATGATGTAGAGAAGAAACAATATATAGAAGATAATAGTAGAGTTGTACAGATTCTTAAGGATAGTAATAAAGAGATTATAATCAACTATAGCGGGAAGCAGCTCATAAATTTTTTCAGCATTAACTTCTCAGATAATAAAAATGCCCCTCTAAATCAAATTGATGAGTTCCAATATCAGTGGGGAAATTTTAGAGTAATATTTGAGAGTAAGATTCTAAGAGATGATTGTTTAGCAGTGTATGCCAAGAAAGTAAGTAAGGAGAAGTGATATGGGATTATTTGGATTTATAAAAGATATAGTTTTACTCCCGGTAGATGTTGTATTAGATGTAACAATGGTTACTCCAATTGGTAGAATAGTATCAGATTCAAATAAAGAAACTCCTTTTGGAACTATTGATAGATTAGGATCTTTGGTTAAAAATTTGGATGAAACAAAAGATTGAAAGTTATCATTACTATAGGAGAAAGTCTTGTATTTAATTACATATGAAAAGAATAATTTTTACATCAACCCTACTTTTGAAGAGTTTGTAGATAGAGATGAGTTTGAATCAGTTGTTGTTTATCTACAACAACTTTTTCTTTACTTTGATCAGTCTACAAAAAAGTACAAGATAGCCACTGATAGAATAGATGAAATTATCATGTGGTTAGAAAAGGATGGGCAGAAATATGAAATTTCAAATGCTTGTGCTGAACAACTTATAGTCATACAAAACGAATATAAGAAGAGAGAGGTTAAATTTTTTAGAGATGGAAAATTTGATCCCTCTGTATTAAATGAAGGGGTGGTTCCTTTTAATTATCAACTTGACTCAATCAATTGGAGTCTTAAAAGATCAAGGGTGCTTGACAGTCACGATGCAGGATTAGGAAAGACAATTATAAATATTTGTGTGTTCTCTACTCTTTATAAACAAGGTTTAATAGATGGTATTATTATAATCGTTCCTATTGGAATGGGCTTTCACTGGCAATGTCAAATATTAGAATTTGTAAATCAATTCCAAGATTCTGATATACAGATAATTGATAATCAGTTAAAGATTCAACCATTTGAAAAATTTAAAGATAAGAAAATTTTAATTATAAGACAAGATTTATTAGCGGATACAATAGCTTCTTATAATAAAGGGTTTACTCAAAAGAGTGAAGGTAAAAGAAAGTCATTAAAAAATCTTAAATGGAAAACTGCTGATTATGTTGATATAAAGAAACTATGGAAAAAAGAAAATATATTTCTTTTAGTTGACGAAGCCCATGGAATGAAACATAGTAGCTCCATTAAAACAAAAGCACTTCATTCTATTAAAAAGTATTTTGATTATAGATATTTACTCACAGCTACTCCAGCAATAAATGGTATGGAAGATTTATATTCTAATTTATCTTTCCTTGATCAGGGTATAATTCCGATGGGTGAACAAGCATTTAAAATTTGGATATCAAATAGTCTGGGTAATAAATGGGACAAGTATGCAATAAATTCTTATAATACAGAAAATGTTCAAAAGTTAATGCAGTCTTACCAACAGGTGTTTATACAAAAACGGAAAGAAGATATTCCTGAGATTAAAACTAAAAAAATATTTAATAGAATTGAAATACCCTTAACTACAATACAAAAAAGAATTTATGAATTAGTGGTTGAAGAGGAGTTAAGTATTCTACAACAAGAATATGAGGAAATTTCTTGGAGAGTGTTATTACAAAAACTTCATTTACTTTTAGAAGTTTTTGATAATCCAGAACTTCTTAAAAAAAGAACATATAGTAGTGAAGAGTTGATGAATTTAGTATCTAAATGGAAAATGGTTAATGATAATAAATTTATAGCTTTAAAAAGTAGGGTAGAGGATATTATAGAGAATCAAAACTCTAAGGTAATAATTTATGACATACACCCGCAGACAATAGATTCATTAGCAGAACAATTTAAATCCTATAATCCACTTGTTATACATGGGGGATTGAAAGTGAAGGATATAAATATTGATAGAAAAGAAAAACAAGATTTATTTAATTTTGATAAAAAACATAAACTAATGATTTTATCTATGTATACAAGTAGCCAAGGAATTAACTTACAACATGGTGGGAATCATATTTTATTTAATACCTTGAGCTGGGATGCAACACTTTTTGAACAAGCCCAGAATAGAACCGATAGAGCCACTTCAAAGAAAGACTCTTTAATTGAATTGTTCTACTATCCAAGAACACTTGATTCATTGCGTCTTAATAATAATCTAAATAGGATAGAATTGAATAGTAAAATGGATAAGAATTTAACCCAGCAAGATTTACAAAGATTGCTGCAGGGAGAAATATAATTTCAGGTGATTTCTTACTAATAATAAAATACCTATATACTAAGAGGAAATTATATAATGGCACTATATGAATCAAAATTTATTAGAGTTGAAGAGTCATTTTTAAAAGCAGATATACTAAAAGCCATATATCTGGCTAATAAGGTTATAAGCAGGAGAATAGGAGTAAAGATTTATACAGGAAGATTACCCATTGATTTTATTACTTCTAAAGGAAAATTTTCAGGGCTAATGTGTCTTATTATAGGAAAGAAAATGATCAGGTACAATTGGGCTATAAATGACACTTCTTGTACTATTACTTCTATAGATTTCTGGTTGAAAGGTATGACAGCAAGACCTACTTATAATCTTGAAACAGAAAGCCTTAATATAATTAAGTTAATAGATACAATATCCTCAGTATTACAAAATGATATACAACCAGAGTATTCAGTAATAACAGAATCTTATAAAGGAAAAGTTACTGAAGATTTTACTCCTAAGACGGGTGGAGGGAAAAGTAAGGCTATATCAGATGCTTTAAAACAATGGGCGATTGATAAAGATGTATCAGACGATAGGCTACAGAATACAAGAATATCATATTTATATAAAGATTTTCAATTTTGGTTTCAGGAAATGGCTGGACCAGAATTTGAGAATATGTCTGAAATGACTTTTAGAAATTATATAATGAATTTTCTAAAAGATAGAGGATTAAAAAATATCTATATTCGCAATTTGATTTTACGAACAGGTAATAAAGAGAAAATAGTAGTTACAGATAAAGCCTCTGAGATAGCTTATCAAGATATATCACATTTAGCTATGAATGTAGATGATATGAAAGAATTTATGGCAGATTCTTTAAGGGCAGTTGCAAGAGGATTCAGAACATCATTAATCATAGCAGGTAAGGCAGGATTTGGGAAAAGCTCCTTAACTGAAAAAATTCTAAAAGAAGAAGGAATGAGAGTTAAATCAGTTCAACAGATAAGAAATATAAAAGTGCTCTATAATTTATTTGCACAACATGGTGGCCCAAAAGATGTTATTTTACTGGATGATACTCCTGATACCTTTGATAAGAAATTTAGCGGTTACTTATCAGCAGCACTTGATGATAAACCTAAAAGAATAATTTCCTTTCCTAGTGAAATGGGGAAAGATATGCAGGATTTAAAAAAGTTTCAACCAGAACTTCTATATCAGGGTAAAATTGTAATCTTGACAAATAAAACCAAAAAAGAAATACCTACTTATTTAAAAAGTAGAAGTATTACTATAGAAGTTCAGGCTGACGTAAGTGCGATGAGCGATGACATCCGGAAAAATCTCCTAAATGTTTTACCCCAGGTTCCTATGGAGTCTAAATTGGAAGTTTTAGACTTTATTGAAAAATTAGGTAAACATATTTCTTCCATAGATTATAGAACTTTTATGTTAGCCGTAGTTTTCAAATCAGCTGGATCACCCGATTGGAAAAAAAGAGTGTATGCGTTGCTTAAATAGCTTATTTAAATCTTAGATAGATTTTGTCGAAGAGAATAAATACAAAATTCAATGGTATATTGATAATTACGAAAGATTAGAAGAAGAGTATTATATAAATAGATTGGCTACTAATAAATAAAATTAAAGGAGAAGCCATTGCATAATTTATTAGAGGAATTTAAAGGAAAAGATATATTTATGATTTCACACCAAGATCTGGATGGTGTAGGAGCTATAATAGTTTATAAATATTATGTGGAACCCTATGCAAATAAATCATATATTTTTTCGGGTGGTCACGACGAGATAGATACCCTAGAATTAGATGTATTCAACGAGTACAATTTAATTTTATTTACAGACATAGCACCAACAGAAGAATTATATAATGTTTTAATTAAATTAGGAAAAGAAGTTAAAGTGTTTGATCACCATCAATCATCGTACAATACATTATTGAATGTTATCAAGGAAGAAAATTATTATTATTCTACTGAAAAATGTGGTACTAAAATTTTCTTTGATGAATTAACTAAAGGAAGAAGAACAACTAAATGTGTACATCAATTTTGTGAGTTGGTGGACACGTACGACAGATGGCAAGAGTGTTCCGCTTTATGGAAGGATGGCAAAGCATTACATAATATCTTATGGGGCAGTGTCAATTGGTCTGCTACAAATAATTTAGATAAATATGAAAAATTTATTATAAACCAACTTGAGAAAATGCAGAAAGGTAAAAACTTTTATCTTACCGCTTATGAAAATAAATTAGCTCTCGCTGCTGAAGATAAAGAAAGAGAATTTTATATAAAAGCAAAAAGAGATATATCATTTCGAGTTGATAATGAAGGTAATAACTATGCATATTTTGAGTGCCCTTCCAAAACATCCCTTATTGCTAACCGCCTATTAAAGGATTATAGTCAATTAAAATATATAGTAGGAAGAGGAACTTATGAAGATAAAGAAGGGACTTATGATAATTCTTTATCTCTTAGATCACTAGGAGAAACAGATGTTTCTATCATTGCTGGATTACATGGTGGAGGAGGTCATCATAACAGTTCTGGTTGTTCTATAGATGATTATGAAAAATTCCTACAATTTAAATCTGGAAAAATTCATTTAATTTAGTATTTATTTTTTAATTTTGTAAGTTAATTCTATATATTATAAAAATAAGGAGAAATAAAAATGGGACATTGGGGATTTGGTTATGAGGAATCAGATACATATCTAGATATATTAGATTCTGTATTTGATCCAATAGTAAAAATAATAGAAGCGGACGAGTATTATCTTAATGAATATGTGGCTGCTTCAGGAATACTACTAGATTTATTATTAAATAGAAAATTAAGATATTCTCCTAATATGGATTTAGTTGAAACAGCAATAACTAATTTAATTGGTATTGCAAATGAAGGGGACTTATCTGATTGGAATCCTAATCAAGAAAGTAGAAAAGAGAGTATTCTTCTTTTAATTAAAGATTTAAAAAAGTTACACAAAAAGGAAAGTAGATCAACATCACTCTTCGATAAAATGATGGCAGATAATAAATGAGTTTGGATGATAAGTTCTTAGGGAAGATTATTTCCTATAATCCAGACAGTGATACACTTACTATTAAATTAAATTTCACTACGGAAGACAAAAAAGAAACTTTATTTGATTTATTTAAAAGTAATAAGATATTTTCTTTTGTTATAAGGAAAGCGTACAAAGAAACGAAGAGCACTGCACAAATTCGTACTTACTTTATGCTTCTTGGTCAAATACTTGACAAACTTGATATACCAAAAGATAAAGATGTTATAGCTGAATTTGATAAACAGTTACTTACTACTTTATTTCCTTGTAGATTTATGGAAATTTTGGGGCAGAGCATACCCATTCCCCCGAGCAAAAGCGAGATGTCAAAAGAAGATTTTTCTTTGCTAATTCAGAATATACTTGATACCTACAGTGCTTTAGATATTAAGATAGATAGTTATTAAGCTTATACTAATATAAAAAATAATTAGGAGAAGTTTAATGATAAAATCAAGAATGGAAGAAATAATTGATCCAGAAGCTGTTACAACTGATGATAAAGATGAGATAGTAATTAAGCTTCCTAGACCTATTATAAATAATGATTTAATTATATCAATAGATGAAGATATTGAAGAACCCAGCAACTACAGAAAAGTATTTGAAGCTTTAAGATCAGCAAAAGAGGGTGATATAGCTTATTTAAATATAAATTCATTTGGTGGTTATATATGTACTATGGCACAATTTTTTCATTTTCTTTTAAACACCAAAGCACATACAGTTGCAAATGTTTTTACTGCCTATTCTGCAGCAAGTGTGATTGCTTTATGTTGTGATGAGATAAATATATCACAGTTTGGATCGATAATGGTACACAGCATGAGCACAGGAACTTATGGAAAAATTTCCGACGTGGAAGGTTATTCTAAATTTGCTTTGAAACAAGATAAGGACATTGCGGATACTGTTTATCAAGGATTCCTTACCAAAGCAGAAATTATAGAAACAAATAAAGGGAAAGAATTTTGGATGAATAAAAAAGAATGTGATTCAAGATTAAAAAATTATAAAACAGTAAAACAGAGATTTTTAAATAAAAAATAATAAAGAGGCTACAATGAAAGTATCTAAAGTGATAGAAAATTTGGAATATCTTAAAACAACTTATGGGGACTTAGAACTAGATATTTATCTAGAAGAGGATGAGGATGGTGAAATTCAATTAGACAATTTATTTTTTGCTACTGACTTGAATACTCTTACTATTCAAAATATTCCTTTTTAATTTTTAATATTTTTTCTATATATTATAAATAAATTCAGAAGGAAAAAGAAATGCTTACATATGTTACTCAAGACGGTGACACTTTTGCTTATCACTCAGAAGATTCATTGAGAGAGCAAAGAAAATTAAAATATGATTTGCACCTTGCTCAAAGCGGAATTCCTTCATTTTATTGGAATATCAACTTTGATGATTATCAGGGGAGTAAAACAAATAAAGAATATCTTTACATAAAAAGGTATGCAGATAATTGTCATAAAAAAGAATTTAATCATATACACTTATTTATTTATGGACTTCATAGTACTCAGAAGTCTGCACTTGCCTATAACATAGGGAAGGAAGCTATAAGAAATGGATTGAAAGTAAAATCTATTTTAGCAGGTACTCTTATAGATAAGTTAATGAAATTACAAGGATTTAATTTTATACAAGAAATTTATAATGAAGTTAAGGAATTGAAAGAGTGTGACTTATTGATCGTTGACGATTGTTGGGATGTGGAAAAAGCAATGCATTGGAATGGTCTCAATAAAAATTTAATTATAGGTGAGTGGGATCAATTCTTTAGAGAGGTTTTAGCCTCCAATACTAAAATAGTAACTACATCAAACTACGATAAAAATAATATAGGACAACATTTTGGTAAATCAATTTTTGAACTTATTGATCGGAATTTTTTCCAAGTACATCTTACAGAATCTATTAAAGAAAAAAGAAAATTAAATGTTGCTCAAGTATTCGCTGATATAGAAAAACAAGAAGAGGTTAAAAGGAGGAGTTAATATTGGATATTTATGAAAAGAAGTATACTGAATTAAAAGAAGAATTTGATATTAAATATGGTAATAAACAAGTTCAACCTTTTGAGGCAGTGGATTTAAAAATACAATTTCTTGTAGATAAGCTTGTAGAAGTTTTAGTAGAAATAGATAAATTAAAAAGGTGAATATATGAACAATTTAAAAATCAAAACATTGTATCCATTTTCAGCTACATGGTTAGATTATCCAGATGCAGAAAGTTATGCTGTATATGTAAGTTCAATAGGATGTAATTTAAATTGTGGAGGATGTCATAATCAGATATTACATGACTACAAAGCAGATGAAAAAAATGAATTTATAAAAACAAAAACATTTACTCTAAAAGAATTTCAAAGTGAACTACTAGATGTATGCTATAGGAATAAAACTAATAAAGTTGTATTAGGTGGAGCAGATTTTCTATACAGAGAAAATATAGACTTTACAAGACAGTTTATAAAAAGTTATGGTAATGTATATAAGATATGTTTATATACGGGGTATACTGCTGATCAGGTAAAAGCTAAAGATATTAAAGGATTTACATTTTTAAAGTGTGGAGCATATACGGAGAAGTTCAAACAAGAACCAATAAAGACAGATAACTATATTCAACTAGCATCAACCAATCAGGAAATATATGATTCAAGATTTAATTGCCTATCCAGAAATGGAAGGATGCAGTTTTAATTAAAATAATAAATGAGGAAGTAATAAATGTTTGAAAAATCAAGCATCAATCAGGCTGTTAATAGCGTCTACAAAACTCTTCAAAATCAGCTTATAAAAACATATGGGATTGAAGTAGAAGAGAGTGAAATAATTACAGATCAGATTCTTAAAGTACATGGTATGAGTAAAGAAGATTTTTCTGTTATAGATAAAATAGAAAAGTTGATTTCAAATAAATTAAATGATGAATCAATTGACGATAATAGTAACAAAAATGAAAAAACTATAAAAGGGATAATGAAGGAGTCAATTGCTCCATTTGAAAAGATGACTGGATATAGATTTCTTTATAGAAAGATGGCAGAAATTTATGGAAAGAAAGAGGCTAAGCATCTTACATCTCTTATGTATGACTTTACTCTTGGATTATCCGATTCTACAAATATACTTGTACCGTATTGTTGGGCATTTGATGCTAGTAAACTTGTTACTCTTGGTAAACCCTTTGGACAGTTACCTTCAAGTCCTACAAAAAGATTTGAATCATATACTTCATTATTAAATGAAGTAATACACCAGATGTCAAACCACGCTGCTGGAGCAATTGCTATAGGAACTTTCTTTTTAGATATAGCTCATTTACTTTTAATGAAAGAGGGTAAGTGCTTAGAAGATTTGAAAGAACCTAAATATAGAAAAGTTATAATTAACCAGTATCAAAAAGTTGTGCATGGTTTTAATTCTCTAAGTAGAAGTGGGGGAACAGAATCCCCCTTTACAAATATATCTTTATTCGATAGAGAGAAATTAAACAAACTGGTTGTGGAAGAATACTCTTGGTATTATATGAATGAGGATGGAACATTCCCTATTGACTTAAATGATGTAATAGAATTTATTATGGAACTTCAGATTATCTTTATGGAATTTTTTGATAAAGGTGATCCAATGAATGATGGAATGCCTTACAGATTTCCTGTTGCTACCCTCAATATATCAAAGAAGAAAGATAAAGATGATAAATGGGTTATAGAAGATAAACATTTTCTTAAACAAGCCTGTAAGAAAGATATTTATAGATATAACATATTTGTAAGTGAGGGGAATAAAATAGCAAGTTGCTGTAGGCTTCTGAGCTGCCTAGATATGATTGATTTAGCATCACAAGCAAATAGTTTTGGCGCAGGAGGTTCTATTTCACTAGGGAGTCATAGAGTAATAACAATTAACTTTTCTAGACTTGCTTTAATATCCAAAACACCTGAAGAATTTTTAGAACTTATTAAGTTACATACAAATAATTGTAAAAAAATTCTAAAGTCTCATAAACAACTTTTACAGGATTCAAAAAAATCACATCAGTTTATTCAAATAGGTTGGATGCAATTAGAAAGAATGTTTTCAACATTAGGAATTATGGGTTATATAGAAGCGCAAGATATTATGAAATCTAAATTTAAAGAATTAAAGAATGTTGATTATATGAAAGTATTCTTAGATTATTTTAATAATGAAGTTAACTCAAATAATGAAAATTTTATGGGGTGCCAATTCAATGTGGAGCAAATTCCAGGAGAGTCAATGTCACACAGATTACCAAGAGTTGACAAACTTATCTTTGGAGAAAAGAGTGTTCCTTATGATATCTATGCAAATCAATTTGTATCACTAACTGATCAAAATCATACTTTATGGGAAAAGATGGAAATAGATGGTAAATATCTTACCGGACTTACCGGGGGTGGAATTTCACATATCAATACAGGTGAACATATTACAGCAAAACAAGCTGAGAGGATTATTAACTATGCAGTAGAGTGCAATTGTGAGCACTTCGCCATAACAGGAACATTCTGTCAGTGTGAAGATGGACATGTACTTATAGGGAATAGGGAGACTTGTGCCAAATGCGGAAAACCCATAAAAAGAAAAATTGCTAGGGTTGTTGGATTTTTTGTTCCTGTGGATGATATGAGCACTTATAAAAAAATATATGATCATGACAGAAGAAAAGAATTTACAAATGGAGATTTTGATTATGATAATATTCAGAAAGTTCAGTGATATTAAATTCTCAGATATACTAATAATTATACAGGAATTGATAAGTAGATGCAAAAAGAATTAAAAGGTAAAATAGTAAAAGTTTATATTGATCCAGAAACAAAAAGAGAGTATGAAGGGGATGGTAGAATAGAAAGGGTTATAAAACAATTCACAGATGATTTATTTTATTGTGATATTAGTTTTCCCGATGATTATTTTTCTACCACTATTGATGTAAATGATGTACTTTACTAAAATAAAAAAGGAGTTAAGAAAATGGACAATAGTTTGTTACATAATTTTATAGAAAATTATATGGCTGATCATAATCTTCCAATGGATGAAATTACTTTAGTTGGAATTAGAGATTCAAAAGATCAGGATAAAGATGCTATCAATGATCAACTTGGATTTATTACTAAAACAGAATTGTTTCTTTGTAAAGGTACAACAGAACCCGGAGTATATTGGGTAAAGGATAAAGTAGAAAGAAATAAACAAGGTACTTTTCATTTGAACGAAGGATTTCATGAAGCTATTTGGAGTATAGGAATTCATAAAGGATATGAAGCACTTACAAATCAATATCCTCAATGTAAACCAACTAAAGGTTGGAGAGATGTCAATTATGATTTTACTAAAGATGCTAAAGATGTTCAAGTGTGTGATTATTTTGGAATAAATTTTCATAGAATGCATCCTATATCAATAGTAGATAAGGTAGGGAAATACTCCGCTGGATGCCAAGTAGTACAGGATGCTAAAAATTTAAAATATATTTTAGATACAATAAAAAATACTCAGATGTATAAAGGAACATCTAAGAAAACTGTATTTAATTATTTATTGTTCACTATTGATCAATTACCAAAAATTTAGTTCACATGTGGATATGGATACAAATATTATTCCCCCTCTGTATTCTATCCACAATAATTTATATAATTTTTTCTCAATTTGATATAAATAATTTTTAATTATTGACATTTTTTCTATATATTATACTTGTAAGATAAATTTAAATAAGGATATCAAATATGAATATATCAGTAACTGGTTCACGTTCTATCGAAAATTATAACTGGTTTAAATTAGAATTAGAATCTATCATAAAAGAATATAATGAAATTACTTTTATATCTGGGGGAGCGAGAGGTATTGATTCTTTTATTAAAAAATATTGCATAGATAATAATTTTAAAATAAATGAAATTCTACCTGATTGGGATAAATTTGGTAAATCCGCTGGGATTATTAGAAACAAAAAAATTATAGAAGATTCTGATTTTAATATAATTTTTTGGGATGGAAAAAGTAAAGGCTCAAAGTTTAATATTGATTATTGTATTAAAAATAATAAGAAACACAAGGTAATTATATATGAAAAGATATAAAAGAAATTTAGATGAAGGTTTATCTATAATAGATGATAAACTAGTTTTTGATTATTCTAATGATTCTGGACTTAGAGTAGCTTTAGGAACTAAACAGTTTAAATTTAAACCCTATAAAACTAAAGTGGATGATTATTCTATAATATCTTTATATCAAGTAACATCAGAGGATAAAGTTATTTTAAGAACATTAAAAAATGAAACATCTATTCAAGTAGATAAAAAAGACTTAGATTATTTTGCAAATCGTAGTGCTTTATATGCTTTTCAACAAATCCCAGAAGAAATTGATATAATATTATTTAGTGAAAACAGTTACTATTTATTTGATAGTTTTATTAAAAAGTTAGAATCTAGGTTCTCTTCAAAAGTTATTGCTATATCTCAAAGTATTTATAAAACAACTACAGATAATTTAAAAATTAAAGACGATGCGCCCATTAAGTATTTAAAGGATTTACAAATACTTTTAACTTCATTAAAAAAGAAAGATACTATTAAATTGAGAAATGATATTCCTTTAAAATTTAGAAAGTATTTTACAGGATTTATTTCTATAAGAAATGGTGTTCAATTTGAAAATAAAAATATTCTAATTGTAGATGATATATTAACTACTGGAAGTACGTTTTTAGAATTATTTGAAGTTTTAAAAATAAGAGGTGCATCTAATATTTATGGATTAACTTTATTTAAATTTAGGTAAAAAATATTTAATTTTATCGAAAATTTCTATATATTATAGGTATAGAAAAGAAAAATAACTAAGGAGAAATAATATGTCAGTAGAATTAAAAGTTTTATCAGAAAAGGAAATTGGTCTTGAACTTGTAAGATTAAACTCTATTATAAAAGAGTTGGAAGATACCTATACTACTTATATAGGAGAATTAAAATCAAGGGGATTGAAGGAAGCATTATACTTTCCTGATTTTGAAATGAAAGTATCTCCTACAGATGGTAAAGCATCTTCTGATTATGATGTTGTAGAGATTCATAATGAGATGGCGAAAGAAGGAATGAATATTCTAATGCAGTTTCCAAAGATTGTAAAGATCAATAAGAAACAGGCAGAAGAACTTGAACCAGTAGAAGTAAGAAATACTGTTCTTTCAATACTTTTAAAAAATGTAAAAGTAACTCCTGGTACCCCAAGTATTAGTGTTTCTAAAATGAATCTTAAAGAACAAAAAGAACACCCGAAAGAGGTAATTTAATGCAAAGGAAAAAGAAAGGATTTAGTATTGAATTGTATACGAAACATGATACTGAAGAGTATGTAATTTATTTTGAAGAAAAATGTTATCCGAGGAGTAAAAAGGAAATTGTATTTTGTTACATTCAAGATTCTTTTTTAGATGATTTTACTTTTAAAGGTAAAGCTGTATGTCATAAGGATGATACCTACAGTTTGTCTACTGGAAGAGATATTGCTTTTCATAGAGCTTTAGAAAAAAGAGATGAGTATTATAGAAAAATGCAACTTCGTATTTCTAAAGTTATAAATGATGCTATGAAACATAATGTAAGTATTGAGAAGACATTTAACGCTTTCAATAGAAAAAACTAATAAACAGGGAGGGTGCTGGAAGGTGGTTAGACAGCGTCCGATACAAAGGATGGAGTATTATTGGTTCGAATCCAATCCCTCCCAAATCAAAATAATAAAGAGGTAATATGGCTATTACAAACAAAGCAGGTGAAAAAGTATCAGCACAAAGTTACGCCAAAGAAATTCTTAAGGAGTATTTAGATAATTTCAAACTTGAATCAACAGAAAAATTTTCAGAACTCAAAAGAACAGAACCAATGAAAGTGCAAGCATTTGTAGATAAGCTTAAAATAAGAATTGATAAGATTCTTATGGAAAAAGTTAAGGAGAATAAATAATAGATCGCGGGACAAACAGTATTAGTGCTGTAACGGTTTCATAAGTCGTAATTGGTGAAGGTGCAGTTCCTTCTCCCGCTAATTTTAAAAATAGGAGAATTAAATGCTTGAGATAAAAATTAAATATCATGTAGAAGATTTAGTTAAGCTAGAAAAGATAGACAAAGGAGATTGGATAGATTTAAGAGCTTCAAGGGATTATAATTTATTTAAAGGTAATTTTGAACTAATTGATCTTGGGGTATCCATTAAAATACCCAAAGGATATGAAGCTCATCTTGTACCAAGAAGTTCTACTTTAAAAAACTTTGGAGTAATTCAGTCGAATAGTATGGGTATAATTGATGAAAGCTATTCAGGTGAGAATGATCGCTGGATGATGCCAGTAGAAGTAAAAAGAGATACTATAATTAAAAAAAATGATAGGGTATGTCAGTTTAGAATTATAGAAAAGATGCCTGAAGTTACTTTTGTTGAAGTAGATAACATGGAAGATGAATCAAGAGGTGGTTTTGGATCAACAGGTACTAACTAAATGGAGAATGGAATGGAACTATCAGATAAAGAAGCTAATAAGATTTATTGGGAAGATAAACATGAAAAGTGTAAACAATGTACAAATAAATGTAAACAAAGTTCAAAAGTAATTCAAATAATATGTCCAAGATTTGAAAAGAAAGGAGAATAATAATTGCAAGAATATAAAATTATAAAACAAGTTCTACTTGATTATGTAGATGAAGAAACAATATTTTATGAAGAAGAGGAAAATTGTTTTTATTTTCTTTTTGGGGTATTAGGAGAATATGATGAAGTATGGTCGATATCTTTTGACTTGACTTTACTACCAACTTCAAGGGAAATGTTAATAGCATGTAATCTTATTATAGATTTAATGAACCGTCAAATTATGTGCCAGATGGATAGTCCCTTCTATTCTATATTTACCTCAGATGGTGTATGTAAAGATTTACTATGGGATTCTGATATATACAAAGAAATGCAAGAATCTAAAGAGAATTATGAAGTAGTAAAAGAAAGACTAACTAAAAAAATATTAGATGTTATATCAGAAGAGGTTAAACCTGATATATCAAATGCTCATTAAGGATAAGAATTATGGAAGAAAATACTCAAGCAAAAATAGATAGACTTATGTTTAACTTTGGAGAATTTCTAAAGGAGAAAAATAGAAGATATGGAGATGCTGCAATTTCCCCTATTCAAATATTTTCTAAGACAGAAGCGGATAATCAAATATGTTCTCGTATAGATGATAAGCTAAATAGAATTAAAAATGCTTCTGAAATAAAGAAAAACGATTTGAGCGATCTTTTTGGATACTGCGCCCTTTTACTTATTCAAAAAGATTGGATAACATTTGAGGAGTTTTTAGATTGATTAAAATAATAAATATCACAAATAACCCTCTTTCTCTAATGGGAGAGGTTGCTTCAACTTGTTGGGGTAGTAAAGGATCAAAACAAATCGGAATAGATTGTATAACAAGTGGACATCATAGAGTAATGGAATATCCAGATATGACTATTGAGATATCTGGATACAGTGCTAGAATGATTCGTGAGCTGTATACTCATATAGTTGGGACTACGAGGTTACAAGAATCAACAAGATATATTGATTGTGAAAATTTTGGATATTATCTACCAGATTCAATATTAAACTATAAAGATAATGGTACTGCAAATAATCCTTTAACCATATATAATGGACTTATGAAAGTTATAAGAGAAAGCTACAAAGAACTTATTGATTATGGAATTCCAAAACAGGATGTAGCAAATATTCTTCCTCTTGGTATGCATAGCAAAATCGTACTCAAAATCAATTTAAGAGCGTTACTTCATATGGCTGAACTGAGACTATGTAAAAGAGCATTACCAGAATTTCAAGATTTTATGAATGAACTTTTTCATATATTAAAGCGTGTAGATTCTGAATGGGATTATATAATGTTCAATTATTATAAACCTAAGTGTGAAGTGATTGGTTATTGCATAGAAAAAAATAGTTGTGGAATTATACCAATGAAAGAGGATATAATAAGTTGATAATAAATGACAATATATTTACAGTTTTACCAACGATAGAGGAGTGTTCACAGAATCTAATATTTTCTGACCCGCCTTATAATCTTTCATCTAAATGGAAATTACAAAATGATAGAGTAGTCCTTGATGGTAAAGGTCGAGACTTTATGAATAAATGGGATGGGCTTTCTGATATAGATTTAGAAACTATGTTTGAAGAATTTTATAGAATTCTTAAACATGGTGGATTTTGTTGTATGTGGTCACTTTCAAGACAGCACTTGCCCTTCTTATATTATAGTAATAAAGCAGGATTTGAAAACTTACAATCTATTTCATCTTATTTTATTTCATCTTTTCCTAAAGCTATGGATTTAAGTAAAATGTTAGATAAACATTATGGAGAAGAAAGAGAAGTTATAGGTAAAAGATTTAATGGTAAAGGTTCTGATAGTAACAGTGGTATTTATGCTATGAATAATGGTGATAGCCAACTAACAAAAGATATAGATATAGCATCTAGTCATCTAGCTAAAAAATATGATGGTTATAAATCTTCAATTTGTCCCTTGAAGGAAGTTTCGGAAACTCTTCTTGTATTTAGGAAACCTTTTAAGTATAAGTCAATCATTACTGATATTGTAGCGAAAGAAGAAAATAATGAAACTGATATACATGGAGTTGGAATAAATATAGATGGGAATAGAGTGGGGTTTACGAGTAATGATGATTCAAGGGTAGACAAAAATTATAACCATAAAGCAAAAGCGGGATTAGAATTTGAAAAAGATAATTATAAAGGAGAAGAACAAACTTTATATTCTCAAAATGGAAGATACCCTTCAAATTTATATCTTATAGATGGATTTAATTATGCACCAGAACAGATAAAAGAAATACTTACAAATAAACAATTTAACATATTAGAAAATATAGGGATAGATATAGAACCTCTTCAATATATGTTAGAAGAAAAACAGATAGAATATGTATGTAACTATCTCGATAAGTTTGAAATAAGTAAAGTGCTAGATGAACAAAGTGGTATTTTACGAAGTGGTTCTATGGAGGATACTAGTGGATATAGTTCATTTTATTTTAGAGAAGTTGAAAATAGAGATAGGACTACTATACATGCTAATCATTATGAAGGGTGTTCACGAATTTTACATAAGTGTAAATACGAATTGAATGAATTTAATATTTTTAACTATACTACTAAGGTTTCAAGTTTTGAGAGAAATGCAGGGTGTGACAAGTTAGATGATTTAAAAATAGAACAATCCAATGCTAATGTTATAGGATTAAAAAATAATATTAATACTTCTTCTGGAAAAGAAAGATTAGTTAAAGAGTTTGTAAAAAATAATCATCCGACACTAAAAAACATGAATTTACAGTACAAGCTTATGAATTTATTTCTATGTCCCAAAGAAGATATAAAAGATTTTAAAATACTTATCCCTTTTTGTGGTGTTCAATCTGAATATATTCCGGCTATAGCTTTAGGAATACTAGAAGAAAATATAACAGGTATAGAAATATCAAAAAAGTATTGTGAAATAGGCGATGCAAGAAAAGAATATTGGATTAAACATAATTTTTATTTTAAAGAAGATAAAAAAGAAAAAGAAGAACTAAAGAATGAAGCTATAAAGAAAGATTCTGGTTTAAATAAAAAATTATTTTAATTTTGGTTAAATTTTCTATATATTATAAATAATAAAACTAAGGAGAAATGAATTTGAATACACAAGAATACACCGGAACAGATATTATTGATAGTCTTCGTTTTTACTATATGCTAAGTACCTATCTCATCTCAAGAGAGAATACTGAATATGAATCATCTCAGAGTCTTAATTCATTTATTCGAGAATGTTTATCTAAAATTGATAATAAAACATTTAGTCATTATACTGAAGTAGCTTATACTACCCTTCCAGCTGAGTTCTTATCTTTTATGGAAATATCCTCAAAAGGTGATAGAGACCAAGTAATGTTCAAGGAAGTTAAAGTTATATGATTTTAAAGGAGCAAGAAAAATTTGTTAGAAAATTTAATAAGTTATTAAAGAGTAGTGAAAAAAATATTATATCTATAAGTATAGATAAAGATCAATATACTATTAAATTTATAAATGGACAAATTTTTAAATTTAAGTTTTATTTGCCTATAGACATGATACCTTTTATACCCATACATAAAACTTACAAAAAATTATTATTTTAGGATTATACAATGACAGAATCTTTTCTAAAGAAAAGGGATAAGTGTGATTCTTGTCCACTTGAGATAGATATAAAAAAAGGTACTTTTATAAGAGCATCTAAAAAAAATGAAATTCAAGTTAAAAGTGATTTACAAGATTATTCTAATGTAGATTATCTTTTTCTTACTGATTGTATAGAGCAAGATAAAGATTTAGATAAACTATATAATCTAATAAAAGTTAAAGGCATTAAAAACTTTGCTATTACATCTGCAATAGGGTGTAGAACAATAAGTTATGAAGTATCTACTCCTTTATATTCAACTTATAATTATTGTAAATCATTTGATATTAAAAAATTCAATCCAAAAGTTGTATTTACATTTGGTAAAGCAATTTATTATTTTACAAGAGGATCAGTATTTTCCTCTTGGAGAGATTTTAGAGAATTTGTATTTAATGAAACATATTTTTATCCTCATATAAAAGAAGAATGGAAAGGTAGAATTTATCCTTGTTCATTTATTCATGACTTATTTCAATTTGATACTTTTGAACATTTACATTTTACTAAGAATCTTGGGTTTGCTCAATTACATATTAACAATTATGTAAATGAAAAATTTATTATGCCTGATTATAAAATAGAAAAAGTTTCCGATCTATCCTTATTTATAGATGAGCATAGAGATGAAAAGAAAGGGGCTTTTGATACAGAAACAAATAGTCTTAATGTATTTGTAGATGACTTTAAAATGGGGTGTATGCAGTGTTCCTTTGATGGAGTTAATGCTTATTATATACCATCATCTACAATAACAAATAAAAGAAAACTTTCTATATGGCTTAATAATATATTTCAGATTTGGGCAAATGGGAAGTACGATTGCAAAGTATTGAATAGAAGTGGTATAAAAGGTTATCATGTCGATGAAGATATACCCCTTATATTCCATATTATGAATACTGAAAGAGATTCAAATTCAATCAAAGTTCTATCTTGGTTCATTGGTTTTGGTGGATATGAAGATGAACTTGATGAATATAAAAAGAAACACAAAATTAAAAACTATTTAGATATACCTGAAAATATAATGATAAATTATTCAGGATTAGATGCTATAGTTACTTATAGATTGGATGAATTTTTACATAAATATTTAGTTCCAAGACAACAAGAAACATATAATTTATATAGAAATGATATAATACCGGTAATACCTGTATTCCAAGAAATAGAGGAGAATGGATTACTGGTTGATAAAGAGTATATAAAAAATTATCATAATGAATTAATGATTAAAAAAGAAATTGTTGAAAAAGAAATTTATGAATTAGCGGGTAAAAAATTTAATATAGGTTCTAATGATGAATTAGGTTTATTATTAAAAGAATCTGGTTTACCGAATTATGGTGTAACTAAAAAAGGTTTATATCAAACTAATGAGGAGATTTTATTAAAATGGAAAAAAGATGGTTTTAAAATAGTTGAAAAAATTCTAGAGTATAGGAAGATAACAAAATTAGACTCCACTTATATAGGTAATAAAGACGAGGAAGCTGAATTTAATTTCTTCGATAATTCAAAGAAAGAAAAGGAAAGCGTAGGCTTATATCAATATATAATGTCAGATAATAAGGTGCATGGAAATATCATGCCGGCACTGACTGACTCAATCAGATCGTTATCGTTTCAGCCCAACCTACAAAATTTTCCGAAAAGGGGGGATGAAGGTAAAGCTTTTAGAAAAGTATTTATAGCTCCAGAAGATTATTATTTTTGTGAAGCAGACTATGCAGGATTTCAATTAAGACTTATGGGTATATATTCTAAAGATGAAACTATGATAGATGCTTTTATAAATCAGGGAGGAGATTTGCACTCCGTAACGGGATGCGAGGTATTTTCTCAAGGTACTGAATTATCTTATTTTATGGAGCATAAAAAAGAGGATCCATACAAGACAGCAAGATTTAATGGGAAAGTTGTAAATCTATCTTTTGTTTTTATGGTTAGTCCATTCTCTTTTCAAAATTCTATCAGAGAAGAATGGACACCTGAACAAATAGATGATTACATTAAAAAGAATAAATTAGAAATAATTAAAGACAGCAAAACAGGATTTCAAAATAAAAATCTTACTATAGCCACTGATATACATAAAAAGTTTTTTATTAAGTATCCTAAACTACCTGAATATGCGGCTAATATGCAAAAGTTTGCAAGAGAAAATGGTTATGTAGATTGTCCTATATTTCCTGGATTAAGACGACATATACCTGAACTACTAAAACAAGGAAGTAATCTTAATAAAGAAAAAATGTCACATTATTCAAATCTTAATAATATAACAGTGAATACTGGGGCACAGGGTGGAGAGGCTTTAATTATATATAGAGCTTTGATAAAAATACATAAAAAGATTAAAGAACTAAATCTTAAAAGTATGCTAGTTGGGTGCGTGCATGACTCAATTGTGCTGTACATACATAAAACTGAAACAGAGCAAATGTATTATATACTAAAAGAAAGTATGGAAGTATTTGATTATAGTATTCCCATATTAGCTGAAGTTGAATATGGGGATATTTGGGGATTTGGTACTGAGGTAGATAAAAATAATATTGGAGAATTCAAATGAATGATTTTTTAAAAAGAAAACCACTGCATAATAGAAATGAAGAATGGAAAGAACACTGGCAAGACATGCCTGAATTTATATGTAATGATTTAGGTCCACATTCTCAAATTATAATTTCATTTAAAACTAAAGAGGATAGAAAAGCTTTTTCTAAACTTATAAATCAACCAATATCAGAGAGAACAAAATCTTTATGGTATCCTAAAGAAGACATTGATTTTGTAGAACATTTGAGGTATGTCGATGATAAAAAATAAGCCTCAATTCCCTATATACCTACCATCTAAAGGAAGACATGATATAAAAGGTTATACAAGTGATAATCTCAGTGAAATGGAAATACCTCATTATATTGTTATAGAAGAACAACAGTATGATCTATACTATGAGAATCATAAGGATAATAAATTTGTTACTCTACTTATTCTTGATAAAAAATATCAAGATGAATATAACACTTTTGATGATTTAGGTAGTACCAAAAGCAAAGGACCAGGTGCGGCTAGAAATTTTGCATGGGATCATTCTATTAAAATGGGATTTGATTGGCATTGGGTAATGGATGATAATATTATGTCATTTAAAATCTTTAATAATAATAGACAGATTAAAACTACATCCGGTGTAATGTTTAAAGCTATGGAAGATTTTTGTTTAAGATATAAGAATATAGGAATGGCTGGTCCTCAGTATTATATGTTTGTACCAAGAAAAGCTATATTACCTCCTTATGTAACTAATACTCGTATATACTCGTGTAATCTCATTAGGAATGATGTTCCATATAGATGGAGAGGTCGTTATAATGAAGATACAGATTTATCTTTATGTATGTTAAAAGATGGATGGTGTACAGTTCAATTTAATGCATTTCTGCAAGAAAAACTTACAACTCAAGTGCTTGGTGGCGGTAATACAGAAGCTTTCTATGCACATGAGGGTACTCTTCCTAAATCTCAAATGTTAAAAGATATGCATCCAGATGTAACAGAGGTAGTGTGGAAATTTAATAGATGGCATCATTATGTAGATTATGGTCCATTTAAGAAAGTTAAACTTATTTTTAAAGATGATTATATAGTTAAAGAGGGTATAAATAATTATGGTATGGCATTAAAACAAGTTAAATAATTATCATTTTTACTAATACATAAAAATAATTTAATTTTAATGATTATTTCTATATATTATAGTTAAAGTTATGGATCAAATAGATATTAAACTAGTTGGAGATAAATTTTGAAAAAGAAGGAACCAAAGTCTTCAAGAAATACTAAGAATCAAAAGTTATTATCACCAAAAGAATCTAAAGAACAGGTTCAAATTGAAAAAGAGGAAATTATTCAAGTTGAACTTAAAAGAAGTTATAATTGTAAATGTGGTTGTAAAGTAATTCTTGAGGGAGAAACATATAAAAGAAAAGTGAAAGATGGTTTTGAACTTTGTAGTGGCTGTTCTAAATAATTTTTAAAAAATAATAAAAAGTTGTTTACATTTTTTTACATACATTGCCAGAAAGATACACCCTCTTTAGAGGTGTGTATGAATGGCAAAAATAATGAATTTTTTTGATAAAAATAAAAAAAGTAGTGTACTTTTCTATAATATTGTAATATATTATATATGATAATACTAATAAACAAGAGGTTTAACATGGAATATGAAAAGATAATATTTAATTTTCCAAAGCAATATAAAAGAAAACTTGAAAAAATAGTTTCTATGGGGAATGTAGAAAATGAAAAAAGCACAACTTTAAGTGGGTTAATTTCTGAAACTTTAATTAGGGAATTTGATTTAGAAAATGAAAAAACATCATTATAAATCTGATTGTAATTATCATCTTATTATATGTCCTAAATATAGACATAAGGTATTGCATGATGAAGTCAAGAATTTTTTAAAGAATAAATTTAAAGAAATTTGTATTAATTATGATTATGAATTATTAGATTTTTCAATAGAAATAGACCATATTCACTTTGCATTAAAATTACAACCAACGTATTCTATTGGTTCTGTTGTTAGAAATTTAAAATCAATAACTGGATATTATTTGTTTAAGGAATTTCCAGAATTAAGAAAGAAATATTTTTGGAATAGCGGATTTTGGACTCATGGTTATTTTGTTTCGACTGTCGGTCGAGTTTCAAAAGAAAAAATTATGGAATACATTAAGTCACAAGAAAATTATGATAACTAAAAATCAACAAATAAAATATTCTCTTTCCGCTACAGGAGAAAAAAGAAAAACTCAAACTTGTAAAGTTTATGAATTAAAGCTTTGTGAAAACAAACTTAATAAAATACAAATTGATTTTTTGCATAGGATTTTCCTTGAGGCAAAATGGATATATAATGATATTTTAAGCTTTAATGATTTAAAAAACTATGATTGCAAAAAGAAAGAATTAGAAATCCTAAATAAAGAGAAAGAAAAGGAAATAAGAGAATTAAAAGTTTTAGGTAGTCAAATTAAACAAGAACTATTACAAAGAACCTGGGGCTCTATTAAATCTCTTTCTACTAAAAAGAAAAAGGGCAAAACAAAGCAAGTAGGTAGACTTAAATTTAAAAGTCAAATAAATTCAATTCCTTTAAAACAATATGGAATTACATATAAGTTTCAGAAAGGTAATTTAAAAATACAAAACTGTAAATCATTGTTTCAAATTAAAGGATTAAAACAAATTCCTGAGAATGCTGAATTTGCAAATGCTAATTTAATTAGAAAACCTTCAGGCTATTATCTTAAAGTAACTTGCTTTCTTCCAATTGAAAGTAAAAATATAAGTAAAGAAATAGTTGGTATTGATTTTGGAATTAAAGATGATTTGGTTTTAAGCAATGGAATTAAATTTCAAACTAAATTTCCAACATCTTTTCAAATTAAAAGAGAGCAAAGAAAATTATCTAAAAAGAAAAAAGGTAGTCATAATTATTGGAAACAAAAAAATAAAGTTGCATTAGCTTATGAAAAACAGAATAATAAAAAACAAGATACAAAAAATAAAATCATAAGTTATTTAAAAAATAATTATTCTCATATAGCAATTCAAAATGAAAATATAAAAGGATGGCACGCAGGATTATTTGGAAAACAAGTACAACAATCAATTTTAGGTGGTATAATTTCGGAATTGAAGAAACTTCCGCAGACACATATTGTTGATAGATTTTTTCCAAGTACAAAACTTTGTCCTGAATGTGGTCAATTAAATATTTTAACATTAGCAGATAGAATGTACAATTGTTCTTGTGGTTATTCTCAGGATAGAGATATTCATAGTGCAAAAAATATTCTTTTAGAAACAATACCTATGGAATATAGGAATTTTAAGCCTGTGGAGTTTAATACCTCTGCGATAGATTATTTAAAGTCTTTCGTAAGTGTGAACTATGAAGCAGGAAGATACAACTCTTTAGAGTTGTGTTAGTTCACTAATAGAAATAATATAAAATTGAGGTAAATAAATGAAAAGATATGCACCATTTAAGTTTAAAGAAGCAAATAAAAAAGATTTAAATGAACTTATAGGAGAACTTAAAGCTCAATATGGATCATTCAAGGATGTAAAGAAAGATAAAGACTTTAAAAAACTTTCAGATGGGGATCAAGAGTATGTACTTGATGAATTAAAAGCAGAAGGGACTTTTAAGGACTAATAATGATGGTAGAAAGATATAAACAATTTTTTGAAGATTCTAAGTATATAGATTTCTCTAAAGATAGGGATTATATAGAATTATTAGGTAATCTTAAAGGAAAAGATTATTCTATCACTATGCAATGGAGTGGTCCAAAACAAGGGTTTAATGTTGAATGTTCTATAGTTACATCTCAAGGAAGTGAATTTATATACGGTAAAAATTCTAATATACATGGTGGGAGTGTAGAGCAAACTTTAACACCCATCTTTATAAATATATTTAAAATATCCGTTCCTAAAATAGAAAATGGTGGATCTGGATTAGATGTTAATCATATGATTGAAACATTGATTAAAAAATATAAATTTAAAGTGAAATAATTTTTAATTCTCATCTAATTTTCTATATATTATAAAGGTAGATAAGAAAAAATAATTTAAACTAGGGGTTCTATAGTGAACATAATAAAATTAACAAAAGAGGAGATTAAAAAGTCAGCTCCAGCAGTATATGCAACTCAACCAAAGAAGTCTATGACAGATAGATATTCTTTTGTATCAACAGACAAAATAATTACAGGATTTAATCAAGCAGGTTGGGAAGTTACAAAAGCTTTTCAAAGTAAAACTAAGAAAGACGATATAGCAGAAAGAAAGCATGTAGTAAGATTATCTAATCCTGATTTTCAACCAATGATGAAAGAGGTAGGCTCACTTACACCAGAGATAATTTTAATCAATTCCCACAACGGTACCTCGGCAGTGCGCATAGAACTGGGATTATTTAGACTCGTTTGCGGTAACGGATTAGTGATTGCCAACAGCAGATTTGCACAAGTAAAAAGAAGACACTTTGGAATAGATCAAGATGAAATATTCCAAGTAATATATGATGCTACAAATGAGTTTCAAGACGTTTGGGGAAAAATAGACGAGTATAAGTCTATTAAACTTACAAATGGACAAAGACTTGATTTTGCTTCTAAAGTAATAGAGGAAAATTGGGGAACAAGCTCAGTAATAACTCCAGATGCTTTATTACTACCAAGGAGAACAGAAGATAAAAATGATGATCTTTTCTCTGTAATGAACGTTGTTCAGGAGAATGTTATCAAAGGAGGAGCTAACTATTTACACCCTCATAGAAATACATTAAGAAGAACAAAAGCAATTAAAAATGCTGATAGGGATATAAAAGTAAATGCTCTTCTGTGGCAAATGATAGAATCTTTTAGATTATCAAAAAAATTCAGATAACAGTTTAATTATCGATAAATTATCTATATATTATATGTATAGATAATTTGATATTTCAAGGAGATTTAAAATGGTAAAAAGGTATAAAAGAATAGAATCACAATTTATGGAAACTTTTGTTAGAGATTTATGGAAGTCTTTAATAAATTTGTCAAATATCTTAAAAAAACTAGATATAAATTTTACAGTGATTGGGGGAGCTGCTAGAAATCAATATGGAGCAATAAAAATCACGGAGGATATAGATATACTTGTTGATATAAAGGATAAGGATAAGATGTTACATCTTCCTATTGGTTTTATAAGAGAACTTTCTAATGGAAGAGGTAAAGTATATACTTTACATGATCCTAAAACTAAGATAGAAGTAATATATACTGGGGAGGAAGCTGGAAGAGAGGGTAGTGATGTACCATATATAAATCCTAAAAAGATTTCAAATAATATTAAAAATATTCCCTTTTTAACTTTAGAAAACTTAATAAGATATAAACTTGCCTCTGGTCTTTATGGTAAAGGTAGGCTAAAGGATTTTGCTGATATCCAGTTTCTGATCGAAATGAATGATCTTGAAAGAAATTATGCAGATTCTTTTAGAAAGGATTTAAAAAATAAATATATTGAAATATGGATTGACACAATGGAATAGAATATTTCCTACTACTGTAGGTTAATATAATTAAAAATTAGGAGACTTAAATGTCAAAACCTCAAACAGTTACTCTAAAGAAAAATGAGCAAAAAGCGGTTCTGCGAGAATGGAAGACAACAAAGAATGCGAGAAAGATTGCAGAAAAACTTGGACTTCCAAGGCACCATGTGATGTATTTCATGGAAATGCAGAATCTTTGTTCATTTTCCGAGAGCAGTTACAGGTAAGTTTTAAAATTTTTACTTTATAAAATCTCTTGGTACTTTATACCGCCAAGAGATTTTTGTATGAATTATTACAGAGGAATAAATTATGATTGAAACAGAAACTATAGAAGAAATAGAAATTTTAAATATTGAACCAGAATCGGAAACTAAAAAAACAGAAAATCGTGGCAAACCTATAGTATGTAAGTATTGCAAACATACATTTAAGATTGCTGATATTGAACTGAAACAACAATGGCAGAATAATAATTGTCATTGTCCACGATGTAATGAAGAGTGGGCTGTACTCCCACCAACTGAAAGGAAACTAAAATATCTACAAGCTGATTATTTGAATAATAGATGTGAAGAAACCATTGTACCTTTTATAAGATTACTTGATATATATTGTCAGTCGATTATTAAAAAAACATATAAGATATATTTAACTTATGAAGGATCGCTTGAGTATTATAGTTATAATGCAGTTACAGCTTTAATCGAAGAATATTTGTCAAGAGAAGATTTTAGGATAGATATTTCTTTTGGTGGGTATATGATATGGAAAATTAAACAGGCTATTTTCCACCCCTCGGAATTAGAATCTGTTCATGTATCTCTTGACTTTGAATTTGAAGATGGGAATAACTTACATCAAATGATTCCTTGTGATAAAGGTGTACTAGACAAAATAGAGAATGAACAGTACAACAATAGTCTATATAATAAAATAATAGGTATTATAGAGGGTGTTGAAGAATACTGTAAAAATTCATATGAAGATTATATAAGAACTATTTCTATAAATTTATATTTTAAAGAAGGGGAGACTGCATTTGATAAATTATTTCAGGCTTTTGGGCGAGAAGGAAAAATGATAGCAATGCAAACTATAGATTTACTCCGTAAAGAGCTTTGTTGTGGCGCTGAATTGGCTAGCAATGAATTACATAATTTAATTACAATAGATAGTAAGGCTGATAGTAAAGTTAAGAAATCAAAATATTCTAATCTAGATAAAATGAAAAAATTAACTGCAAAAATTATACCTGATTTGAAAATTAAAGGACAAGGGATTAAATATTTTTGTGAAGAATCATAAATATCTAATCCACTACTAATATAAAAAATCAGTAGTGGATAAAAGGTATTATATGCAAGCATTTTTACGACAGACCTTGGAAAATTATTTTTCTCAAGAGGACACATTAAATCATCAAATATTTAATGAACTATCTTTATATATTTACTCATTAGATCACAGGATGAATGATTTGTTCATGCTTGCCAAAATTCTTGATCAAGAAAGCCTACAAAGACTGATTGCATATTATGATGGGGACATATTAAGACTCCCTTCAAGAGAAGCATATAAGACAAGTGTACTAACTGCATTATGTTTTTGGTTAAAAGTATTTAAAGGTTATACATGGCAGGATATAAAAGATTATTTAGATATACCAGATACTCACAAAGATTTATTAAGTTCAATAAGCATAGGAGGAAAGATAAATAAAATCAAAGATACATTAGGTGCTGATATAGTTGAGATGTTAGGAACTATTGAAGAAAAAGATTTTGTAGATTTTTATAACGCATTAAACAGTAAAAAAGAGGAAGCAAACAATGACAGATCAGAATAATTTAATTTCAAAAATAGAAAACATAACATCCGAAGTGGAATCAAATTCTATTGTAGATAGAAATAAAATAAAAGAAGAATCTTTTAAAAATCTAATGGGGTTTTTAAATGGTTATATAAAGAGATCAGCAAGTAAGTCTAACCTAAAAGAAAAAGTAGAACAAATGTTATTTGATAAATTAGAATCAGAAGAAGAAGATGTTCCTTATGGAGTACTTATAAAATTAATTGAAGTACTTTCTAAATCTGAAACAGATGCTTCTCTTCCTATATTAAGAATCATTGAGTCAGCTACAAAAGTTGATAAAGAATTAGAAGCTCCTCCTGTTAATCAACCAGGATTTATAGAAGGCTCATCTGTAACTACTGAAGATATAAAAGGATTTAAACAATTATTAGAGCTTGTAAATGGTTTAAAGAGTTCTGAATTTACTGAAGGAGAAAAAGTGTGAAGTACTCATCAATTATAATTGATATGAATAATGCCTATTGGCGTTCTGTCGCATCTTGTATTAAAAAAATAGTTGAACAAGAAAATGAAGATGCTTTCTATTCTATAACTATACAGGACTCACTTGAAAGAATAAAACAAATAAGAGATACTTATGGTAATCAGGAAACTTCTGTTTATATTCTTCATGATAATCCTTTCTCTAAAATAAATGAAAGAGAGATGATCGATTCATCATATAAACATGCGAGAAAGAATAAAAATATTCCACAAGTATTTTACAAATCTCTTGAAAAACTTTTAGAGATATTAAAATCTTATGATAATAATTTTTATATTATATCACATCCTAAGTGTGAAGCCGACGACTTGGTACTTCCTGTATTACAGGATATTAAAGGATCAACCTTACTTGTAAGTGCTGATCTTGATTGGGCAAGGAGTATTGAAGATAATGGTGATCAAAAAATTCATTGGTTTAACTATTTAAAAGTTTATGATGTAGAAAATTTTACCACTGAATATGGTTTTAATCCTTCCGGTAATGGAGTAAAAATATATAAAGCAATACATGGAGATAAGAGTGATTGTGTAGAAAACGCTGTTCCTTATTTACCTAAAGCAGTATTGTATTCTATAGTAAATAATTATGATAGTATATATGATCTACTTGCTAATATGTGGAAGGATGATACTATACCTAAACAATGGAAACTTAAAATTCAAGAAGCTCAGGTACAACTTAAAATAAATTATCAACTTGTAGATTTTTTAAATCTTGATTTAGGATTTGATGATATAGCTTATAAATGTATAGAGGATAAAGAAAAATTACGCTCATGGTTTTTATTGCTTGATATCCCCCTTCCAAATAATTTAAGGGATTCAAGAGATTCACATAATTTTTTAGAAAGGAAAAAGTATAAAAGAACTCTGAGTATTTAATTTTTTAAAAATTTCTATATATTATAATAGTTAAGGAGAAATTATGTCAAATATTTTATTATACCATAATGATTGTCTACAAGAAATGAAAAATATATCAGATAAATCTATCGATATGATTCTGTGCGATTTACCTTATGGGACAACAGCGTGTAAGTGGGATGTAATAATTCCATTTGAACCGTTATGGAAAGAGTATAAAAGAATTATAAAAGATCGGGGATGTATTGTATTATTCGGTAGTGAACCTTTTTCAAGTTATTTGAGAATGAGTAATATAAAGAATTATAAGTATGATTGGATTTGGAATAAGAATAAGGGAAGTAATATTATGTTGGCAAAGAAACAACCATTGAAAATACACGAAAATATAATTGTGTTTAATTGTTCAAATTATTTTCCACAAAAAACAAGTGTTATAGGAAAAATACGAGATCAAAGAAAAGAGAAGGAAAAAATAAATCGTATAGATGGAGCGGTAACTCCGAAAGGGCCAATTAAATATTCAACGGATTATGATCCATCAAAGAAATATCCTGTATCAATCCAGTATTTTTCAAATCACAGAGAGAAAGAATATGTACTGCACCCCACTCAAAAACCCGTAGCACTTTTAGAATACCTGATAAAAACATACACCCTTGAAAATGAAACCGTTCTTGATAATTGCATGGGTTCAGGCAGTACGGGAGTAGCTTGCGTAAATACAAATAGAAATTTTATCGGAATAGAAAAAGATGAAATATATTTTGGTGTAGCTCAAAAAAGAATAGAAGATACATTAAAAGCAGAAAAACGAAGATTATTTTAAATTAAGGAGAAATTATGTCGGAGTTTGAAAAATTTATCCCTTCCGTGGAAGAGGATGAAAAATATGTATTACATTATATTTTAAAAAATCCAAAAGAACATTTTATAATAGATAAAGAAGATTTTATTTCAAACAATGGAAAGAAAGTTTATAATACTTTCTTTGATTGTTTTAATAATTTAGGTATACAAACATTTGATAGAAGAGTTATACAAAAGAATTGTCCTTCTATAGATATTGAATATCTTAATAGTATTTTTGATAAACAGAATCAAGATTTAAATCTTATAAAATCTTGTATTAAAAATATTAAAGATTATAAAGTAAAACTTCATATAGGTGAGACCGTAGAAAAATTCCTTGTATCTACTACATCTAAAGGAGAGTTGAATTATGATACTATAAGAGGATTAGCTGATGGTATATTATATAATTCTATAAAACTAGATGATGATAAAACTGTTAGAACTTTTGAAGATTTATGTGACACCTATGAGGAGACTTTAGAGAAAAGAGAAAATGGTTTAAATAAAAGAACATATGGTTTTAATGTTATAGATAAGATGCTTATGAGACCAGCAGCTGCTGGAGAGATGACCACAGTATTTGGTATGAAAGGATCAGGAAAATCACTTCTTGTAAAGTGTATGGAAAATGTTTTAGTCAATAAAGGTGTATGTGTTATATCAGTAAATCTTGAAATGGTAGAGGAAAGTAATATGGATAGATTGATGTCTATGGAAACTAATCTTTCACTTGAAGAACTTCTATCTGATAATAAATCAGAGGAGACAAAACAAATTATAAAAGATAATATAGAAACAAAAAGAAAAAGAAAAAACTATGCTTATTATGCAGAACCAATAATGACTCTAAGTGACTTAGATGCATTCATATACAAGTGCAAACAGAAGTTCAAAGAAGCAGGAGTTTTACCTGAAGATGGTTATTGTGTACTTACAACAGATTTAACAGAACAGATTGAGGAACTGTCAGGTAAGGCAGGAACAGAATTAAAACCCGGAGTGAATAGATTATTACAAATAACAAAGAAACATAATATTCATACTATATGTACACTACAATCAAATGAAAATATTTTTAGATCCGGAAAATCTTTTGCCTCCCCTGAGGCTTGTGATAGTTTTACTTTACAACCGGAAGCGGTGGAAGGTGGTAGTGTCTACGCTGCTCGTAGTAGGATTGTAATGGCAATAAATAGACCACTAACTTTAAAGAGACGCTTCTTTCCGGCGAGAGAGGAGGAGTGGAATTTGGAGACGGACATCGTATTTTGTAGTATCGTGAAGCAGAACGATTCCCAATACCTCTCAAGGACGCCGTTCATCTTTGGGGGATCATCATTCAGATTGTTCCCTTATAAGAAGACAGACTAATACTAATTAGAAAATAGGGGGAGTATAATGGATAAGGATTATTACTGTAATAAAAGATGTATAAGAATAGATTCAGATTTTGAGATATGTAAGGATTGTACTAAAAGAAAGTTGTCTGGATTTGAAGACATACAAATGTGTAAAGAGTTTAATATAACCTATATCAGTGAGGATAAAGAATGTCAGTAGCGTGTAATTTCAAGTGTGAGAAGTGTAATCAAATATTCGAGGTACATAAAGAAACGGCAACAGAAAACTTCGGGAGTTCTAGTAAATGTCCTTATTGTGGAGCGATTGAAACTTATAGAGTTTGGGGAATAGCGGATTTCTCCGTATCAGGAGGGATGTTGGGTAATAGTCTAAATGGTTATGACTCGAATATAACCTACCATCCTTCAAACTATGGTAGATTTAAAGGAACTAAAATAAGAGGTATTAAATGATTATTTTTAAAGACTTGCCAAAAATATCTGAAAAATTATTAGATGAACTTAAAGTAGGTGATATATTAAAACGTAAATCAGATGGTTGTTTTTATGAATTAAATAATATTACTGAGCATTCTGAAACTCATAATTTTGTTTATAGTTTTTACGGATTTGCTGTTAAGATGTCTAAAAATCTTAAAGTTCATTTTGAAACAAATAACAGTTTATTTTTAGTTCACTAGAAATATAACAGAAATTTTTTAATTATAACGAAAAATTCTATATATTATAGATATAGAAATAATTTAAATAAGGATAATAGGGATAACAATGGTAATACAATTAGATAGATTAAATTGTTTAGTTTGTGACAATAAATTAGAAATGATATCTTTAGATGGTAAGTGTTTTCCTAAAGGAACTATATATTTGCAATCTGTAAAAATTCCTTTAGAGAATACTCCTCTAAGATATCATAGTTTCTTTTGTGATAAATGTGAGAGTATAACTAAATGCTTAACAATAGTATCTGAAGATAATTAAGGAGAAATAAAAATGAAAGAAGTTACGGCTTTAAGTATTGGAATAATGGTAGGTGTGATAGATTGTTTATTTATTATTTATTTGATTGCTAAAGTATCTTTTCTACATGTGTTAATTATATGAGTTACAAAAGATTAGTCTTAAACAGAATTAAAACGCCTGATGGCACCCTACTTACTTCATATCATCAACATGATTATGTAACGTATGTTGATGATAATGGATTAGAATATATGGTAGATGGGGGTTCTTTTTATGCAAGAAGAAATGTTCATGATGATTTTCCTTATGAAGAACTTTCTATCTATGAATGTGCCCCGTTTGAAATAATTAGAAAGGTCCTATCTTGGGGAACAAGAGGACAAAAAGTAGATAAGCCTCTTATATGGATTGTACTAGAGGATATGGAAACAGATCATATTGAAAAATGTTTAGAAATTCCTAACATTGATAAGATGTATAAAGATTTCTTTGAGAAAGAATTAAAGTATAGGGGTATGGTTAGGTGAGACAGAATGTTGATGTGTATAAAGAAATGAGGGTAGATGATGAGAGAAGATTCTACCCTTCTTATTATCCAGTTGCAAAACATGAACCATTGAATAGTAATTTTACAATACTAGAGAGTCCAGAAGATATTGGATATGGTTTGATAAGTTTAGTTTCTTTTGAACCCACTGATTTAATTGCTCAATGTATGGGAGTTGCTATTGATTTTCAAACTTTACATTCTTTAGAGCACAAAGAAAATATTTTTTACCATGATCCATTCTTTAGTGGGTATCTCCTTCATTCATGTCAACCAAATGCAAAATTAGATATGTCTAATTTTACTTTACACGCTGTAGAGCATATATCTGCTTTTTCATTGATTACAATTGATTATAATGCTACAGAGAAAAAATTATATCAAGGTTTCGATTGTCTGTGTGGACATGATTGTTGTAAAGGATGGATTGGGGGGTATTCTTATAAGGAGGAAAGTAGATGATAAATGGAATAGCAATAATTGTAAGTATACTTGCAATGGCTATATGTGCTTTGAAGGGTAATGATACTCTTGTAATAATGAATGGCTTCTTGCTTATCTTTAATGTGATATTATTAGTTATGAGGGATAAATAATATTTCAAATTTAAATTTAATTTTTAATGGAATTTCTATATATTGTAAGTATAAAAATAATTTAGGGTTGTAGCACAAGTAAATTGTTGTGACAACAATAAACCAATATATTAAAGGAGGTAAAAATGCAATATCTAAAGAGTCACATGGATCAAAAATGTCGTCCTTATGCATCTAAAGCTATAAGGGAAGGTTGTAATATATTAGAAATAGATTTACAAATGGCACAAGGAGAAATAGTTTTAGGACATAATTTTAGACCTCCATTAAAGATGCTTTTTGACTGTACTCTTGATGAATATCTACATAGAATAGCAGAATCACATCCTGGAGTAAAAGTAATAGTTCAATTAGATATTAAAGAAATATGTATTACTTCTAAGGGTATGAAAAACTTTTCTAAAAAATTGGCAGATCAACTTATTCCATATTTTAATGGCAACATTGAAATAATTGTTTCAGCTAATTCGGGTTTTAATCGTTTAAAAACTCTTGAATATGTAAGGTCATATCTAAATACTTCTGGTTGGCCAGCCCCTATATGGTACGAATGGAGAGAAGGAAAGGATATTAAAACGGTTGATTTATGGAGATGAAACGTGAAGACTATAGTAAGGCATTTGATAGATATCGGATAGTCCTTGCACAGCATAAGATACATGGTAGAGATAAGATTATAGGCTTAATGTTTTATGGATATTCTGAAGAGGTGTCAAAAAAAATCATAGAAAAATGGAATGAGTGTTACTCAGGGGGGAGTCTATGAACAAAGCAAGAAATAACTTTTATAATATTTTTATAAAACCAAAAGAATTAACAAGTGAAGATTTAGTGAATATTCATAATTATATATCTGAACTTGAAGCAGATAAAGCGGAGTTAATAGAATTTGTGGAGGAGATTCAAAATAGTTTTTCTATTTATACATATGACGAATTTAAGGATTGGAATGATAGAGTAAACAAATTCAAGGAGGAAAGATGAAATGTGAAGATTGTAATTGTTTCTATCATAGAAGACAAAAGGAGAAAGAAATGGAAAAACAAAAGTTTCAGTTTGAGAGTGTTGAAGCATTTCAAATATATGATAATCAAATAAATAGCAGTACATATAATGAAAGATTAAAACGAGCTATTCAGTATGGTTACATCCGCAAATCAGAACTTGAAACACTGGTTGAGGAAGCGGAAGAGATTTATGATGAAGCGTTTGATGATAAAAGTACAAAATATACAGCATTGGAAATGAAGCAATATCACGCAATTCAAGCCTTAAAAAAAGATCATCCGGAGTTTAAGAAATGATAACTGAATGTAAAAACTGTGTACTACAAAGAAACTTTGAATGCCCTCAGTATTTGGGAGAAGCTGTTGGATGGCGATGGTTCACAAGAACAGATGATTCTTGGAAAGATTGTTATAAGAATTATTTAGCTAAGAAAGAATTAGATTAAAATTTAGGAGAAGTAAAATGAAAAAATACATAGCAATAGTAATAATATTAGCGATATCAATAGGAATCAATATATGGTTCTTTGCGGGTAAAGGGATTCAGATTTATAATTATACCAGAAATATAAATCATCAGGAACAATATCAACAGCAATGGCAGGGGATGCTATCTATCAATCAGTTTATGACTCAGGGAAATACTCTCGAGTGGAAACTTGTTAAATGCTTGTTAGAAGATGTACCTGCAGAACTAAATAAATTGCACCCAATATCTAGTCTATATTGTAAGATTACTCTACATTCTAATTCAGCATGGGTTGATCTAATTTATCCAGATATTTTTACTAAAACAAAAGATGTAGAGGTTAAGAAATAAATGTTTTACGAAGGTGATGAAGTTAGAACTTGTTCTAAAGTCACTCAGAAGACTAAAGATATTCTAGTTGCTAATGGTATTAAACCCGGACAGAAAGGAATAGTTATATCTGAAGTAACCATAGTAACTGTTAATTTCGGTGGTAAAATAGTAACCTTAGATGAAAATGCTATAGAGTCTATTCTTGAGTATAAACCTAATAATAACTTTGATCTAGATGATTTAAAAGGATTATTTGGAATGAAATAATAAGGAGGAAGAATGAATAAAAAATATTTAATAGTAATACTATCTTTAATTATGTTTTCAATAATTCTTGGTTTATGTATAGCGTTTTATACGCACGATAAAATAAATAAATTTGAAGCAAAACTTAAAGAAACTTATTCTGAAGTAGTATATATTAAAAATAGTCAATTTATAGTCTCAGATAAAAAAGGAGATATTCATTTAATAAATATGTCAGGTAAAACTCAAATCTTACTTTCTCTACAGGACATCGAAAGTGGATTAAATAGAGATTTCACTCTAAAGGATATTAGTAAACCAGATTTAAAATTAAAGCATAATTTTACTAATAAATAATAAAGAGGGTAAAGATGAAAAAATGGTTATGGATTTTTAGTGGATTACTGTTATGCTATACTGTATTATGTATTAGTCTTGCTAATAAGGGATTTGGAGCAGAATATGAAGAAAGTGTAACTAAATATAAAGATAACTATTTTTTGTTTGGTGATAAAGAAGCTCAAACAAAAGTACAGGTTTCGGTAAAATATAATATTCTTTATCCTTCTGAAACAGGATTTAATTTAGGATATACCCAAACAAGTAACTGGATTGTTTATAGTGGAAGAGATACCTTTTATACAATGTATCAACCGGAAGCATTTTTTAATTTTGAATCAGGTAAAAATATATTTAAAGATTATATTATTCCTTATGTGGATTATATTCAAGTATCTCCTATATGTCATAATAGTACTGGAGTAGAAGGGGATAATCATAGAAGTATAAATATATATTATGCACAAGTACAAGCATCGATTGGTGATGTATATAACTTTGGATTAAATCTAAAAGGTTTTGGTTATTATACAATAGCAGATAAAAATAAAGATATAAGAGACTACAAAGGATACTACGAGGCAAAGTTATTTTTTAAGTTAAAAAGTAAAACAGTTGAATACTTAGATAAAGAAGAATTAGCATTTTCATTTGGTGGTTATGATAAATCGGATTATGATCATACAAGAAAAGGTTGGTTTTGTATAGAGGCTAGATTTAGAATCATAACAACGTATGTACAACCAAAACTATTTTGCCAATTTTATCGGGGGTATAATGAGTTCATGGTCCAGTACAACAAAAAAACAAACTCTGTTCGTGTAGGTTTAGTATTTTAAAGAGGTAGATTAAATGGTAGTTAAAGAAAAGAAAACAATACTCAATCTAGGCTATGCACAATTATGGACAGCAGCTACGGTGATAGCGGGATTACTTGGTACTCTTTATGCAGCTGGAATAAAAACAGAAACAGAAATTAAGAAATTTGAGTTGATGAAACAAGCTCAGAAGTATGAAGATCAAATAGCTGAAATAAAAACAATTTCAAGAGAATTTGAAGCAGATGCAATTTTCTTTAAAAGCCAATATATAAAAACTCATGCAAGATTGAGTGTATGTATGAAAGAGGACATTTCAAAATATCCATTAGAAAAATTAACTTCTCCATTTTTAGCTAAAGTAAAAACCTCTTCCACAGAAGAAACCTCGGTTAAGTTTAACGAGAAAGAAATTATTCCTGTCCTGAAGTTACAGAGGAAAAAGAAATAACCTACTAATTATCTAAAATAGTTGGGGGTTATATATGAGTAGGATATTTATAGGAGTGGATAATGGGGTCTCAGGAAGTGTGGGAATTATCTCCGATGAAGAGGTATTATTTTTTCTAACCCCAGTTAAACTTTGTACCAACTATCAAAAGAAAGCAAAGCAGTTAAATAGAATAGATTTTCCCGCTTTAATAGAAATATTTAAAAATTATCAAGAATTAGATGTAAAGGCTATACTGGAAAGACCGATGGTCAATCCCACAAGATTTGAAGCTACAGCATCAGCACTTAGAGCATTTGAAGCTACTCTTATTGTATTAGAAGAATTAAATATTTCTCATGAATTTGTAGATAGTAAACAATGGCAAAAAGAAATGCTTCCAAGTGGATTGAAAGGATCAGAGCAACAAAAGAAAGCTTCTATGGATGTTGCTTGTAGAATGTTTCCTCAATTCAAAGAAGATATTATTAAACATAAAGATGGGGATGGTCTTCTTATTGCTGAATGGGCTAGAAGGAATAATCTATGAGTCACCTTTACGAAACAAGCACTAAAGAAAAATTAGAATTATTTTGTGAGATAAGAAATATTATACGCGATTGTATTGGTGATTGTGGAAATAACAATTTAATTGTTTTTAAAATAATGATGTTATTAGATGAAAAGACACTAGAGAAAGATATCAGATTAAGAAGAGCTTTAGACCAAATTAACCACTCTAGTAATTAAAGGGGAAAGTATGTTCCAGTATAAAGTAGATGTATCAAAAGGAGAATCTGAAATAGTACAGTTACATGCATTCACTCTTGGATATTTCTGGGAGTTTGATCAATGTAAACAAAATGATAGAAACTTCCCTTGTCATTTACATTCCCACTATTTATACTTTAACAAGAATGGTGAAATCTGGTTTTCAGATGATTTACGTTACTTCAGAAATGAAAGAGAACATATGCTTATAACCCCCAGTGATTTTTTGCAATTAAATAAAAAATAATTTTTAATTCTTTTTAAAAATTCTATATATTATAAGTAGAAAAGAAAAATTTAAATAAGGATTAAAATAATGAGAAAATTTCTAATACTATGGTTTATAATTCTACTGGTTGTAAAGTGTTCAAATGAAAAATCAATAACAATAGATCCTCTTATAAATGCTTATAAAGTAGATAATGTTAAACTAGATAAAAGTATTATTAAAGATAGTTTAAATCATTTTTTACATAAGTATAATAGAAAATGGAGTCAAGAGAATAAACAGAAATGTATAGATGCTTTATACTATGGACAACAAGAATTTGATATAGATTACAAGATAGTAATGTCTTTAATTTCTATCGAGAGTCAATATAGAATAGTAGTTACAGGAAAGAATATAAGAAGAGGAAAAGTCAAATCTATCGATTATGGGCTAACTCAACAGAACTCTAAATATATAAAACAGAGATATAAATCAACAGAGGAGTATCTCAATAAGTATAAAATAAAATATACTAATTCAAACTTTGATATTGGAAAGAATATCTTCTCCTGTTATATGTTATTAAGAGATACAAATGAATATGGTTCTTTGATTATGTTTAGAGACTATATAGCAAGTTATAATGTTGGTATAAGAGGTGTTAGACAAGAACATACTCAGAAAATAGCTGATAAATATTTTAATAAATTTATGAAGGAGCTTTTAAGCATATGATAACACTACTTGTTATAATCGCATTGATTACTACCCTACTTATAATTCACAATTGCAAAAACGATTTTTAATTCTGATAGATATTTCTATATATTACAAAAAAGGAGAATAATAAATGAGTAATGATAATACCCTACTTTACAATAAGTATAGACCGAATAAACTTTCAGACGTAGTTGGACATAGTGCTACTGTAAAAGATTTACAGAAAAGATCAAAAGAAGGTAATCTTCCTAGAGTAATATTTTTATCAGGTATTACTGGAACAGGTAAAACAACTCTACAAAGAATTATTGCTAAAAATATTCTTTGTCTTAATAAAGATAAAGAAGGGAATAGCTGTAATGTATGTGAGATTTGTTCTTCTATTATAGAGGAGAAGATAACAAATTATTATTTTGAGATTAACTGCTCTAATGTTAACATAGATGAGTCAAGACAGATAGCTGAGAATGCATCAGTTAAATCTTTTTCAAATGCTAAAGCAAAAGTATTCGTTCTCGATGAAGCACAGGAACTTAAAAAATCACAAGCTGCTATGAACAATCTTTTAAAACCAATAGAGAAAGATTATAAAAATGTTTATTTTATATTTGGTGCCATGGACGATAAATCTGTACCAAAGGCAATCGTTGGTAGGTGTACAACTTATAAACTCAAACCACATAATATGGAAGACATTGCTACAAAACTCGCTGATATTTGTCAGAAGGAATCCGTTATATTAGATACAGAAGAAAAAGCTAATGTACTTCTTACTATATCTGAGAATAGTGGTGGAAGTTTAAGACAAGCAATTAGTTATTTAGAGAGGGTTATATATTCAGAACTATGGACAACTAAACAAGCAATAGAAGAACTTGGTATAGTATCTTCCAGCGAGCTTAATCTAAAGATCAATGCTCTGTTTAAAGGTAAGCCAGAAGCATTTGATATTACGTATAATGAAGAACTCCTCACTTCAATAAGATATATGTTTAGTACTATGTACAAGAAGTTATCTGGTATAGAAGTAGAAGAATGGCAAGTTAAAAAACTTATGGGAATAGACAAAACCATTACACTAGAACAAGTTGAATATGCTCTTGGCAAGATTTTTGAATTAAATAAGTTCCCCTATGTTAATCAAGAAATGATCGATTTCATTTTAGTTGATATTTTTAATTATAATAAGAGATATATAAATCAATTGGTTGAGATGAAAATAGATTCTTATAGAACTCAATCAACTACTCTAAACAAATCAACAGAGTCTAAACAAGCTGAACCAGTTAGAAGAAGGGGGCAAGCATAGTTTATGCCTACTAAAATTATTTTATGTGCCGATTGTGGATGTGAAGTAATAGTTACATATAAAGATGGTAGAACAAAAAGATGTAAAGAGCACCAAAAGATTCGTGCTAAGAAATTACAAGAAGAGTGGCAAGATAAACATGGACATGAATATATAGGTCATATACCTATACCAGTTCAAGAGGGTAGAAAGAGGACTTATTTAAGAAGAGCAGTTGATTCAGTACAAGATATCGAATATTGTAAAGCTAATTGGAATTCTGTTAAGGGATGTTTGAATTGCATAATAAAAGATTGTTTACAACCAACAGACAATGATTCATTTTTACCTTGGGAGGATGAAGGATTTTATGAAGATGATATTAAAATAGACATTGAATTAAAAAGGAGTATAGGATAATTTAATTTTTAGATTATTTTCTATATATTATAGATAAGAGGTAATAAATGTATACAGTAGATATTGAGAATTGTAGATTTTTAGAATTCAGGAATGAAGACAGTTCTTATGTTCAATCGTTCTATTTGTCTGATGTTAGTGCTTTATTCATTTATAATCAAAAAGTTAAAGAAGATACATTCTCTTTCGATCTAATTATAAGAGGGGTCTCTTATTCTATATCAGATATTACCTCTAGTAAAGAACAAGCGAAAGAAATTTTAAGTACTTGGAAGTTAAGCAGGTGAAAGATGTATATTACAACTTTATAAATGAACATAACTTTAATGATAATTTAAGTGATATACCCGAGTTAAGCTATTCACAAAAGATTATCATATTAAAAGAATTACAAATAGATTTTTCTAATGATACTGTATGTTTAGCACTAAATGATTATCATCAAAGATACATTAAAAAGAATAGAGTAAGAATCAAGTTGCTCTATAATACATTAAAGGGGATTTGTCAAAGGTTGTTAAAATGAATTTTTATTCATCCGATCAACATTTTGGTCATGGAAACATAATTAAATATGAGAATCGTCCATTTAAATCGGTGGAAGAAATGGATGAATATATGATCTATAAACATAATTTAAAAGTATCTCCAAAGGATAATGTCTATTTTTTAGGGGACTGTATTTTCAGTAACGATGAAAATAAAACTGTAAAACTATTACAAAGACTTAATGGTAACAAACATTTAATATACGGGAATCATGATAAAATAGTTAGAACAAGTCAGCTCGTGCAACAACAATTTAATTTTTGTAAAAACTATTATGTTAACTATGAAAATATAAATGGAAACAAAACACCAATTATTCTTTTTCATTATCCAATTCAAGTATGGGATAGAAAACATCATGGTAGTATTCATCTATATGGACATATTCATTCTAATAAAGATAATCACCATCCAATGGTCAATGATTTAGTTAATGCTTATAATGTTGGAGTGGATGTAAGAAACTTTGAACCTGTTACTATTGAGGAGATATTAAAAAATGCTAGAACGATTAAGTAAACAAATAGTATGTGATCTTGAAACTGTAAGAGAACTTGTTGATGATTTTGAGAGTGAAGTCAATAGTCAAAGTGGTATTATAGAAATACTTGATAAACTGATAGATAAGTATAACAGGGGAATAGAATGAGCTTAATTGTCATAGGGGATATTCATTTAAAAAACAAAGAACCATTTCTGTCTGCATCTAAAAAATTTTTAAATTGGTTGTCTGAAAATTATAACGAAGAGGATATGATATTTTTGGGGGACTGTTTTGATTCCAGTTCGCCTTTATGGGAAGTATATAAAGTGTTCAAAGAATTTCTTATGAATAGAAAAGCACTTACATATATACTTAATGGTAATCATGACAAATCGAAAAATAGGGGTTGTTCTTTATCAAGTTTTAATTTACTAGATAATGTTACCGTATTTGAAGAAGAAGAAGAATGTCAGATAGATATTTTAAATTGTATGTTGTTACCTTTTAAATATAACTATAGAGAGTATGCCGAATTAGAAGGAAAGTATGATTATATATTTTCTCATATAGTTCCTATTAAAGCTCAATTCTCAAGTGAAGGAATAAAGTTTAAAACCTTACATGGCATATTTATACATGGTCATACCCACATATTCAAAGAAAAAGACTATTTAGATGAGTATGGAAATAAACACATTATTTTAGGAGTCCCAATCAGCACTCGTCATGCAGAGGATCAACACCATCAGATTATAGAAATAAATTATGATAGAAATAAAACTTTAGAGTATATAGATGTTCCTTTTTACTTCAAACATGAAACAGTATCTTATGGAGAAGTACCAGAGAGTAAAGAGAATATTATAAATGTTATAGATGCTCCAAATAAGAAACTTGTATTTGAAAAGTATAAAGAGTATTATATAAGAGAAGCAGGTATTAAACTATTAAGAACAGAAAATACTCAAGGAACATTTAAACAAGAGTTTGAAAGTGCTAACATATTACAGAAGTTTCAAAAGTACTCAGCAGATAAAAATTTATCTAAGGAAGTGTCAGAAGAATGTTCTACAAGATTGTCTCAAATTATATAAAAGAAGAAAAGAGTAATTATGATAGAGTAATCAATAGAAGAAAAGAAAGATTTTTGGAATTAGTTGAATTACATGCACCAAAGGAAATAATTATAAAAGAAATAGATTTACTAAGACAACCTTTTAAGTATTATATAGCAAAAAGTATAAAAGATAGGGTATCCATGATATTAGGTAAATCACGATCCACTATATTGTAAATGATATCTATCTTTTCATAAACCTCCGTTTATTTTTAAGAGTGGTAAGAAATTACCACTCTTTTTTTGTCAGGGTGCTTTGAAATCATTATAGAATATATGCGTTTTATCTACTTGTATTTGAGGTTTGGATATTGTAAGTTGTGAATAAGGAATACCGTCTTTCCCCATTGTATGAATTGAATCTACTATTAACCATTTACCATCAAACTCTTTTGCTAGTTCATTATCCTTGGTTTGTTTCTGTAGTGATATTTTTACAGTTTTACCTGATACAATTAATGGACTGAAATCTACAACTATAACCATTCTATAACACATATGAGTATCTCTATAGAATTGATTTACAAATCCATTATATAGATTATCATCGTCTTGAATACCTGCATAAGACACCCTTGTAGTATTTGTTGTATATTGATTTCTAATTAGAAGTTGTGTTTCAGAATCGTACTCTGATAATACATTGTGAATATTTTTTGACGCATTACTACTTACACTACTTGGTTTATATCTATATATTTTCCTATTGTAGTTATCAAAGTTTACAGGCATACCACCATGAAATACTCTATAATCTTTTATATACTTCTCATCCAGCATCATATCTTTGTTTAGGTCTATTATATATTCTTTTACTTCAGGTTGATCTAACATAGCTTGTATTGTCATAAAGTAAAATTCACCTTGACAATTAAAGAAGGTATAGAAGCCAGAGCCAGCATTGTTTTGACTGTATGCCCATTCTGCAAGTTTACAAATAAATTGTTTGTTCGTTATATTGTTTTGATTTAAGTATGGTGTTCCTGCGGTATCAGATATAGAGTGAAGAACTTTATCTGCTGTATCATTATTATATTTTTCTTTTGGAATACCCCAATCAGGTAATATAACATTTTTTAGTATCTCACTTATAGTTTGTTTTTTAGCTGTTGAATCTTCATGATTAAATGTTCTTGATTTAGGTACATCAGATTTAAAATATTTAGATATCATCATAAATAGATTATCACCCGATACTGATTGAGCAATTTTAATATTGTTTATTTCATTAGCTGACCATACATAAGTATGTTCTAAATACCCACCAATCTTTTTACCTGTTGCTTTACCATCTTTATCTTTCTGATCTTCTTCTGGGAAACCAAGTTTACAGGTTAAATCCAATCCCTCTACAAAGAATACACTATCAATAATCTGTCCACCAGCATCTATAAAATATGTTTCACAATAAGGAAAGAAATCAAATAAAGAATCTTTAAAAAGAATCTTATTCCAATTTCTTATAGGTGTACCTGTTTTATCATCTTCCTTCCAATCTTCTTGATGGAAGGATAGACAACTAGGATCAGATAACATTGAGAATTCATATTTAGATATTGACATCTATTATACTCACTTAGTTATACTTCATAGCGGTCTTGTCATCGCAGTTTAAAACGGCTTTGATATCGTTGAATAGATCGGTCTTTTCAAACTGGTTATATCTCTTGATTATTTGCTTTAGTTTATCGTTCATGCTATTAACCCGGATTATTTATTCTTTCAAATTCGTTTGCCATTTATTGGCCTAAATACACAAAAGTAAATCTATTTTTTGCAGCATCATTAGGGGCGTTTCCAATTGTGTGTGGCCTAAATATATCCCCTTTTTTAAAGTACATACTTCCGGATAATTGGTGGAATGTATTTGCCTGAGTATACGCCATAGATACAATATCGGTAGTTGTAATAGATTGAATGATGGTCGTAAGCTGGTTCGAATTAAGACTTAAACCCCAATTTATATCGCCGCCGTCAGCTCCATGCATACACATATAGCTATACACACCGCTTCTATTTATTGTTATTTCAAGCCCTTTAGCGTTTGAACTGTAACCGCTGGAATGATTTTCAGAAAACATATTTCCGATATTTTCATCAAGATTAGTAAATCGCATAATTCTAATATCGGTTGAACCATAACCGGCATACGTTCTGAGTTTTAATTGACTTGTAATTCTTTCAGATACTATCTCCCAACATCCCGAATTTACACTTTCTTGTAGTACCAATATATTACCAACTTTAGGAAGTATAATTGATGCAAGTAAATCATTAGAAATTTTATTTGCATCTGTCGCATGAGGGTTTATTGTTAAAGTGTTTGTACCACCTTTTACATAAGCAATTTCTATTCTTCTCCTTCTATTATTAGACATTAAAGGAAGAGTATATATTACTGGACCTGCTGTTGTATCAAATTCTAATCTACTTATACCATCATTATCTAATCCTACATAAGTAGCTTGCTTGTATGAAGTTAAATTACCATATGAAGTAAGTGCTTTTGTACTATTGTATAATCCATTAGCTCCTAGAATAGTAACATCAGTTGATGCTGTAACCGTTGGAGTAATTACAGAGGTAGCCCCTCTAACATTACCACTTCTATCTATTAATCCCCATGTTTTAGATACATAAGAAAAAGAAGATAATACATTAGCTACATATACCCCCATACCAATTATAACATCAGTACTTAATAATTCACCCACTGCTTTAGCTGTAAAATCCATATAGTTAGTTGCTGAATTTATCCAAGTAAACTGACAAGTGATATATGGTTTAGCTTCTGTAATAGGAAATACTATTGTTGCAGATGTTTTTACATGAACCAGTTGATTCAATGATGTTTCTACTGCCACATCAAGTGGTGCGATATTAACATTGTTACCTGCATTGATAGTAAGATTACCACCATCATATACTCCGGGTTTAATCAGATTATGAAGTAGCCCCCCAAGACTTGATGATAGAAGTTCTTGTCCATAACTAAAATTTATTGTTTGTGTACCATAATTTGTACTTCCCATTTTTTACCTTCTTACCATATAATTGAATTAAGGGCTTCTATTGTTTGTGCATTATCTATTGATAATTCTAATGCTTCTTTTTTACCATAGAGATAAATACTATAAGCTATCATTTCCTTTCTCATTAGTTTAATCTGAGCTAAAGTAGCCATCGTTTTTTGATTTTGATATCCTTTATACTCTGTTTCTGCTATTTCACTATCTGTCATAAATTCAATAAGTACATCAACATTTTGAAGATCATTCTTAGTTGTATTTCTTCTGTAATCAATATTTATACCTAATACTTCTGAAGGAAAATGACCATTTATAAAATGTTGATTATAAGCATCAGATATTTCTTGATATTTTATAATCTTAAATTCTTCTATAGCTAGAATTCCATCAGTAGCAAGTTCAGAATTAGTTTTTTGAATAATTGTTTTCGTAATATCATCATACTTCTCTCTGTCAGATAACACGGTTAATCCTGCATCTATCTTTTCTTTAATAGTCATCTCAACAAATTCATTACCTTCAATCTTTTTCCCTTCGGGAATATCAACAAAGTCTTTTCTTTCTGATAATGATAGTAATTCATATTTAGAATCAAATTCTCTTATATCCTGACCAACTTTACCTGTGAAATAATCGTTAGGTATATGCTGAATAGAATCATAATCGGTAATTCCTCCATATTGCATTGAAGCAATTACTTTATCCTCTGATTGAGTTTCGCAACTATGAACGATCTTATTATCCTTTAATGCTATATATATCATATTATAGTACCGTCCTTTTCCATAGTTTCATAAGTCTGTTTCTTGGTTCTGTAGTTGTTCCAGTTCTGGCAACGAGAGCCGAATTAAGTGTAATTGTATCAGCGTTGTAAGTCCCACCAGATGCACCACCAGAAGATGTTGACGATCGAGTAAACGCCCCAGTCGCTACATTTGCAGCCGTCATATATGTCCCAACCGTACCATTTATAACTTGACCCTGGTCAGCACTTAATCCAGTTGACCTTGCTTGTTGAGTTGTTCCATCCGTTCCCCCTGCTGTTCTGAAGTAGACATATTCCGTGTTAAACTGTTCAACCCAAGTACCACCGAATAGTGTCGCTGGTCTTGAAGCTGTAGGAAATGCTGTTGCATCTGTGTTACTTGCTGCATCCGGGTATTGAACGTAGAATGAACCTACGGGATACATAAAATCAGAAACAGCTTTAGATGTAGGAACTTTTGTTGTACTTGTTGAAAATACTGTTTCTACGTCACACCCATCTACTTGGTCAACATTTAAATTTGCTACTTTTGTGGTTGATGTAACATAAAAAGGAGTTGTACCAACAGGTACATCATTAGTTGTTTGTCTACCCCATGTTTTATTAGCATAAGTAACTGATGTTATTGCCCCTAAAGTAAATATACATTCTCCTAAACATACTTCATAAGGTAATGCTCCTGACCCAGATGCTCTTTGATTAAAGTCTAACCAATTTTCAGATACATCATCCCATGTATAAGTAAGTGCTATTACTGGGGTTGATGCGTTTACTGATATAGTAGTTGCTGATCTTGTCTCTACTCTTACAAGTTTATTAGAGCTAACTTCATCTGTTTTTATATAAGCAACAAAAGGGGCTATTGTTGCCTGAGTTCCTGCATAAGTAATAGTACCACCACTATATACCCCTGGATTTATAGCTTCTCGTAAAAGAGTATTAAATTCTTTTGCTTGAGCTGGATGGTGATAATCAAATGTTATATATTGGTCACCTAAATTCGTTATTGACATCTTTACCTCTCTTAAATAATTTGAAAATCAAACTTGATATTTGAATAAGTACTATTATCCCATTGAACTTTTGGAAATGTACTATATAATAAACAACCACTGAATGAGTCTAGTATTGCAACTTCTGTAAATCCTGAAAAATGTTGTTGCTCTTTTATTAGTGTTCTAAAATTAAGGTGATCTAATTCTTCTGTTATCTTAGATACCCCACTTGTATAACTTATTTGAAATATAAAATCATGTACATCTGTAATACCAGAATGTATAATTGAATGAGTTCCTGATCCAAAATTGATATACTTCATATTTGTGAAATCAGTTGAAGTTAGAACACTCTTTTGTAAAGTTGGAGTTAATCCTTGATAATCAGTCCATGTTTTATTAGTAACTGTATTATTACTATTCAATTCAATCTGTAAATATGGTTCATAATAGCATCTATCTGTTACTCGTTTAAATTGATCTATATCATTTTTTAACACTTTGAGAGTTTCTAATGATTGAAATTCAGTAGCTGATTCTATAAATTTATGGGTGTAGTTGAATATCATATTTCTCGTTAAAGAAAATAATATAGCAGAGCCATCTAAGCTTGGAAATTCTACAAAGTCTAGATAAGATGGATTAAGCTCGGAATACGTTCCTGTTGATACCCTCTCAGTTGTATCTAAAGCAAATGGTGGGGTATAGTCTAATGATATATATGCATCAAGACGTACTAAACTACCTCTATAAGTATACCCCCTATCTTCTCTGTCCAGATGGGTTGTACCTGCTTGTGATGATCCTAGTAAAGTTTCATCCCCAATATAAACATCATATATAGTATCATAAACAACTGAATATCCATTAGATATTAAATTAAAAGGTATTCCTTGTATTTGATAACAAGATGGGGTAGTTTTAGATTTAAGCCTCGGTATTAAAAATAGTAATTCTTTTTTTATGAAATCAAGGGTTGAAGTATATCCATTTAGAGTTCTTAAATTATAACCTAACATTACAGCCAAGTCTCTTAATTCTTGTTCGGTAGCATTATCAAAGTCATATTGATTAAATATAGCTTTTACTTTATCATCTCTAATATCTGTATATATAGATTGCCATACTTCAGTGAGTGATCCCCACTTAGTATCCTGCATTGCTTTTGGAATAAATCTCTTAAAGGAAAAATTCATCTAAAAATCCTCTTATGATATATAAGACAAATCAGTGTTGATAAAGTCTTGGTCTATGTCAGTTATTTGGTAGAACCAGGGCAATCTTATACTATTCCGCTGTCCAGGTGTTGTATTACCATCTTCCATCTTGTAACTGAGATATAAAACATATCCATCAGCATCAGCAGTACCTGGATTCTGTATTCCATAAATAGCATGAGTTACATCAGCTACTATTTCAACAATTAAAAACGAATACTGATTAGTACTGTAATTAACAAATCCACCTGAAACTGTGTAACCGTTCATCCCCGATATAACCACACCTGTAGTAGATGCTATTTGTAAAGGGGCTTGCCATACATCAGCTATTTTTCTTTTAATCCATATTTCAAAACTATTTAATAGCAACCAATTTTGCTTATCTAGATCACTGGTTTGGGGTGGTATAAAACTAGAGAGTAATCTTACATTACTCATTGTAGGATTTATATCTTTTTCTAAGTAATAAATCTCTGAACTATGGTACACTATATCAGTTATAGCATCTATAACTCTATAAAAATTAGATTCATAAATATTTTGCTGAAAGTCTGCATTAAGAATATCATATTGGGTATTAAGAGCATCCTTAATATCTAAGTCCACAACTGAAAATGTTTTATTAGCTGAAATTTTTGCAGTTACATCAAATCTCGCATAAACTTTTTGAAGTGTTTCAAAAGATACAATCTCTGTTAAACATTTTTTTGGTAAAATATAATCAGTTTCTAAACTTGTTTTTTGAGTTGCAGTTAAATCTTCTCCAGTATTAGATACTGCAGTTACATAAACTAAATTTTGATCTGAGACATTAGTTGAACCCCCTAGACTTTCTATAGTCCATACTTTAGATTTATTTACGTAAGGAGCTGCATCAATTGCTGCCATCCAATTTTCTACTGAAGATAGTATACCACCTATTTGAAATAGATTAGGTGCATTATTTCTTATTGATTCAATATCTTCAATCTCTGTTCCTCCAACTATACCATCCGCATGAGTACAATATAAAGTAGCTACTGTATTATCTTCATCTGTTAAAGCTGTTTTAATTACTATTATAGCATCACTTGATGTAATATCACCAAGACTTCCCTTTGTATCAGCATATTTAATAAGTATCCTTTCTCCATTAGAAAGTTTTTTAGAGTTTATACCATCACCAAATATAATCTTTATATAATCGTATGCAGGAGAGTTTTCTATTTGACAGTAATAATCAGTGGTATTATTTATAAGATAAAGATTAGAGGTAATATTCACATCGTATAAGAATCCATTTGCTGAGTCTACTACCCATATTTGCAATTCATCATTATCAGTAGAATCAGAATATAAAGATATAGTTTCATTTACTATTCCAGTTGCTATATAAAGAAATTCTTTCGGAGTACCTTCTTTAACAGCAACATCTATATCTCCTACTGTACCTGTATAATAAAATACATTATCAGTAGCATACACACTAAGAGTATTATCTACATCTATAAATGTAGCCCAACGGGGTATTCTAATTTCCTTTCCTGCATAGGTGTAGGCGGGGTTGAAGGTAGAATCAGCACTTATCTGTAAAGTACCAATAGCCCCTGTTTTTCTATAAGGAATATATCCAAGCCATTTAGCAAGTTTGACAAGTGAGTCTCTTTTTTCTGCTGTAATCCATTTAGCTTCTCTATATAAGAATTCAGCGAGATAAACTAATTTTTCTCCTGTATAAGCAAGCATATCAACAATTCGTTGATATACTCCATAATATAATATTTTATTCCAATCAGATAAAAGCGAAAGTCTTGATTGTATTTCTGTTACGAGTCCGTTATACGTATAAATCATTTTAAACCTCTAGCTTCCATTACAGACGATTAGTATGTCTGTAAATTTTGAATCAGTAGGAAGAAGGTTGACGAGTTTGTATTTATTCCACTTCCAACTGTTTAAATCATAATCATAAATCAATCTACTAGAACTTATAGAAGGTTTTTTAATTGTTACAAATTCTAATAGATTATCTTCTATATATAGTACTTCTTCATATTCAAAACTATTAGTGCTAAATTTTGTATTAAGAAATAATGATAAGGCATCTGTTGTTCCTTCGTTTGGAATTGAGTATACAACTTCAATTTCAGTTATTCTATTTTCATAATCAGGAATTATATTTAACGCTTGTATAGTCACTTCAGGGGAGAATTCATTCATTAAAGCTGTCATCAATCTCATTTTTAAAGTCATAAAGTTTTCTGGATTTAATGTCTTAAAAGCAAAATTATCTAATGCCCCTCCTGCAAAAGGATTCATTAAGTATTCTCCTCTCTTGGAGTTTATCCATTGGTTCATTGCATTCTTAATAGCACTGGCTGCATAATAAGTTACAGGTGTACCATCTTTATTATCCCTACTGTATAAATCTATATCTTGGTAAGTTGACATTTTCCCTCTTTATATTATTTATTAGTAAAGAATTTAATTATTTTTATTCTTAGCTGATAGGATAGTAGGTAGCTGAACTGTCTTAATCAAAGTAAATGCAGCTGCATTAACAGGAACAGATGAAGGACTACCAGGTGCAGTACATGTTACAGTAATGGCTGCAATAGCGTCAAGAATAGCTCCCAAAGTATCACTTAAAGTTTTACCTAGAACCATTTTCTCAGATGGTACTGTTCCCCCTAATAATTCTATCTCAGTAGCTTTTATTTTAACTTTTCCATTTTTATCTATAAATATACTTGCAGTAGGGTGATATATAAATATTTCAGCATTACTAGAATTACTATCTACTCCTATACAAATTCCATTAGGATAATAAGTATATTTAGCATTAGGGTAAACCGAAGCTGATCCTATACTTGATTTTACATTGTCTTGAAATAAAGTATGAGGATGAAAGTCACTAAAATTTATATCTGATATATAATAAGGTTGTCTTTGAAATTCATCTATATCTTCAAACCACACCCATACAAAAGAATTAACTTCTGGTATAAAAGAGGAACCGTGTAGATTACTTCCACCACATCCACCTGAATTACTTTGAATTGCCCATGGAAGTTCTTTGTCAGCTATACCATAATGAAGGTGCTCTATTTTTACTTGAACTCTTCCTTTCTTTTTTGTATCATTGTTTTTTATGACTTTAGCTGGAAAATATCCTTGCATCTATTGTCTCCATTTTAGGATAAAACTTTTTATATCTTCAATCTTCGGAATATATATCTCAGTCATAGGAATTATTTCAAATATATCTTCTATATTATTTACAAGTAATATTATATCCCAATATTCAACTGATTGATAATATGTTTGAGATATAAGATAAGGTCTTTCTATTTCAATCTTAGATATCTTATGAGTAAAGTATCCATTAGTCCATTCAAAATTTCTCCATAATACTGAAGAAGAATCTCTTATTATATTACCATCTGTATCACTTAATATTGATTGTACTTTTTCTCTCATTTGTATTATCTCATTCTAGGATTTGTTTTTACTGGGGCTGCAGGTGCTTCTGGTCCATAATAATTACCATTAGTGTCAAATAATCTCCCCATTTTAAAGAATTCTATGAAAGCAGGAACAAGACTTTGTATTTGTACATTAGCACTAGCCCACAAAGGGTAACCGTTCTCAGTGACATGTTTAGAGTAGGTTGGAGAAACAGAAAAAACAAATGCTGCTGGGAGATATATAACTCCAGGGATAACAACTGAAAAAATAGAATCCTGTTGTTGATCTATAATTTTTTGCATTTCTTTTTTTTGTTGGTCTGTAATTTCTTCTCCACCTTTATCTTTTATGTCTTTTATTTCTTGATCTATTGATCTAACATTTTTTGCATTTAACCCAGGAACCAAAACTTGTTTTTTATCCCCTGTTCTAAGTATATGAGAACCTATAAGTAAGGTCATAGGGTCAAGAACATCAGTTAAAGGATCAGTTTTTGTATAAAAAAACATATCAACTGTAATTTTTACAGGATTTGTTTTTGTCCATCTAGGAGCATCAAGTATTGATCTTAATCCTAATCCTGTCGATCCAACTGTTCCACCCGAACTACTTAACATATTACCAACATCTACTAGAGAAGATATAGTGGGGCATAGATCACCAAAAGTACTAAACTCAGTAGCTGTTTCTATTTGAAAATCTTCTGTTATTGGAAGATCAATTTGACCACTTGCAAATTGCATTATTATTCTATTCATTTAGACCCCAGTACAAATGTTCCTTTTCTATTCATATCAAAATCCATAGCTTTTGCTCTTCCTGCATCTCTTCCAGACTCATATTTATCTAATTTTTCTAATAAGCCAGCTTGTTTCGCTTCGGCATATCTTTGAGTGGATACTCCCATTGTTTGTGCAGCCTCTCTTAATTGCTTAACATCTTCATAATCTGCAGCATTTAGTTGTTTTTTCAATTGCTCATCCGTAGCTGAAGAGGATGCCGCTTGAACTATGTAAGACTGAGATGCTGTCTTTCCCGCTTCTTGAATTTTTTCGGTATTTCTCATATAATCTACAGCGCCATAATCCCAAATAGCACCTAACCAATTGAGTAAATCCCCTATAACTTTTTGCACTGTATTTATAGCTGATGTTATACCACTAGTAATTTTATTAAAGAGATTACCAAAAAAATCTAATACAGGTCCAAGTTTTTTTAATACTGGTGCAGCCATTTTAGATAATTTAGAAAATAAATTTTTTATAGGTTTTATAAATATAGAATCAAATAATGTACTTAGTATTGTATATCCTGATTTGAAAACTCTAATAGCTCCCATAACAAAATTGTATATTCCCGTTATAAGTTTAATAGGGAGTAATATAATAAATTTCCATATTTTAAATTGAAGTATAAGAAATTTACCTAAAGCTTTAAATAAAAAACTACCTATTTTTTTAATGATAGGTAAAGCGGGAACTATGTAATCAGTAAAAAATACTTTTAATGTATTAAAAAGATCAGATATAAGAGGTTCTATTTCTTTCCAGTTATCATAAATTAAATAGGCTATAAGAGCTGCTGCTGCAACTGCTGCAACTAGAGGCCAACTTAATACCGCCATTGCAGCACCTAAAGAACTTATTATTGGACCTAGAAATCCAACTGCCCAAACTATAGCAAGAAGTAGTGGAAGAAATTGAGCTATGAAATCAGTTATCTTTCCCCATATAGGGTCTTTTAACCCAAGCATATCAAGTATAGCTCTAAATATTTGTTTTAATACTTTTGGTATTACATTCCATAAAAGATTCCAGAACATTTTTAAAAGTGTTGGTAAGAATTTTATAAGACTTACAATAGCACTACCAATAATGCCTAAAATCCAAGGTAAGAACTTTTGTATGATTCCCATTCTAAGTAGAACAAGAAATACAATAAGTTCAGTTATAAAACTAACTGAAGCAAGTCCTTTTAAAAATCCTAAAGTCTTTTGAAAGAAATTTGATTTAATTACTTTTTGCCATTTTTCAGTAATCCAATGGCTTTTCTTTTTATCCCCATCTGAAGGTTCATTTTTTTTATCTTGTTTATTCCCATCTATTGATGCGCCATATACTTTTTCTACTATTTCTATAAGTCTAGTAAATCTAGTGATAAGCATATTATGAAGTCCTTTAATGGCTAAAGTAAACATACCATTATTACCAAGAAATTTCATAAGAAAAGGAGTATATATTTTATCAACTTTAGTTTGTTCTTTTTTTAATTCTTTACTAAGAGGTTTATTAAAATCTGGTAAAACCATTCCATCCATCTATGATAAACCCCCTTTTAAAAATTTTATAATTATTAGTAAGAAATTTCTTATTATCTTCTCATTGAAGAACTTGAAGGCATCTTACTTGTTTCTTTTTTCATCTCAGCTTGTTTAGCTTTTTGATAAGTCTCATATTGACTATATCGTTTCTTAGCAATCCATCTAGGCATTGCTAAGACTTCATTTTCAGATAAACCTACCTTATATACCAAAATAAATATCAAGTCCTGAATTGAATTTAGGTTTTCTCTCGGTAACATCTCCCGTATGTTGTTTACGATAGTTGAGTGGGAGAAGTTGCCTTGGATCGATGACATCCCTAAGTAACCTCTTGTCTGATTCACCACACAAAGGACAAACTAATTCTGCCTCTGAGTTTAAACCAAACTCTATATTTTCAAATAAATCCTCTATGTTGCGCATTGTCTTTCTTTTAATGCCATTTTTAAATTCTTCATATTTCTGGTCATCTGAAAGAACAACATTATTTTTAGTTATAAGCATCATCGATTTTGCATATAATACTAAATCTTTTCCTTGCGCCTCTTTAAGAGCATTTATTTCATCTTCTTTCTTTTGTTTTAATTCGTGTAGAGGAACATTAGCTTCTCTTCTATTCTGAATATTCTTAATTTTTGAACCATATAACTTATCAGAAAACTTTTTAGCTTTAAGTACATCTTCAAGTCTTGGATATCTAATTGTATACAAAGCACCATCAGCCAATATAGTAAAAGGTTCTTTAACTTTTATCGTAGCTACTTCCACTTCTCTTGTATGTAAATCAATATCATCTAATGGGTTATTTTTATATTTTCTTAATAGAAATTGTTTGAATTCATCATCAGACATTTCAGCAAATCTACTCGCCATATAAGCTCTCATTTCTTCATCAACTTGCTCCATAGACTTAAAAGTTAAATCAGAAAGTTCTATTATGTATTCATTTACTACTCTGTCTTTATCACTTTTTTCAGATTGACATTGACATATCCAATAATGAATATGAGTATTACCTTCATATTGTTGTTTGATAGCTATTAGAGTTTCAAGTATATCTTCTGCTGTCATATCTTTAATATTGAAATCCGGTTCATTTCTTTTTAAATCATTAAGAATGACTACAAGATTTTCTAGAAGGTTATCTTGAGTTGATAATTCAATATCATTAATATGTTTACCATTAAAGTCATCAAAATATAAAGTAGGAGGAGTAGCAAATCTTCCCTGTGATTCATAATCTATTTTTACAAACCCCGCAGTATTTTGAAATTCATCTTCTTTTTCCATATCAGCTTCTAGATTCTTTTTTTCTAAAGTCTGACTTCTTCTTCTTGCAACTTCTTCTGGTTTGAGAATAAGTGGTTCTGTCATTAGTCTTCTCCTGTAAGTTTATAAAAACTTTTTATTAGTATGTAAAGTTAAAGAGCAGATGTACCCTGGGATAATCTAATATTATCACAAGTAAACTCAGCAGTAATTATTTCATTTTCTCCTGAAGCATGGTCATATCCTATGCCTGTTACATTTTTAAACTTCATTCCATCTATTTTTATCCATTCAGGAGAAGGTAACATATCAGGTTGCATTGGAATTATAATAGCAGTTTTTTTACTAGCGTCTTGATCATCTTTAAATAAATAATCACCCCTTAAATTTTTAAATCCAAGTGAGCTTCCTTTAGAAAATGTTACAATCTCTTCTTCCCATTTTCTAAAATATCCTTTAACGTTACCAAAACTATTTTCTAGAAAAGTACAACTAAAAGTATCAGTATAAACTAAATCTTTTAGAAATTGTCTACCACCACTTCTTTGATATTCAAATCCAGTTAATGGGATATCATTTATAGCATATAGATTAACTCTCATCATAATGGTATCTAAAACTGATAAAGCTATACCACCCGGAGTTTTTGGAAATGTTTCTGGATAAATAAGCATTTCAAATAAACATTTATGTTGAAGTGAGAAAGTAGATGCTAAAGCTATATCAGCTTCATTTAGAATAGCTGCAGCATCTACTACAGACTTATAACCATTTATAACACTATTAGCAATAGCCATATTATAATTACTCTACAGTCATTACAACATATATGAATATAACAGTTATTCTTAATGGATCACCTGATTGGTTATCAAATGTTTGAATCTTAACAGATTTAGGTTTAGCATATTTAAAACTAATAGTTTTTACACCTGATTGAGTTCTATCTTCTGCTTGTACTATCACTGTTGATCTTGCCATTATTTCTGGAAGAGCTGTACCATTAGAATGATCGTAAGACATATCAGACCATTTTCTAATATCATCATATACTTTCCATGCTTGATCAAGTCTTATATCAATTGTAAATTCTTTTGTAGTTTCTTGTAACATACCTGTCTTAGGAATTTTAAATCCTTTTCTGAATATCTCATATACGTTTACTACATCTTCAGGTGGATCGAAAGTTTGATCACATCTTAAAGATATTGCATTAGCATCACCACCACCTGGAATACCATTTGGAAATATAATTGAGAACTGCGATGCTAGGGCGTCGTCTCCAAGAGAGAGTATTTGATCTGTTGAAATCGCCATTTATTTTACCTCTTTATTTATCTAAATTATTCTAATATTAGTAAGGGAATATTTCATCCCTTACTAAAATTTTATTAAGCCGTTAAACTTTCAATTGAAATATTTTGCCCTATTCTAGTAAGTCTTAAAATAACCCACTGAGAATTTGGGGTGATCTGGCAATAAAAATCTAGGACGAACTGACGATTATTTAAAACAGTATTGGTATTATTTGTAGCGTCGCAAATAATTTTGTAGGCTCTAATCCATCCATTTGCCTTGATAGGTTCTACAAATTCTTCTGTTTGAACCTTAGCCATCATTCTATGAAGAGGATCGTTGATTTTAAATTCTTGTTTTCTAAGTATTTGCTTTGTAATAACTTCTATCATATACTTATAAACTCTTCTTGTACCAACAAAACTTGTATCACTATTTGTTACTTGTAGAGTTTGATCTCCATAACACATAAGACCATAAGCCTGATCTAGTATAATAGGGTTGATTTGATTATTGTAGAATGAATCAAGCTCTGCTTGGGTATAATCAATTTCAACTTCTTTAACTACCCAATCATTTAACTGACCACCATGATTACTTTCATCTAATCCTGCTGGAGATGCAGCATCATAAACATCTGACATATAAGCAAACTTTTTACCAACTGAACCAACATTTGAAATCCATGCAAAACTATTATTATAATCATCTTGAATTTTTGCCCAGTTGTGATAAAGTCCTACATCATCAGTATCAAGAGCTAAACTTGATCTAAACGCTAATGCTTGAGAAGCACTTGCTCCAAGAGGAACACATGTAATACCTTGACCCCATACTTGATAAGTTTGAATAAGGGTATTTATAGTATTTGCATGAGTACCATAACAATCCATAAATATTTTAGCTTTATACTTATTAGCATATTGGAATTGATTCCATGCCGTAGTAAAATCACCTGTTACAGGATCATTACCTCTAGAACCACCTGTAAATGCTATTACTGCTGAATTAACTGTATAAGGAGTTGCTGTATAAGCAGGATTTAATTTAAAAGTTACATAAGGATTTTCATCAAATACATCTACATAATAAAGAGACTTTCCAAACGCATCTTTCTCATTTATAAGTGAATAATTATATGCTTGTATAAGTGAATTACCCGTTGATCCCACTTTGTAAAGAGTAAGAGTAAATTTACTTCCTGATACATAAGCAACTGAAGCTGCTAGATCATCTGTATAAGGAGAAGTGGTAAAGAAACTATGGGATACGGTGGTTGAAGTATCTGCTGTATAACGATAATCAAAAGTTACTGCTCGTCCATATTGAGGAATAGATAAAGTTGGATTTGTTCCTGTACTTGCAAGACTTGTACCACCAGAACTAAATACTGCTGTTAATGCAGAATCTCCTGTAGCTGGATCACTTACTGTTATATTACCAGATGTACTTCCATTTCTTCCTACTATGTTTATAAAGTTCCCCGAAACTGAAGCTGCAGTATAACCAAATGCTACATTTATAGCTGATATAACTGCTGTTCTTAAAGTTGTTGCAGATTGCCCTAGATTAAGAGTTTGTATTGAACCATCTATAATAATTTTAATATACTTATCTGTTGATCCAACACTTAAATTATAACTTGATGCTCCATTTACATCTGTAGTTACTGTAGCATAACTTCCAGCTACTCCTGCAAAAGTAAGAGAGAATACCCCTGTTGCTAAAGTTACTGAACCTGCTGTAATATCTGCTCCAGACAATGCACCACCTGTAGCCATAGTAACTGTTTTTTCAATTCCATTAACTTTTACTTTAAAGTTAGGTTCATCTGATACTGGAATATTTGTTATTGTTCCTGAGAATGTAGCGGTTACTCCATTTCCTGTTCCTACTGCATGAGTAGCTCCTTTAGCAGTTGATCCATAGCTAAAAGTAGAAGGGGTTCTTCCTACTCCAAAAGCAGTTACTGTTGCTTTCCCTACATCAATTCCACCATAGGCTGAATTTGTTCCTATTGCAGAAGCTACCCATAAAGGTGCTCTTCTTGTAAATGCAATAGCTTCAAAAACACCTGGATAGGATGCTGAAGGTGTTCCAAGCTCTCTTAAACAATCCTCTTCAGATTGAAGATACATTGGAGTTGATTTTCCTTTAGCCGAATTTAAAACCATAGCCCCTGTCTCATCAACAAGAGTATTTATAAATCCACTCAAATCGCGCTCTAAAACTTGCGTTCTACTCATTATTTTGTATACCTCTGTGTAATCATAATTTCCCTTTTTCCATAAATTTCATTTATTATTAGTAAAAAATTTTTAAAGAAAATAATTACTAATAATAAATGAAAATAAAGGAGTTGTGTATTATGGGAGTATTTTTAATAAGTTTAGCTATTTCTGCATTTATAACCTATATAAAGGAAGAAATGAGAGAGGATTTTTATTGTCGATTTTTTTACACTTTTTTAGTAATTTTTTTAATAAAAAGTTTAACTTTTTAAGTTTTTTCTATATATTATAATTATAGAAAGAAATTAAAAAAGGAGTAAATTGTGACTAAAGAGCATAAATCAGTATTTGACTATGGAAGATTGTATGAGATGTCTAATCTCTTTCCAGAAGATACTGGTTTAAAATTTAAAATTTAAAGTTTGGATTTCAACTAAATCTGGTAGAGAGGGATATAATGCTAGAATTAAAATCTCTAATGCAGAGGGTACAGCATCAGTTATGATATGGGGAACCCCTAAAATTAAAGATACAAAAGGTAAGATAACTATTACAGGAAATGACTTGAAAGATATAGTTAAATTTGTAGAATTAAATAGGGAAGAACTTTTAAAGCATTGGGGAGGGGAAACAAGCAGTAAACAATTTACAAATGCAATTAAGTCTATTAAAAAAAATAAAAAAGGAGAAATAAGATGAAAAAATTAGTAATGAGTACAGTATTGATGTTTATAGTAGTAGTTGGTTATGCAAAAGAAGTAAGTATATTAGATGTAGATTACATAACAAGTTGGAAATTGTTGGGGATGTCTACATGGGGTAGTGATGAATATACAAATGGAGATATGAGAATAGCGGCAGTAATAGAAGCCGATCAAATTACTCTTGTAGGTATTGATGATATACCCCAAAAGATTAAAGAAGTGACTACAGCCATTGATGAAGAGGGTCTTAAAGTAACAACTATTAAAATGGAAGGTAATAAATTCTATTATACTATTAAGCGAATCAGCTCAAATTCCATTATGTTTAAATTGATATTTGTTAAAAGTGGTAACGAGAGATTAAGATATATTCTGGGTAATGAAGAGCAGTAATCGAATATGAAATAGAAAAATCTGAGAGAAAAATAGTTTAATTCTCTCAGATATTTCTATTTTATGATACATAAAAAATTTAAAAAACGGAGGATTTAAATGAACAGTTTAAAAAGTTTAATTTGTATGGTTATTCTATCTGCATTTGTAGCATGTTCAGGAGGAGGTTCTGGGGAATCAACAGTAACTTATGTAAATAATACCCCAATAGTAGATACCGGTACTCCGGTAACTTTTCAAGGTACAATCGAAAAAGGGGCATTGCAAAGAGGGTCTAGAGTTATTGCATCAGAATGGAATGTATTAACTGGTTATTCGGGACTATGCTTTAAAACATATACCACTGATGATAAAGGAAGTTACACAATTAAAAGTTCTAAAATAAAGGATATGATAGATGTTGAAGCAGAGGGATATTTTTTTAACGAAAACGATGCTTCTACGAACAATAAAATTATATTATATGGTTTACTAGACAGTAATAAAGCAACTTGGAATATCAATATTTTAACTCATATTATAAGATATAGAGTTATAAAACTTTTAGAGGATGATGTTGATTTTGATGATGCAGTTACAAGTGCTGTTACCTCACTTTATAATAATTTAGGATGGGGAGTTGTAGATCCCTCTTTAATAAATGCAGTTGACAATCCACAATTATTATTTCTATCTAGTGCTATATGTAAAAATAGAACAGCTTCAGAAGTATCTAAACTATTAACTGATTTATCTTTAGACTTAGAGGATGGAAATATAGATATATCTATGCTTAATTCTTCTTTCGCTCTAGTGAATACAGCAACAGTAACTTCTAATATCATTGCAAAATATGGTAGTTGTCCTAATCTTGCAAATGTTAAATCTCAAGTATTAGCTCAAAGAGGATTAGTGGATATAACCATTAAAATATTTACTGCTTCACCTATACCTTACTCTGGGGTAGATTGGTATATAAGAAATGCATCGAGTATAATGTATATGAAAGATAATAAATTAGATAGTTTAGCCTCACTCCAGGTATCTATGTCTCATCTTGGAGTAACTACGAATAATATATCTAATAATATTCTAGAATTTTTTAGTATTACGGTTGATGGAGTAAAAACACTTTATTTTTCTCTGGGTTTTGAATCTAATAATATTATTAAACACTATAAGCAAGTAAATGGTATTGTTACCGAGATATCTAGTTTACCTACAAAGCCTGTACCGGTTATTCAAACCCTTAATAATGGATTTTATAATTATTCAAATCCTAATCTATTAGATAGTAATTCCCATAGTTGGAACATAGGTACTTTATATGGATATAAGATATGTGAGGACTTTATTGAAGGTACGCTTCATAGAGGAAAAACAATATTTGTAGAACAAGGAGCTGCGGGTATAAAAATATTAGGTTCTTATTGTGACTATACAGCAGATGGGGGATTTTTATATGGCACCTCTAACGCTAGATTTTGGTAATAATTTTTAAAACAGAAAGTTTGGAAGAATTAAATTATTCTTCCAAACTTTTCTATATAATTAAATAAGGAGAAATAGAATGACAAGACAGGAAAGAATTCAAGAGATTAAGAAACAAATTCCTAATACTATTAAAAATCCTGAAGTGATTGAAAAAGTAGCTGAAATAATAATGAAGCAATGGGGAATGTAATGAAGTATATTTTTCAAGATATAAGGGACTGGTTACTTATAGAACCTTTTAAATTAAGTTATTTTACTTATATTTTCAGAAGACCTTATTACAGATGGCAATTATTTAAAAGATTCTGTAAAACTCCTTATTATGGATGTTGGGAATTATGTAATCCTATATTTGATTATTCATTTGAAATACTCTGCGAGTTCTACGAAAACTACGAAGATAAAATTAAGTACCGTTGGAATATAGATGAAGCTAATGAGTATGAAAAAGAAATGATTATATATCAGAATAAAGCTAATGAGGAACTAGAATATCTTTATAATTGGTATACAGTAACAAGACCAAGAAGAGAAGAAGAAATAGAGTACTTACTACATACATGGTGTGAACACCATGTTAGTTGGTGGGATAGATGCCAAGATGAAACAGATAACGAAAAAGGTATGAGACAGTACTATTCTAATCCTAATAACAAGTATGCTGATTATTTACATAAAATGATGAATGAGGAAGAAACTCAGTTTGAACAAGAAAAAGAAGATAATCTAATCAGATTGATAAAATTAAGAAATAGGTTATGGGATTAAGAATTTTAAATTTATAAGGAGAGAATAAATATGAAGCTATCGGTGCAAGGAAATCCAAACTACTGTGCTACTATTGTAGCAATAGATAATGTAATAGAACTTGAGAATTGTCAAAATATTCAAGGAACTATTATACAAGGTTGTCATGTAATTGTAAGTAAGGAAGTAAAGGTTGGTGATGTGGGGGTTTTCTTCCCTACAGAATGTTCTATCAAAGATATTTTTCTTAAAGCTAATAATCTTTACAGAGATAAAGAATTAAATACTGATAAAGAGAAAGCAGGGTTCTTTGAGTTAAATGGTAGAGTTCGTTGTATGAAGCTTAGAGGATTTAAGTCTGATGGATTCTTTATGCCTATGCATAGTTTAGCTAGCATTCCCGATATTAAAAATAATTTTGAGAAATATGTAGCCTCTGCTTCTATACCTATTGGAACAGACTTTGATCATATTGATGGACAAATGATTTGTGAGAAGTATATAATTAAATCTAAAACTCAAGGAGCACCAAATTCTAAAAAAGATAAAAAGAGTCTTAAAGTAAAAAGATTTAATAAACTCCGAGATGACATCTTTCGCTTCCACATCGATACTGCCCAGCTTGCAAAGAATATGCTTATGATAAATCCTGATGACATAATTTCCATAACAGAAAAAGTTCATGGTACCTCGGCCATCGCATCTTATATTCTATGTAATAGAAAACTTACATGGAAAGATAAACTCGCTAAACTTATTGGAGCTAAAGTAAATGAATTTGAATACGACCACATCTGGAGTTCCAGAAGAGTCATAAAAAATCAGTATTTATACGAAGATAAGTTGACTCATTTCTACTCAGAAGATATTTGGAAAACTGGAATGGACGAGCTTAAACCCTTTATCCAAAAAGATATGACAATCTATTATGAAATCGTTGGGTACTTATCAGAAGGGAAAATGATTCAAGGTCAATTTGATTATGGATGTCAAGTAGGCAAGCATGAGAAATATGTATACCGTATCACAACGACCAATGAAAGTGGGGTAGCTTTTGAATGGAGTATGAAGCAAGTTCAGGATTGGTGTAAACAGAATGGATTAAAAGCTGTTCCTCTTCATTACTATGGATATGCTAAAGACTTGTTTAAGGATATTAGTGTTGAGAATCACTGGCATGAGAATTTTCTATCTAAACTACAGGACACTTATCTTGAAAAGAAATGTACTATGTGTCGTAATGATGTACCGGCAGAGGGAATCTGTTTAAGAAAGGAATCGCTCGACATTGAAGTCTGGAAATTAAAATCGTTTGCTTTCAGAGCTATGGAGACAAAAGAGATGGATTCTGGTAATGAGAATATAGAAGACTCTCAAGAAATAGATGCTGTATAAGACTTCTTACTAAAAATAATAATTCGCTCTGGTTATGAAAGAAATAAACAATATCGGCGTTGAGTCTACTGATTGCATTCATGACTCTTTTCCGAAGCGGATTATTAAAAAATTTAAAGGATAAAATAAATGAAAAAAATATTATACATATCCCCTTATGAAGAATTTGTAGTAGCTCAGAATGGGGGGTATGGAGTTGTAGCTGAATCATTTAAAAGAATGTTTGATAATATGAGTAGTATAGAAGTTGAATATGTCAATATAAATATTCTTGCTTCAGGAAATTTAAATAGAATAAATCAAAGATTTGATGTGTGCATACTACTCGTACATCCATCCTCTTTTGAAAATAAAATATTTAAACAAAATATGGAGTATGTTTCATCTATATGTGATAAAACATATATTCATATCTTTTGGGAAACAAGCCCTACGCCCTCTAAATGGAAATGGTTATGGCAATCTGATATCTTTACAGGATTTATTTCACCTTCAAAGTTTGTATTTGATATGATAAATTATGAAACTAAAAAATTCAATAAAGAAAATCATCTTATCTATTGTCCTGTGTTTGAAGAAGATTATGAAAAGTATAAAATTAGTATTTCTAAAAAAGAAACAGAAGATGTATTTAATGTTCTCTATATGGGACAGTATACAAAAAGAAAAGGAATGGAAGATGCTATAATCGGATTTGTTCAAGCTCTATCTGAATATAAAGATTGTAGACTGGTATTAAAGTATCATCCTTTATCAGATAAAGAATTACCTGCATCTGATTTGATTTCAAATTTAGTAAGTACAAACACAAAAAAGATGAATGCTAAAATATATGAAGTCACGGGTAATCTCAGTAAGGATGATATCTATAGTTTATATAATGAAGCTTCTGTATTATTATTTCCTTCAAGAGGAGAAGGATATGGTCTTCCTTTAGTTGAAGCAGGTATGATTGGACTTCCCTGCATTTATACTGATTGGTCATCCACAAAAGAAACAGGAAAGTTTAGAGGTAATAAATCTATAGCTTATATATTGGATACTGCTCAAGGAATGGCTCAGTATGATTATGAAGGCAATTCTGTATACGCAGTTCCATATATAAAAGACATTGTAAAGAATTTAAAAGAATGTTATGAAGCATGGAAGTATAGTAAAGAAGAATATTATGAATATACTAATAATAACGATATTGATATAATTAAGAAATTTGGCCCTAAAGTATTTATGGAACAAATTTCAAAGTTGATAGGAGAATAAACAATTTGAGTAATGAAATAATTTCTTTAATAACAGGTGATGGACAGGATACATTATGGCTTAGTAAATTTCTTTTAGAGAAAGGTCACACAGTTATAGTGGGTTCAAGAAGAAGTGGATCAAATACTATCTGGAAGTATAAAGAACAAGGTATATATGATAATCCTAAATTAAAATTTGTACTTATGGATTTAAATGAATTCCATAATGTTAATAATGTAGTTAAAAAATATAAACCTGATTATATTTATAATCTAGGTGCTCAAAGTTTTGTAGCTGCTTCATGGGATAACCCTTTAATGACTATGCAAACAAATAGTTTAGGAGTTATATACTTACTGGACTCTATCAAAAATAATTATTTAAATACCAAATTTTATCAAGCAGGAACTTCAGAAATGTTTGGAAAGGTGCAAGAGATGCCACAAACAGAAAAAACACCTTTCTATCCAAGATCAATGTATGGTGTATCAAAATTGGCAGCTTATTGGTCTATTGTTAATTATAGAGAATCTTATGGGATGTTTGCTTGTAATGGAATACTCTTTAATCATGAGAGTTGTTATAGAGGGTCAGAATTTTTAACCAAGAAAGTTGTTGAGAATGTGGTTTTAATAAAAAAAGGAAAACAAGATTTTTTTGAACTTGGAAATCTTAATGCTAAAAGAGATTGGGGATTTGCAGGTGACTACTGTGAAGCGATGTATTTAATGTTGAAGCAAGATATACCCCAAGATTTTGTTATAGCAACAGGGAAGACTCATTCAGTAAAAGAGTTTGTTGAAAAATGTTTTCAATATGTTGGCATAGATATCTATTGGGAAGGTAGTGAAGAAAATGAAATTGGATTTGATGGAAGTGGGAAAACTTTAATAAAAGTTAATAAACAATTTTATAGACCAACAGAAGTTGATATATTACTGGGTAATCCCCAAAAAGCAAAAAACATATTGAATTGGAAACCTAAAATGTCATTTGATGATCTTGTTTCTCATATGATGGAATATGAGGTAAAAAAGTGATACTCTATGGTGCAGGGGAACTAGGAAAACTTGCCCATCAATTTTTAGACTTCTATAATATAGAACATATTGTATGTGATGACAACCCTGAAAATTATATGCATGATAGTTTTTGGGTTGGTAAACCTATATTTAAATTAAGTAATTTATCTATTGATCTCCTTAATACTAGTTTACTGGTTTGTATTTCAACAGCTTCATACAATACGATAAGACAGAAATTAAATAATAAAGGGTTTACAAATGTTAAACCTTTCTTTCAGGTAGCAGAGGAAATAAATAAAGCTAATGCATATAAACATCCTTGTACAAATGGATGGAAAATAAAAAATCATTCTGAATATACTTATGATGTGATTGAAAGTTCTTTTAAAGATACTTATTCCAAATATGCTTATGCACAATTTTTTGATTGGCATAACGACTATACAGAATTTATAAATAATGATTTCCCAATTAATTGTAATGATAGATATTTTATTCCTGAAGTGTTAGATGTGTTACATGATAATGAAGTATTTATTGATGTTGGTGCTTATGACGGAAGAGTTACTAAAAAGTTTATAGAGATAGTTAGAGGTAAGTATGAACATATTTATATGTTTGAGCCTACCGATTCTATGTGTGTAAGTTATGAAAAGATATACAAATATAATTATGCTTTAGGTGATACTGAAGATAAATTTATTAATTTTAATAAAGAGCAAGGATATTTATGCAAGGTAGATAAACTCTCAAAAGAAAAAGTTGGGATACTTAGATTAGACAATCTTGAACTTACCCCAACATTCATTAAGTATCATCTTGAAGGGTATGAATTAAAAGCAATTAAAGGATCGATTAAAACTATTAAAAAACATAGACCAATTATTACAGTTACTACTTATCACACTGAAGAAGGATTATATAAACTTCCTATGCATCTTATTAAAAATTTGAAAGATTATAATTTCTATTGGAGAAATCATAATTATCAAGGGCAGGGGGCTGTAATGTATTGTATACCTAAAGAAAGATGGAGTATATCATTTTCAACAACTATCCATGTAAATGATAATTGGCAAGTATATCAAGATTTAAAAAAATGGGCAGGATTATGAATATAGTTCATATAACACCCCATCTTGGAGGAGGGGTAAAAACAGTTCTACTCGGTTGGGCAAAAGAAGATAAAGAAAATAAACATATTTTTTTATCCCTTGGTTATACTGATAATGAAGTAAAAGAAACCTTTTTAAAATTAAATATTGCTCTGTATGATAATCTATATAAAGATTATGATTTTATATCTGAATTAGTTTTTTTTGCTGATGTGGTGGTAATTCATTATTGGAACTTCCCGCCTCTTATTCACCTCTTATTAAATAGTAATATACCTGAATGTAGAGTTATTACATGGTGTCATAATTCAGGATTCCATGCTCCGTATACTATACCAAAAGGAGTAGTAGAATATTCTGATAAATTTATATTTACTTCCCCTATAAGTTATAATTTAGGTATATGCAAAGAATATCCTCCTGATAAATTTGATTGTATATGGTCAACAGGTGGTGTTGATAAATATCAGAAGATACAAAAGAAAAGGCATGAAGGATTTAATATTCTTTATATAGGTACATTAGATTTTGCAAAACTTAGAAATGATTTTGTTTATATATGTTCTGAAATACTAGAGGAGATTCCTGAAGCAATTATCACTGTATGTGGTAATGGTTCATCTATGAAAGAAATTGAATATTCTATTTCTGATTTAGAATTACAAGATAGAATTAAACTAGAAGGATTAGTAGAAGATATAAAACCTTATCTTCAAGTAGCGGATGTATTTTTATATCCTTTAGACTCATATCATTATGGTACAGCAGAACAAATTCTAGGTGAAGTGATGGCTTGTGGATTAGTTCCTATTGTGTTTGATAATCCATGTGAAATGGAAATTGTAGAAGATGAGATGACAGGATTCGTAGTAAGTACAATTCAACAATGTATAGACAGGGTTAAAGAATTATATATTGATAATGAAGATGGAATCACTTGGAGTCAACTAACTTTAAATGCTTCTCTATCGGCTTTAGAAAAGTATTCTATAAGTAATATGATAGATGATTGGAATAAATTATTTAAAGAATCAACATCTCTTCCAAAGAAAAAAAGAGAATGGAATACTTGTTTTGAAGGGATGTATGGTATAGGTACAGTTACTTTTTTAGAATCACTTAATGAACAGGAAGCAAATATATTCCATAATTATATTTCTTATGAAAGACAATTAAAGACTTTATTAAAATCTTCTCTTCAATGGAATTCAGAAAGTAAAGGATCAATAAAACAGTATCTAAAATATTTTCCTGAAGATGTATATTTAAATAGATTTAAAAAACTAATGGAGGAGAACTAATGACAATAGGTACAAGATATATACAAGAGGGAAGAGTTCCCTTACAAACATTACTTCCATTAGAAGCACCACTTGTTCTTTTTATTGACCCATCTGATAAATGTTGTTTAAAATGTTCCTTTTGCCCTACTGGAGATTTTAAATTAATGAAGGAAGTAAAAAGACCTCTTCAGTCTATAAATTTTAATCTATATAAGAAAATAATTGATGACTTACAAAAATTTGAAACTAAAGTAAAAGTAATTCGTTTATATGGACATGGCGAACCACTATTGAATCCTCACTTTATAGATATGGTTAAGTATGCTAAACAATCTGATAAAGTAGAGACAGTAGATACAACTACGAATGGAATGTGTTTATATCCTCAATTTAATATAGAGATTATAGAGTCAGGAATAGATAGAATAAATATTTCAGTTAATGGATTAAGTGACGAACAATATTTTGAATTTACTAAAACAAAAGTAAATTTTAAAAGATATGTTGCTAATATAAAACACCTTTATGAAAATAAAAAAAACACTTACATATTTATAAAAATAAATGGTGATACTATATCTAAAGACGATGAACAAAAGTTCTTAGATATTTTTGAACCTATTGCTGATTCAGTTGCAATAGAAAAATCTATGGGATGTTGGCATGGATTCGATCCAAAAGGATTTATACGTTCAGATAATAATGTTGGTATCTATGGACAAGCTTTAGAAGAAGAAGCTTTAGTTTGTCCCTACATTACATATTCTATGATGATAAATTCAGATGGCATGGTTTCAGCTTGTTTTCTTGATTGGAATAGAAACCTCCAAGTAGGTAATATATTTGATAATTCTGTTTATGATATATGGAATGGAAAGCCTTTAAACAGTTTAAGAAAATTTATGTTAGAAGGAAAAAGAAGATTACATACTTATTGTAATACATGTGATCAACTTAAAAAAGGTATGCCTTCTAACATTGATAAATATGCAAAAGAACTTTACGGTAAATATAATTTTGAGGGTATAGAAGAGGATGGACAATAATTTAATTTTTGATTTAGGTTTTTGTGATGGAACAGATACAACTTTTTATTTAGAAAAAGGATTTAAAGTTGTTGCAGTAGAAGGTAACCCCTCACTTGCTGAAATAGGTAGTAGAAGATTTAAAGATGAGATAGATTCCGGTCAATTGATCTTATTGAATAGGGTTGTTGCTGAAGGAGTATCTAAAATGGATTTCTACATACATCCAGAAAAAATAGAATGGAGTAGTATCTATAAGCATATAGCAGAACAAGATGAAAAAGAAAGTATAATGGTATCTGTTGATTCAATAAGTATATTTGAATTGTTCAAGACTTTTGATACTCCTCATTATATGAAAGTGGATATAGAAGGTTGTGATGTATTAACATCTTTTCATTTAAGTCAAGCTAAAGAAAAACCTAAGTTTGTTTCATTTGAACTTAATCGAAAAGATTATTTATCTTTATTCTATAATCTTCATAAAGCAGGGTATACTGAGTTTCAATTAATAAATCAAGCAAATAATAAACCACTTAGTTCAGGAAAATTTGGACAATTGCTTCCAGAGAACAATTGGATAAGTTTAGAAGAAGCATTATTTAGATACTGTAAATTTAATGAACTAAGAGCATTGGATTATGATAATCTAAGTTTTGGTTGGTTAGATTTACATGCTAGGAGATAAATAATGAAAGAAAATAATTTTGAAAAAATATTTAAAAATTGTGATACAGATAAATGTGTGAATTACTCACAAGCTTACCATGATTCATTTGATGACATAAGACAAGATATAAATCTTATTTTTGAAGTGGGGGTTAATAGAGGTGGTAGCGTTAAAGGATGGAAAGAATATTTTCCTAATGCTCTTATAGTAGGAATTGATATTGACAGTACATGGTATTTTGAAGACCCCGATGGGAGAATTAAAATAGAAATAGGAAGTGCTAATCAAAAAGATTTTATAGAGTATCTAATAAGTAAATATGGATACCCTGATATTGTTATAGATGATGGGTCACATTTAAGTAGTGATATTAAAGATACATATAATTTACTTTATGATTATACTAAACTATGTTATGTTATAGAAGACTATGGAGTACAGTTTAAAGAATTTGAGAATGGAATGTATATAAATGACGGAGTGTCTGCTACAAATATTTTACATAATCACGTAGATCATTTACTATTACACAAAGACTCTATCAAGTCTATTAGAGTATATCATTCTATTTGTTTATTGTTCAAATGAAGATACACTTAATATCGGCTTTTTATAGAAAACACTTAGTTCCTACTTTAATCAATTATTTTGAATCTATGGGAATAGAATGGTATCCTGTATGTGATTATAATGATATAGAAGTATTCAAAGATAATAAGAGGACATGGATTCATCCTATATTGTGTCCCCCATTGAATCTACCAGGAGATCAAGCATTTAAAAAACTTAATGACTTCATAGATCAAAAAATAATAATAGATGAAGATTATTATTGTTTCTGTGGAGACGATGATATGTATGAACAAGGATTCTTTGAGGAGATAAAAAAGCAGACAGCTAAAATAATATTTGTTTCTATTGCTTGTGGTGATACTATTCCATCAACTTCACCTCATAATATACATCCAATGATTATAAAAACTTTTGATGATGTTGCTGTATGTAGAATAGGACTTCCTCAATATATAATTAAAGGAGAAATATTAAAACAGATTAGATTTAAGAATGAACAACCTTATGATGATGGAACATTTGCTGTAGAATTAAAAACTAGATTTCCTAATGACTGTATATTTCTACCTGACTTATTTGCATTTGGAAATTATTTTGAATTGGGTAGATATACTAATGATAATTGGAAATTAAAACCACAATGGGAGTTACCAAAGATAATATGATTAAACACTCAGATAAAAGATGGTATATTCTACAACCAGTCTATGGAGGTAAGTGGTCTATTCCAGATGCTTCTCTTCCTTGGACTAATGATTGTAATATAGCATTAGGGAGATTACTACAAGCTCCTGCAAGTCACTTTTCAAATGAAGATATAGATTTAACTGCTGATATCTACTACATGATTATATTTAATGTTGATCATTATGAAAAAGAGTTAGAACTTATAAAAAAATTAAAATCACTAAATAAAAAAGTTATACTTACTTTCTCTGCTGATATGAGATTCTTAACTGGGGAGGGATTACTTGGACATCAAGGAATAAATTATACTGATCTATGTGCTGAAGCTGATTTAGTTATTTCAGGAGTTCCAGAAAATATAAAATTTTATGGAAGATATCAACATAAAGTTATTTCAATGGGAGTATTCCTAGAGAGACTGAATTTTTCAAATTCAGTTCTACCAAAAGATATAGATATACTAATGTCAGGTTCTATATTTAGGAATGAACCATCACTATCATTTGCATTAGAACTTATGTGTATTTTAAAAGAAAAATACCCTGATAAGAAAATATCTTATCCTACTAGACATAAATGGCTTCTTCAACCTAGATATCCTCAAATTGATTTTATTGAAGCAGAAGATTATATGTATAATACAGGTTTAGTTCCTTTACTACAAAGATCAAAAGTATATATAAATCCTGAGTTAAGACCTAATCCTGGTAGAGCAATGATAGAAGCATTTTATTGTAGAGTACCTTATATATGTAGTAGCATGAGTTACCCTGCAAAATATATACCAGACTTTACTTATGATAATATGAACTTTGATACTATTATAAATCAATATGAAATGTTGATAAATTCAGATTTAACTAAAATAATGAGAACAGCAGAAGAATTAGCAGAAGAAGATTATTTTGACAATGCTATACAGAGAATAATGGATAGATTATACCCTGAAGGAGATTCAATTTGAAAATTTTATATCTAAGTCTTTTCCCAGAAACAAATAATTGTAATGAAATAGCTAATTTGGAATATTTTATAGATTCAACCTATTACTATGGAATATCCGACCTATTTTCCTATCGTTTATTTTCTAATCACGAATCTATGGTAGATACCCTCAGAACTGTTTTCAAGTGTGAAAAAGACAGTGGAGTTACTTGTCCTGATTTTACGAAAGTGGCTACTGCATATGGAATAGCAACCACTCGAATTATAAACCATACAGACATAGAATATATTATTAAAAGTGCTTTAGACTACGAAGGTCCAATGTTAATAGAAGTAATGATTGATCATTTTCAACCATTTCATCCTAGAGTAATGACTGAAAAGAAACCAGATGGAAAACTAGTGTCTAAACCCCTTGAAGACATGTATCCTTTTTTAGATCGTGAATTGTTTAAAAATCAAATGATAGTGGAGCCAGTTAATGAATAAAATAATACAACAAGATTTACAATACATAATAGAATCACCTATAATTGATTGGAAAAGATTTGCTAATAAAACTATTCTAATTACAGGAGCTAATGGTATGTTAGCCTCTTATACGGTAGAAACCCTACTTTATTTAAATAATGAAGTATTAAAAGATAATCCTTGTACTGTTATTGCTTTAGTTAGAAATGCAGAAAAAGCTTCAAAAAAGTTTGGAGAAAATAGAAAAGGATTAGTAAAAATATGTCAAGATGTTTCTAGTCCTTTGTATAATATCCCTAAAGTAAATTTCATTATACATGCTGCAAGTTTAGCTTCACCAAAATATTATAATGAATCTCCTGTAGATGTACTACTCCCTAATATTATTGGAACTAAAAATACTCTAGCTTTGGCTTATCAGTTTAATATAGAAGGTTATTTATTTTTTAGTACTGGAGAAATATATAATCATATGGATACTTTGAATATTCGTTCTTGCTATGGGGAGAGTAAACGAATGGGAGAAGTTCTATGTACTAGTTATCATCACCAATATAAAGTTCCAACAAAGATAGCAAGAATATTTCATACGTATGGTCCAGGAATGGATTTAGAAGGAGGAAGAGTATTTGAAGACTTTGTGAAGAATATAATAAATAATGAAAATATTGAACTCAAGAGTGATGGTAGTGCTATAAGACAATTCTGTTATATAGCTGATGCTACTATTGCATTCTTTAAAATCCTACTTGATGGTGAATCAGGACAAGCATATGATGTTGCTAATAATTCACAAAAGATATCTGTAAGAGATTTAGCTGAAGTTATGGTAAATCTCTACCCAGAAAAAAATCTAAATTATTCTTTTGTTCCTCAAGATAAAGCGTATTTAAAAAGTATGACCAAAGAATATATACCGGATATCTATAGTATAAATAAATTAGGTTGGTATCCTAATATAACAATAGAACAAGGATTTAAAAGAACGATAGAAAGTTTTGAAACTAATAATTAAAGAGGTATTATGGAATGAACTTATGATTAAATCCCAAGATGAATTACATGATTTTATAGCACTAACTCAAAAGATGTCTAATGAATATATAGAAGACTTAGGATCACCAGAACCACATTCTTGGATTGCTTTAGGATTCTGGTCTGATTTTTTTAGTCTATTTAAGGAGAGATAAAAATGGGAATAAATCCACCCAAACTACCAATAAAACCTAAACCAATTATTTTAAGTAATAACATAAAATGTAATTATTGTGGTTCTGATATAGAAGTAAACGAAGTTTGTAAAGGGTGTGGAAATAAATGATACACCTAATTACTCCATTCAGTCGTCCAGAAAATTTACAATTTTATCTTGATAATCTAAAGGATAAGAATGTTATTTGGCATCCTATTTTTCAAGGGGGCGTACCAGAAGAATTAGAGGCATTTGATTGGGTAAGAGCTTCTAATGTATTTGAAGTCCCTGAAGGAATATTTCCTAATATTTATAAGTGCAATACATTTATTACGCCATTTAATAAAGGAGTTTAAATTTGAAAATATTATATTTAAGTCTTTTTCCTGAAACAAATAGCTGTAATGAAATAGCAAATTTAGAATACTTTAGAAATTCTGCTGAATACTATGGAATATCAGATTTATTTTCTTATAGATTATTTTCTAATCATGACTGCATGGTTAATACTTTAAGAACCGTTTTTGATTGTGAAGATTATAAACAAGAGAAACTATTTGATTTTGAAAAATACCCTATACAAGTTGAGAGATTATTCTTTGATACTGTATATAGAGACACTATGAATGAGAAAAGAGCACATGAAATAGCCTGGTCTAAACAAAGAATATTTGCTTATACTACTTTCAAACATGTATTAGATAGATTTGATTATATATTTTATAATGATGCAGATATTAAAATAGATGCTAAAGATATACATGAATTATGTAAAGTACTAGAAGTTAGAAATTTTGATGAAACAATATATCCGAGTTTTATAAATATACCTTATGTTATAAAACTTAAAAAACAAATTGTATCTGATAGCTTTGGATCATTTATTATACCAACTAAAGTGATAGAAGATGTTGCCCATGTAGAAAAAAGTCTATATGAAATATATGAACAAGATGGAAAGTTTTATAGGAAAAATGCTCCTGATTGGATATTAAGACAGCAACTTATCAGAGAAGGGTATAAGGAAATAAGAGGGGAAAGTTGTAATACAAAGCATTATATAAATGATAATAAGTATTATGAATTTGATGCAGGTAAATTAACATTTAATTAAAATTATCTCAGAAATTGTTTTTACTAATAATAAAATGATATAGGACTTAGGTTCTTAATTGTTTAATAAAAACAATTTTATCAGAAGAGGTAATTTATTATGGCTCAGAGTTGGAAAAAACTAAAAACCGTCACCGCAACAGTTTCAGCGGCAGATGACTCAGCAGCAAAAAAGTTTATATTCATTGGAACAGGTGTTCCTGCAACCGCAACAGGTTCTTTTGCTTATGTATTAGGAGTAACTAGATCAGGAGTTGATTTTACAAACAAAGCAAAACATGCTTACAGTACTGTATCAGGGGCAGTTGTTATTCAAGATAACGCATCTGATTATGTATTAACAAGTGGTGACATCGTTACTATTATAGGTACTTATATTTAGTATCTAATTTTTAAACTCCTCTTGAAATACAGAGGAGTAAAAAATTCAAGGAGAACTCTTTTGAAATCCCAACAAAAAGTTTTAATCTGTGGAGATTCATTTAAAAATATATCAGGTCTTTCTTACGTGTCTTTAAGTTTAGCTAAATTCTTTATTCAAAAGAATTATGAAGTAGCCTATTGTATTCTTTCTGGAGCAGATTGTACTAGTAAGGATTTAATAAATAAAGGACATTTCTTTTATGAGAATCTTATAGATTTAAAGGTATATAATTGTCAAAATAAAAAAGATGGATCATTACAACTATTTAATAACTGTATCAAAGACCATAAACCTACTATAGTTCTATCTGTACATGATCTATGGCAATTTGAAAATATATATGTATCCGCCTATAGAGACACCTATACCTGGATTTCCTACTGCCCTATAGAAAGTGCTTATTATTCTGAATATATAGTTAATCCTACAAAGACAGATAATAATATTAGAAAATCGTTGAGTGCATTGTGTGAGAATATGGATTATGCTATTGCTTATAATAATGTTGGTAAATCTCAATTAGCTAAATTTAAATCTAGTGTTACTGACAGTCTACCTAATGGATTAGATGATTTTTATTTTGATGAAAGTGAAATAGATAGACAAGTAATGTTTAAAGGGGTAGCTAAAGAAGATGATTTTATATTTATGTCTACTGGTCATAACTTTAATCGTAAAGGATTAGATTATGTAGTAGATGCTTTCTATAAGTTTTTAAAAGCTAATAGTATGAATAAAAAATATAAACTATATCTACACGGTTATCTTGATACTATTGATGCAGGTACAGATATTAAATCTATGATATATGAAATGGGAATATCTGATTATGTTATAATGTCACAGGATAATACAAAGACTCCTAAACGAGAACTGTATAAGAGATATAGATGTTGTGATGCTTATATTGGATTACCTCTAGCAGAAGGATTTGGATATGGATTCTTTGAAGCCATGCAAAGTGGTCTTCCTATTATATATCATAATGTTGGTGGTATACAACAATATCTAAAATCAAGTGTCAGTTATCCTATAGATAGCGTTGCTACTATGAGACCTAATAATTATTTTTGTGAATGGAAGATTCCTGGTGTAGATCAGGCTGTTCAAGCTATGATCAAAGTATCTCAATTTTCAAAAGAAGAACTGGAAGATATCAAAGTAAATAATATGAAACAAAGTAAAAAGTATTTATGGAGTGAAGTTTATAAACAACTTGAAGTTATAATAGATTTTGATACAGTAGGAAAAACAGGAATATTTAATAAACTAAATATTAAAAGAATGGCATAATTTTTAAATAAAAAGTTTAATTTTACCCACTATTTCTATATATTATAGGTATAAGAAAAATTTCATTAAGGAGAAAGACTTATGATGAAACAAGTAATGACAAAAGAACATAGACAATTTTTAGAGAATTGTAGATCAAGAGAAACTTATCTAAAATATGTTCGAGCAAGGGTTAGGAATGCCTTTGACTTTAACGAAGAGGAATTACAAACATATCATAAAGCATATACTAAACTTGCTGATAGTGTTGAAAGTTTTAATGGATCACAATTTAAACATCACATTATGACTATTATGAATTCTGTCTCATCTTATGATGAGAGATATTTTAATTACAAGAAAGCAATTGAAGAAGCTTCTGAATTATATAATAAAGTTAATGTATTACATAAATCAAAACTAATTAAACTTTAAGGGGGAAGGAGTGAAAGAAATACATAACTTATCTGATGCAGTTAAATATTATGCTTTTAATTTTTTATGTGAACACCTAAATAATAAAATTAAAGAAGTAGAGTTTGATAAACTTGGAGATGCTTGGGATAAAGTAGTTTCCTATAATGCAACTATAACATTTGAGCAGTATATAAATTCTTGGAAAAGTAGGGGGTATAGAATTGTATGAAACTAATAGCATTGATTATATTTTCAATTATACTTTTTGTTGTATTATGTATAATAGCTAAAGCATCAAGTAACAATAGAGATAGATATAACTTTTTATGGGAAGGATTTGAAAAAGATGTTAAGGAGAAAAAAGATGTTCAGTAGAACGTTTATCACAATAATTTTATGCTGTCATATAATAGATATCCCTAAAACTGTCTCCGTATCAAATCAAGGGATAGTTTTATTTGTTTATATACTAGCAATTATTTTATTATGGGGGTTACAATGAAAAAATATACTATACTTTTAATTCTAATATTTATACTACCAACTTTCTCCTATACTCAGAATTATTTTACAAAAGATGGGGAGCAGATATTTATTATTCAAGCAGATCAATTTAAAGTGTTTCATATACCTCTTAAAGGTAAGAGTACTCAGTATCTTTTTAAACTTACAGGGGAATCTATTTTTAGTATTCAAATTATAGAACCCTCGGGAAATAAATGGGATATACATGTTTCAGATAACAATGAAATAATGGTGTGGGAAAATATAATGGACGAAGGGATTTATGAAATAAGGGTATTTACGATTACTAAGAATAAAGTTACGTTCATCTGGGGAGAATACTAATATTAAAAGAAGAGGTGCAAATGAATAATAGAAAATTATTAACAAGACAAGATATAGTTAAATTATGGCAGTCTCAGCCACAGGAATATCTTAACTCTTATTGTTGTCCTTATTGTAGAGATATTCTACATGGGATAGAAGATAAGTTGGTATGTAAAAATCATATGTGTAAAGGGACTTCTATAAAACATGAAGTCAGTTCTTCAAAATAAAATAAACTAATAAATAGTAAAAATAAGGATGTCTATAATGAGTAAAGTTATGTTCAAGAAATTTGTAGTAAAATTCTTTGGTCTTACAGATATAAGTGATATGATTCTTCAAGGAAAGAAAACTCAAAAGGAACTTGATGAAAGATATTGGAAAGAAAGATTAGCTGATCTGAGGTTATCTCTTAATAGAGAACATCAGTTAGAACTGTCTGAAAAAGATGCTCAGATATCCATGCTTGAAGATTCTGTTAGAGGGTATAAAGCAAGAGAGAAAGAGTTAGATAGCAGGGAACATAAAATGAAATTACAAGTCAAAGATAACTCATTTGTTGTTACTAAAATATCTAGTGCTGTTGATGATCTTAGTATGACAATAAGTTCTTTTGTTGGAACTATGAGAGGAATAAAATCTGAAGCAGACGAACATAAACTAAGAATTGAAAAAAAATGAAATATAGAAAATGCAGTAAATGTAATAGAATCATAGAAGGAACTATAACAAAATATTTTTTAAACAGAATTAAATACAATTGTATATGTGGTCGTAATTGTATAGTAGATGAGGGAAACAATGGTTTTACAAAACAGTTTGAAGAGTTATTCAATAAGTGAGTGACTACGATCCTGATTACACTATCTGCTGTGATTCAAGAAAAGAGATTAAGAAAGGAATATGTAAGCATATGGTTAAAGATAGCTGTATGCTTTGTTCTATACACAACAATATCAAATGCATGTGTTGGACTGACTGTGTAAAGAAAGAACTAAATAGTCTTACCAAGTAGTCTCAACACTTCAGTCACTTTCATCCAATCAAAATCTATTCCATCTTCATCATTGGGCTTTAACATAGATTCAGCAGTCATGAAAAATTCTAAGAAAGAAAATACAGAGTGCCATTCCTCTTCTGTTAAAACAGGGAGCTTATGTCCTAACTCCCCTAAATATCTCATGGGTGCCATATATACCTATACTGAATGCAAAAACACAATATCATGGATGCTACTCCAAGCCTCTGCGACCTTGTCTTTCAAATCTGTTGCTCTAGTGCGAAGAGCCTCGATGTTAATGGTAATTTCCAATCCTGTGTCTGAAAGTATTGAAGCACTATCTGCTATATGATCAAGTAGCTCTGCTTGACAAAGTTTAATAACATCATCTCTTCTTTCCATACTAACCGCATCAAAATTATTACTGAATTTAGCCCAAGTAACATTCAATGCACCAGTAGTGGAACTATATACAATGAGTCTTCTATTTTCTAAATCTACTCTTGATTTTACTGTAGTATAATTATTCTGCTGTGATTTAAACTTTTGTCTCTCTACATCTCTTTGATAAAGTAATCCTGATGGATTATATCCTTTTACTCCATAAGCACCAATACCTTTCGTAGATGAACCAACCGAGGTAGTCGTCTGAAACATTATGAGATCCCAGAATGAAGTTCCACTACCAGGAAGTAATCCCATATCAACCACACGAGCATCTAAAACTCCAAAGGTATACGCATCGGGAAAAGCTATAAACTGTTCTCCATTTATAGCCCCAACTTGTTCTGCTTTAATAGGAAACTTAACAAAATATTTTTGTAACGAGGGATACACGCAGTAGTCCAGAATGTCGTCATCCGAAAGTAAAAGTGAATCCACGGCGGGATAGGCTAAAACTTTTTTTATGAGAGCTAAATGTAAATCAGATATTGTTACGCCAGATAATGACATATTTATAAACCTCTATAATAATATTAGTAAAAGAAAAACTAATAATCCTCCAGCTATAGGAAAACCAACTTCAGCAACATCTCTATATATGATTCTCCATTCTGGTAATCCTTTTGATTTATCATTATCTATATTGAGATTCAGATTGGCTACTATATAGTTTAACTCTCTTCCTTCTTTATCTTTCCATATAATTTTAATATTTGTTGTATATAGTCCATCTATTTTAGATGCTACTACTTTATCACATTCTATTGTAACTCTATTTTCTTTTTGTGCTAACATAAGTTCTACATACTGCTCTGATCCTATTACAAGATTCTCATATTGATCAGGAGTCATTCTTCCTATTGCTATACCATTCTGGGATATAACTATATCATTTGATTTAGCATGAAGTAATCCTGTAAAACATATTAGAAGCATTATTGCTATGATTAGTTTTTTCATTTACTTTTTATCCTTTGTTGGTATGTATTGATAGGGTACTCCACCAAATCCAAATTCTACTTTACCTTTTATATTAGACATTTTTCTTATATCGTCTTCTGAATATATTTTAGCCATAGAATACTCGACTGTTAAATCACCCCCTATAAATTTAGGTAATCCCTCTAATGATTTTAATTGTGGATTTCTATCACATATAAAATCATCCCCTACAGTATCAGGACTATTTTTTAAAGATGTTAGATTATTCATATGACAAGCAAAGTGCCCATCAACAGTTCCAAATTTAAAAGGAATTTCTTTTAAGTGTTTATTCCCTATATCAACATATCCCTCAAAATCAACAGTTAAATCCATATTTATAATATAATCTTTATTCTCTAAACCTAAATTTTTAATATTATATTCTATCTTTTGTTTCGGATCATGGATATTTATAGTTTTCTTAGCTGGAACATTATCTACTCTTGTTATAACTTCAAATGCTCTTGTATTAAAGAATACAGCTTGCATAGGTTCTGATGGATGTATATATCCTTTACCTGATTTATCTGCAAATCCACTATAACCTAAATCTTTTGATAGAATAAGATTCCATTTAGTTGATGATTGCTTTGAATCTGCTGATAAAAAATCAGACAACAATCTTGTTATATTCCACATAGAAACTGATGGATTTTTTTCTTTAGCTTCTTTTAAAGAGTAATCTATAAACTCTAACCATAGCTCTTTTTCATTATCAAAAATTTGTACATCAAAATACTTTCTTATATGTCTAATAGCTTTTTCGGTCTTATATTCTTTAAACATTATTTCTTTATATTTCTTTTCTAATATCTTTATATCCATATCATACTTATCACTACCATAATCCTTATACATATCTTCTATAAAATGTGATTTATCTTTTACTCTAATAAATGAAATGTATTTAGCACTACCGGCAAAGGGAGCATAAGAACCAACTGACTTAGTATATATATTTTTACTTTCTGAACTTTCAAATCCTTTTGATAAGTTCATAAAGGGTGTGTAATTTTTAACAAATTCTCTAAGTGGGTATGTGTAAATCCCTACAGGCGTATTGAACTTACTTTTAGGATTTATACCTATCTTATCTATTTCTGTAAATGATATATAAACATCTTTATCATCTTTATATTTATCTACATAATCCCAAGCACTTATATGAGGATTCTGCTCAGGATTTCTTCTTGCTTCATTGAAATTAAATGGTTTATATCTTTTCATTTCTTAACCTTACTCAGTATATCTTTTGCGATCTCAATCGATTCACTTAATGCATCTATATTAGGATCAACCTTTGCATCTATAATTTTAAACTCAGGTACTATAACAAGTTTCTTACCAGACTTTCTAAAATACATTACAGCAAATACTATACCTGCAAATATTGCTATGATGAATATAATAGTAAATAGTGATACTAGGTTGTCTTTAATTGATTTTAAAAAATTCATCTTAATTCCTCTTTAGATATTGCTCTACTTCATTTATAAAATCCCTTCTTTTTATATTCCCACAATTTCCTTTGTCCCAGTCATCTATAATTTTAAGAACAGATGTGGCAGTACCATAAGTTCCAAATTTAGTATCCGATATCTTTTTCATTATACTATCATGATCTTTTTGATTCTTAACATCATCCCATTGTTGAAATAATTTATTAACAATAGCACCATTATTTATGTCTGGTGATACTATAGTTTGATTGCTTTTTTCTTTAAAATAACTTTCATATCTTTTCATTTATTACACTCCAAAAATACTTAAATTTACGTTCATTGGTGAGGTACTATCTGTGCTTATATCTACACTTGATATTAGTTCTGCAAAAACTGAATCTACTGAATAAACAAATATTCCATTGATAGGAATAACTATACCTGATGGAACTCCACTATATACTACTCTTAGATTAGCTGTAGCAAGTACTTCATTAGGGTCTTCTACATTAGCTATAATTTTAGATATAGTACCTACTTTAGATACAGGAACAGTTATCCATCCATCTGTATCAATTAGTTGATAGAACTCCCTCTCAATTTTCCCAGCCAAAGTAATGTCTTGTGAATTGTATTGACTTGACGTCCCAACCACTTCTACATTTAATTGTATTGTCATTCTATATCACCTTTATATTTTTCTCTTTTATATTTTCTACGATTAGACTCAACCCTTGGCTTCTGGACAATAATATGTCTCTTACACATAGATAGTATCTGTTCCTTTTTATCCTTATATAATTTAATTGTGGCTATTGTTTTCATAATAATTATTAGTAAATAAATAATAGAAAATTAAATTACTAATAATTATAAGTTATAAATGAGGGCGGGCTTTTAACAAATGTTGAATAGCCTTAGTAGCAATCTCCTTCTTATCCCCCTCTTTATCTGAAAACCGTTTATTTTCCATTTCATATATCGTTGTAGGAATTGATTGATGGTTAAATGCTCCAAAGACAGCATTACAAGATGTATCTGAACAGTCCTTCGCATAAGTTCCAGCGGTGGATTTATCCCAATCTCCATTATACTTTTGATTTCTTGTTCCTTCCTCATGGTCTATTTTATCTTTTCCAGATTCTGATTTAGTTACTTTAAGAGCTTGTAGGTTATTCTTTAAGAATATGTTTCTACCTGATTTAATCAATCCATTATTAAGACAAGTAAGATATATCATATATGGGTTAATGGTACGATCTACAGATTGGATGAATATCTGTACATGATTTCTTTCTAAGAATTGTTTACCGTGTCTTGATTGAAATGTATCTGTATATATTCCATATATAGGTAGACTAGCTTTACTCATTAAATCCATTATAAAGTATATAGGGGCTTCTAGTGATGTTTCTTTTTTAGCCCCTATTATAACACAACATAGATCATGAACAAATATAGAAGCTTTCTTTTCTATGCTCCACTCTTTATGAAGAATAGTTATCCCCATTGCATCCCCTGCTAGCGAATAAGCGTTGTCAATTGAGATATATCGCGGTTCATTTGGTGCTCTAACAATTCTATATTCTCCCGTTGAATTTCTGTGAAAAAACTTGTCCTTAATTTGATCCCAAATTAACCCTTCTGGCAAATCAACCGCATCGGCAATTATTGCCCCTTCAACGTTCTTGAGTATATTATTCTCGAAAATATTTTCTATTAAGCTTATATCGTTAATAAATTTATTCTCAGATACAGTCGGTCTTCCCGCTATGTCCTTTATACTCTTAGCTAGATTATCTTTAAAAGCATCATAAGCATCTATAGGAACATATATAATTAAGTCACCTGGAATTCCTTCTAGTTGTCTTTCATCGGTAACTATAGCAGCTGGTATTGATCCATTCCCTGTTATTACTTTAAACATAAGCCCCCTATCAAACAGGTCTTTGTTTAACCCTTCTACGCTCTCATATTCTTTTTGTTTTAAAAGTTCTTCCTTTCCTTTATTATACTTTTTAAAATTCTTTCCATTATTAGGAAGAGCTTCCCATCTCGTAGTCCAATTGAATCTTACTCCTTCCCTGTATCTTAGTTCAGTAAGTACGTGTTTCTCTATTACGGAATCAACATTGTTTGCTGATGTATCTAAGTATAAGAAAGTTAGATAATCTTCACCTACTGTAGCTTTAATTCTATCTGCTACGTCCGTATATAATCTGAAGATACTTTCTTCAGTAGCACCCGCATTCTCAACCCAAAAACTTATTTCGCTGATATAGGCACTCAACAAATTTGCACCGATGAATGCTAGAGCATCATCATTACCAAGTTGTAATTGTAATCCAGAGGCTAAAGTAATTTCCCCTGAAGTAGATGCTTTACTGTATACTATTTTTCCTCTACCTAATCTATTCTGTTCTGGTATTACTTTATCTTGAAATTTAACCTGAATAAATCTATTTGATTTCTCCATCATTTTAAACATCGGTCTCAGATAGAGTTCTCTAGTCTTATCATACTTAAATGAAATAATATATACAGCTAAATCTGTAAGAGGGGATAGTCCATAATACATAGCAGGTTCTCTCACATGATGTATAAAGACCATTGTATATGCAATAAGCAGAATAGCTAAATATGTTTTACCTATCCTTGTTGAACCATACTGTACAATCTTATTATATTTCTTTGTAGGATCAAGGCATTCTAAAAATTCAGCTCTTATCCAAGGATATATACTTTGAGTAAATGTCTCTGGTAACCATCCATTCTTAGGATCAAGGAATTCTGCTGGAGTTGGGGGAGTAGAAAAATATATAATACTTTCAACTTGCTTCTTTAATTCTTCTTGTGTACTCTTATCAAAATACATCTTATACATCATCTCTCTTTCTTCTACTGAAAGATGACTATAGGATTCTTCTATTATTTGTTCTCTTGATTTCTCCATTTATACTATTTTATATTAAAATTTTAATATAAATTACTCCTATTTTATTTAGATAAAAAACTGCAACTTTTTTTAAAAATAATAAAAAAAGTGTAGACATTTTTTATATAGTTTATTAGTATTATATTAAGTTAGTTAAATAAGAAGTTTAAGGAGAAATAATATGCCACAACTAATTGCAGAAAAGGTAGATAATTCAATAATGATAATAGATACATTCTCCTCTAATATTGTAAGATTTGATGCTAATAAAATTCCATTTAGGGTGCTAAAAGTAAATTTTGATTGGACTAGAAAACAGATCATTGAAGCAATAAAAAATATTTAAAAATAAAGGAGAAGATGAATGGAAAAGAAAATTGAAAAATATCAACCATTATTTGAAATGGCAAATTTGACTAAATCTGATACAGGTTTAAACTACAGACTTTGGATTCAAACTCAAACAGGGAAAGAAAAACATTGGGCTATACTTAAAGTGGAAGTAGATAATGAATTTATTCCTATATCTATTACTGATGAGCCTGAAATAATGATAAAGAGTAAAAAAGATATTCTTGATGCTAAGGATTTCAATGCTATTAAAAAATGGATTGTAATGAATCAAGAAGTACTACTTAAATACTGGAATAGTAAAGGAGAAATGAGCTTACAAGATTTCTTTAAGAAAATGAAAAAATTTAAATAGTATTAAAAAAGTAGTAGACATTACAAGTAGTTACTATATAACTAAATTAAAAAGGAGAAGATAATGGAAAGATATTTAACAGAGGATCAGAAACAAATTAAAATTTGGAGAGAAAAAGAAAAGTTTACTGAAATGTCAAGAATAGGTAATTTACCTAAGCATAAAGATATTTCAGTATGGGTAAATGAAAAAGGGGAAGAAAGAGAAGAGCCTCATTTTCATATTAGATTTGCAAATAATGAAGTATTTAGATTAAGATTCAAAGATTTAAGCACTATGGATAAAAAAGGATTTGATAGTGTCTTATTAAAAGAATTTATAAAATGGTTAAAATCCCCAAGCAAGCTTGATAAAGATATTACAAATGTAAAAGTATCTCTACTGATTTGGAACGCACAAGAATACAATACCCACAGAGTTAAAATGTCTGATTTAAAATGGTTAAAAAATATTGAATAAAAAATTAAAAAATTAAAAAAAGTAGTAGACATTTTTAATAGGTAGTTTACTATAGTATTTAATAAGAAGTTAAAAATAAATAAGGAGAAAAACAATGACAGCAAAACAGATTCAAAAAGCATTTTCAAAAGAAGACTCAAGAGAAGAATCAATGGCATTTGTTTCAACATTCAAAAAAGACAAAAGAGATTCATCCAAATGGTCTAAACGTAAAGTTGATTACTATGGTAACAACGTAAAATAATTTAAAAAATTAAATGGAGAAATTACCAATGGCAAAATTAAACAGTATCTACATAACAAAAACAGATGAAGAAGTAATTGATATTTACAGGAATAATGCTCACTATAGAACTAAACAAGAAATTGAAACTTATTTTTACAAAAAGTATTCACCACTATTTAAAGCTCTTTCAAGAAAATTTTACTATGCTGAATCAGTAGAAGATAATATGCAAGAGTGCTATTTAAAAATGATTGAAATACTTGAAGATTCTTCTTATACTGTAGGGGAGGATACTTTAGGTTTAATGTTAAGAAAAAAAATAAATTCTCATTTACAGTATCAAGGTAAAAAAGCTCAAGAGTATATGGTAGAGGAGTATATAGAACTTGATGAGGAAGATGAAGATGCTATAATAACAAAACAAAGTAAAATACACAGTGAAGAATTTGTTTCAGAACTTATATTTAATATTACTCTTAAAGATTTTAGAAAACAACTTAGTACATATGAAAATAAACTTATGGACCTACTACCTAGCAGTATGGAAAAAAAGGAAATAGCAAAAGAATTAGGATATAAACATACTGCTAATTTAGCCCCTATAAGAAAAAGTCTAAAAGAAAGATATATTACTTTTATGAATGAAGCTGGATATGAATTAGCTATATAAGAGATTATTTGTAACTGCTTTATAATTATTATAAGGCAGATATAAAAAATTTTAAAAGGAGAAAGAAAAATGAATACACAGGATGTTACAAAAATAAAAGAGTTTATGTTTTATAATTTTGTTAGTTATACAAATCAATTAACAGAGGAAGAAAAATTTACAAATGATTTTGATGCATTTAAAATGACTGAAACTCTTAGTATATTACTAAATACAACAAAACAAAAAATAATGACAGATTACCTTAATTATTATAAGGTACAAAAGCAATTAGGACTTTTTAAATGAAATGTCAACACTTTCACATATGCGTAAATAGTTATAACCCTCTCTGTTCTGATAGTAAATGTTCTCTTATTAAACAGGAACAAGGGAGAGAAGATCAAAGTAGGTTAGAATCTGTTAGACGAGCAATAGATAAGTATAAGACTAATGAGAAAATAAAAAGTTTTTTAGATAGAAAAAGTTTTAATTGTTGATAAAATTTCTATATATTATAATTAGAGAATGAATTTAAATAAGGGGTAAATATAATGACAAAGAAACAATTACTTAAGCTGTTAAAAGATATTCCTGATGATTATGAAATTATAGCAGAGACTATTCCTGTAAATGATGAAGCAATAAAAGGACGGTCTCGATATACAGAATTTAAAATTGATAGTGATGCTATTGCTTATGATGATCATAGAAAAGTAATAATAATGACTTTGATATAAGGAGAAGAGTTATGTTAACCAACGAAGAACTTGAACAAGTAGATATAAATCAATTTCTTAAAGATTATGTAAATGGTAGAACATATAGAGATATAAATGCTGTACTTAAAAGATTAGATATACCGGAAGAAGATAAAGAGTATATTCAGAAGTATATTCAGAAGTATATCAAATGGAGAAAAAGTTTTTTCTATAAAAAAGGTATAGAAAATGGAAAGGAAAGATTTAAAAAAGATTTATGGGAAATGATTAAACCGGATTTGGAGGATTGAATATGAGAAAGTTTATAACATATGATGGTAAATATACTACAACAAATGATGCAGGACTTTTAAAAGTATGGAGATATGATATTGAATGTATAGGAGAACCTTGGAGAGAGGAAGATTTAATTGGAGATGGTTATGTTCTTTCTCTAATACATAGAATAGAAGAATTGGAAGATGAACTTAGTAAAACAAAAGAGGATTTATATATTTCTAAAGAAGTAATTAAGCCAGCAGGGCAAGGAGATTATTGCGAATGAAATATATATGTGGATATTTATATAAGAATACTAAGTATTGACAATGTAGCTGATGCTGTAGTAAAACTATTAGGTGTAAGGTATGCAAAAAGCATAAAGTCTGAAACAGTTATTACTGATTGGACGACTTTTGGGATGGATAACATAAGATTAGCAACAGCAGAAGAACTTCAAGAATATTTTAAGGAGAATAAGTAATTTTATACTAAAAATAAAATAGATATTATAACTTAAATATATAGAAATAAAACTGCAACTTTTTTAAAAATAATAAAAAAAGTGTAGACATTTCTACATATGTTTTGTACTATATACTTAAGTTAATAAAAAGAAGTTAAAGGAGAAACAAAATGAAAAAAGAAATAATTACTATTGAAAGACTTAAAGGATTACAAGACAGCATTTCCTACTTGGGTAGTTTCGGGGTTAGTTATAAATCATCTAATGTTTTAATATCTCAGGATCATAAAAATTATAAAGATATTGATATAGTTTGTGAAAATGGGGATATCTCATATTCTCTTACTGATAAACTATATAAACTTGCAGAGCTTAATATCGAAAGAGATAGAATCATAAATGAAATAATGAATTCTAAGGGGGAATGAAAATGAGAGAATCAGAAATTGAAAAAGTAATCTATAATTTATTAGATGTGCCACAACATAAAATTAAATATGCTATAAGAACCAATCTTATTGAATGTATGTTTCTAACACTTAAAAATTATGGAATTAAATTAACTGAAGATGTATTTGAAATTTTCAATGATATTATAATCGAAAAACTTTCTGGTTCTGTTGATATTGATTATAAGTTTGAAGATGAAGAAGAATATAACAATATTATGAATCTCAAAAATTTAATAAAGGAGAAATAAAATGGAAAATGAAAGATACCAAAAGTTTTTTGAAATGGCAAATATCTCTATTAAAAAAACTGGATTAGATTATATAGTTTGGATATCTCCTCAATCGGGAAAAGAGAAACATAACGCTAGAATTAAAATTCAAATTGATAATGATTTTGTTCCTATAACAATCTCTGATAATCCAGAATTAAAAAGTAAAACCAAAATAGATTCAAAGAAACTCAACAAAGTGTATAAATGGATTATACTCAATAAAGAAACACTTTTAAAATATTGGAATGGTAAAGGTAAAATTGGTATAGATGAGATACTGGATGAACTAAAGAAAATTTAAATAAGGAGAAATAAGATGGGAACAAAAATAGCAAGCAAGATGGCAGAAGCAAAACTTAAGGTTCATAATAATTTAATGAATAAGTATATGCAAATTGGGCTAACTAGAGAAGATGCTTCCACAAGAGTATATGATGAAATCAATTCAGGATTACATAATAAGGATATTAAAAACTGTGAAAAGATTCTCAGTGGAAGAGGGTAGTAAAAATGAAAAAATATGAACGATACCAGGAATCAATTACTGTAGGATATAAAGGTAGAAAAATTATTGATACTTATCATTCTATCGACAGATTAGTTGATAAAACTAGATTTGTCAATTTAGAAAAGGATCAAGTTATTACTGTTATCAATAATGGAATAAAAAAGATTATAGATAACTATAAAGATGAAAGTACCACTTATGGTATATGGTCTAAATCAACTGGAATATGTATCATATTAGAACGGAGAAAAGATAATCAGAATAATAAGGATAAAAATAATCATGCTATCATTATTACTCTTCCACCTATTAAGAAAAATTTTAAGGACTTTCATACTAAGTCAGTGGATACCAGAATAATAGTAGAGAGTTATTTACACTCTTATATAATGAAAATAGCTCAAAAAGAAATAGGGTGTAGTGCTAATGAAATAATAACAATTAAACTTAATGAAAATGTTAATGTCACCTATCACGAAGGAGAACTTTGGGATAGTGGAATAGCATACTGTATAGAAGTAGAATAAAGGATAAAAGGAGAAATAACAATGATACAGAAAACAGTTACAAAACTTATTGAAGCAAAGGAAGCTTATTATAATAATGAACCTATTATGACAGATGAAGACTTTGATTATTTAGAATACACTCTTAGACAAATGGACCCTGATAATAATTATTTTAATCTAGTTGGGGTAGCTCCTATAGGGGATAAAATAAAACATCAATATCCTATGCTATCTATGGCAAAAGCAAAATCAGTTTCTGATGTAGAAGTATGGTTGAAAAAGATTTTAGACGAACGAGTTCATCTTATTATCGAACCTAAGATAGATGGACTATCTGCAAGTTGTATATATGAAAATGGTAAACTTCAATATATAGTTACAAGAGGGGATGGGGTAGAAGGAAGAAATATATCACAAATAAAAGATTATATTGATATCCCCAAAACTATTTCTGTTACTGATAGAATAGAAATTAGGGGGGAGTTATTTATTCCACAGAATAGTGATTTTCCTAATCCCGAGGGTAAACCTCTAAGAAATCTTGCAGTAGGTCTTGTGAATAGAAAAGATACTGGACTAGAAGATTTGAAATATCTCAAGTTTGTAGCTTATCAAGTATTTGGTTCTGATAAAGAAACAGAAATGGAAAAACTCCTATTTATAAAAGATAATAATTTTAATATCGTAGAATCTTTTGTAGCAAAATCTATAGAGGATATTCAAACTTATTTTAATGATTATAAAGAACACTATAGAACAGTATGGGAATATGAAACTGATGGTCTTATCATTATAGTAAATGATTGTAAGCTACATGAAGAAATCAATGCTAAGTATACCGTAAGTCACCATAATCATTATGCTATAGCTCTTAAACCTGAATCTGAATCTATGTGGACTATTGTAAATGATATTACATGGCAAGTAAGTAAAAGTGGTTCAGTTATACCCGTAGTTAATATTGACCCAGTTACTATTGGAGGAGCTGTAATAAGAAATGTTACCGCTAATAATTATGAGAATGTTAAAAAACTTAAAATCAATATTGGTGATAAAATTCATGTGGCGCGGAGTAATGATGTCATACCCTACTTAATTGAAACTATACCAAGTTTTGATCAATCAAATTTAATTCCAAAACTATGCCCATCTTGTGATAATCATCTAATAGAAAAAGGGGTTCATATAGTTTGTGATAATCCTAAATGTGAAGAAAAGAATATCCAACTTATCACTTCATGGGTCAAGTCATGTGATATGGATCAAGTATCTGAATCAACTGTAAGGGCTTTATATAATAATCAATATATTAAATATATACAGGACTTATATGTATTAAAAGCTAAACATATTTCACTAGATGGATTTGGAGATAAGAAAATAACAAATCTATTAGCTCAAATTGAAAAATCAAGAACAATGAATATTCAACAATTTATAGCAAGACTATCCATCAATCTTGTAGGAGAAAAGGCAGTAAAAAAGCTTGGAATAAATACTATTGACGATTTCTTTAATTTCAATGATAGACAATCTGTGGTAGGACAAAATATAATAGATTATAGAAAGGAGAATGAAAAACAAATAGAGAATCTTATACAATACCTACATATAGAAGATATAGTTTCTAAATCAGCAACTAAAGGGAAAGTCTGTATGACAGGTTCTGGACCCCGTGGAAGAAAAGAACTGATTAAAGAGATAGAAGATAAAGGTTATGAATTTACAGACAGTATCAATAAAGAAACTTCCATATTACTTTGTGAAGATGTTAATGGATCATCTTCTAAACTTGAAAAAGCTAAGAAACTTGGAATACAGCTAATGAATTATTCAGAATTTTTTTAAATAAAAAGTTTAATTTATAGGAAAAATTCTATATATTATATATAGGAATTTAAATAAGAAGAAAAACAAATGGAAAGAATTAAAAAATATCAAAGAATATTACAAGAGATGGATTTTAAGCGTTCTGAAATTGAACAGGAAATTAGAAGTTCAGACCGTAATAGAAGAGAACATTTGGTACTGTGTTATTATCTTCCTAAACATACTGCTAATAACCACTGGCAACAAGAAATCTATGCTGATATAAAAGATATAGCGGATAGAAAATGGAAAAATAATAATTGGTATTTATCGGAAAAAGAGTACTTAGATAATCTCTGGAATAAACCATATGAGAATAAGGATGAGTATGAAATCATAGATAAGACTATTGAAGGACTTATTTATGATAAGTACAAAATCCCTAAAGACTGGAAAGATGAAAAAGATGATTTGGTTATTTCACTTCATAATCTTTATCAAGAAATTTCAAAATTACTGTCAGAAGGTAAAATAAGTAGATTGGTTGTTTATAAGTTAATAGAAAAATATATTATTAAATAAGGAGAAAAACAAATGGACAATAAACAAGCTATACTTGAATTACTCAACTCAGTTAAAAGAAGAAACATGTATATACTTATCAAATGGATAGAGGAAGATACAGATTTCTTTACTGCTCCTGCTTCTTCAAAGTTTCATGGTAATTATAAAGGCGGATTAGCAGAACACTGTATGGATACATATCAATGTTTTTTACAGTTAATGGAAACACCTCAATTTAAGAAATATGATTTTCCAATGGAGTCAGTGATTTTAATTACACTACTTCATGATATGTGTAAAACTAATTTCTATTTTGAGACTACAAGGAATTGGAAAAATCCTGACACAGGACAGTGGGAGCAAGTTCCTTATTATGAGATAGTAGATAGTCATCCTTATGGTCATGGCGAGTGCTCTGTGATGCTCATAAGTGATTATATTAAACTTACTACAGAAGAGAAGTATGCAATACGTTGGCATCAAGGTGGTTTTGATAAACTTGTACAAGCAGGAGACTTTACTGTCAATAGGGTATTTGAAGTATCTCCTATCAGTGTTTGTTTGCATATAGCTGATATGATGGCTACATATACTTGTAATAGAAAACAAGAAAAATAAGGGGAAATAAAAAATGAATAAACCAATTAAGAAGCAAAGTTAAGTAAGAGGGATAAAGAAGCAAATATTATTACAGATATAGTGAATGAATCGTTGTGTTATGAATATGAATACGATAAAGAGGATAATTGGATTATATTTGGATTAGGTATTATCTATAACTATAATAATAAGTGGTTTATATCCATTGATCACTCGGAATTAAATAATAGGATTGATAATATATCACTATTAGGAATAATGTATGAACTTACTCTACATAAAATTATAGTAAAACCTGATTTAGGTTATATATCAGTTTACAAAAATAAAAAACACAAAGGAATATTATTACAGCAGGATATATATGATTATGCAAAAAATAATAATATTAGTGAGATGGAAGCTGAAAAGGCATTAAAGAAAATTTTTCTATCTAAACAAAAAACCCTCTAATTTCTTAGAGGGTTTTTCTTTATCTAAGTAAAACTATTTTCTTTAAATATTAAAGTGAACCTAGCTGCATAAGTCTGCAAAACTTGCCATTAATGACACGAGAATCTTCGATGACGCAAGAATTTCCCTCAGTAACAAAGTTAGGGTATCTTAAGCTGGCATCTAATTCTGTCAACGTTCCGAAAAGGATACTCACATCCATGGCCTCCTGTGGATTCTTGTATACAAGTAACATCTCGTTATTTGCTACAAGTGATGCATCTGCTGGACAAGTATAAACATCCATATCTGACAATGTACCAGACTGGTATACACCATTCTTAACATCTCCAGTTACATCTTTCCAAAGGTCATGATTTTTCATATACTCAGTTGCTTTAGAACCTGCAACGATATCAGTAATACCACCCCTTTTGATATCATCATAAATTACTGCTCCAACTCTTCCAATTTCAGTAAGAAGTCTTTGTGCATGTGATTTATAACTGATCTCACCAGCAGCCGCAAAGTCTGTATCAAATGAAGCTACTGCATTTCCAAGTGCTACTCTTCTTGCTTGTGCAATTGCTCTATAGTCTTTTGCTCTTGCATGCTCTTGTCCAACTGCTTGTGCCATATAATCTTTAGCATCACCAAGACCAGTTGTCTCAAACATGATTTGAGTCATATCAGAAATTCTATATCCAAGAGGCATAGGACGTGCATTGAATCTAGTTTTCACAAGTTCAAGAGCCATAGTACCATAGTTAGAATAGTTTGTTGCATCTTCTGAGTTCCAGTTATATACACAAACGATAGCTGCTCCTACTGCTGGACCACGACCTGCTAAGAAGTTAAGAGTAACAACACCAGTTGAATATACAACAGTGTTTGTAGCTGCAGGATCAAGTAAAGGACCAACAAGTGTTCCAGAACCATTATCTACTGCTATTTGTGCACCAGCAACTGTAATTACAGTCTTAAAAGGAATAAGTGGAAGATATGCCATTGCTGCAGAAACGAATGTTATTGTACCTGCACCAGCACCTGTTCCAACTGCTCCATAATATTGCTCGCCAGAGTAATAAGGAGCTATACTTTCGTATGATCTTGCAGCTGCAACTCCACCTCTAAGAGACTGCTCATAAGTCGCTTGGATGTAGAATAATGCATCATCAGTAGAAGTTAGAGGATACTCAGTAAAAATATCACCTCTTTTTGAATTAGCTGCTCCAAGGAAAACTGCTTTAAGCATATGTTCTGGTTTTACAGATGTTCCAAAAGTAGTAGAATAAAGATTTTCTCTCATGATCTGTTTTAGAACTTTTTCTTGGTTCTCAAGCATAATTGCTGCTTTACGAATTTTAGCAGGATTAGCTTGATAAGCTTTAAGCATTTCTGGTCCTACTAGGTCAGTTTTTGACCATTTGGATACACATGCTTCTCCCATTTTTGATTTAGAACTCCACTCTCTTTGAACGATTTCGTTCATTTGAGCTTCACTCAATTTTTCTTGTCTTCCGTGTTTCATAAGTACTATTGTACCTCGTATAATTTTAAATTTGTGAGACTTTGTTAAAAATCTTTATAAAGTTTTTTAAGTCTATATTAAACTGTTTATTATTCAAACCCTTGTGAGTAATTTAGCTGGCTTTTTGTAGCACCTTATTTAATTTATGAGAAATAGCTTTAAGCTTCCTATGTGAATCTTTTTATATTATTTATTAGTAAGAATAGATTTAATAATATATTTTATTAAATCTATATTTTACTGTATTTATTAGTATAAATAGATTTTAAAACTATTTTAATTAAAAGTTTAATTATCTTTAATTTTTCTATATATTTATAATAGGAGGTTATAGATGGAAATATGTAATAAATGTAAAAAAGAACTAGATGAATCTAATTTTTATAAAGATAAATCTAGATCAAGAGGGTACAACTATACTTGTAAAATATGTATGAAAGATAAATATAAAATTGATGCTGCATCACTATCTATAAGTGATATTGAAAAAAGAAAACAAAAAGATAAAGAAAAATATCATCAAAATTTAGATAAATCTAGGGAGGATAATAGAAAAAGAAAAATAAAGTATAACATAAAACACACAGAAAAAATCAAAGAGGAAAAGGATAAAAAGAAAAAAATAAAAGAAGAAAAAAGAAAAACTAAAGAAGAAAAAAGAGAAGGAAATTCAAAATATAGACGAAATAGATTAAAAAATGATCCTTTATATAAATTGATTAATACTATTAGAAGTAGAATTACTATGGCAATTAAATGTCAATATGGGGAAAAACAAAATAAAACAATAGAACTTTTAGGTTGTACAGTAGATGAATGTAGAAACCATCTTGAAAAACAATTTACAGAAGGGATGACTTGGGAAAATCATAGTCGATATGGTTGGCATATAAATCATATTATTCCTTGTAATGCATTTGATTTAACATGCCCATTGCAACAAAAGATATGTTTTCATTATACAAACTTACAACCTCTTTGGTGGAAGGATAATATATCTAAAGGAAAGAAGATAAAAAAGTCCTAACCATTTCTGATTAGGACTTTTCTTTAATAAAATAAAGGAGGATACTTATATCTTAAATTTATAGTTTGTGAATTGTGAAGATTGTTCTTTTCTAGATTCTTTCAACTTGTGAATATCATTACCAAATTTAGTTTCAAACAAGGTAACTTTTTTAATTGCTTCTGCAATAGAACCTGATTTAAGAACCGCTTCTTTGATATCTCTGATAGATGGTTTAGCTTCTACTATTGCTTTATAATAAGCTACAACTTCTTTTACAGGGGCTTTAGATTCTTTTACAGATTTTTTCTTAGCATCTACTTTAGCTTGAAGTCTTTTTGCTTCTTGTCTTTTCTTACGTCTAATAGCCTCTTTCTTTGCTGCTCTTACTGCTGCCATTTTATCATCAGCATTATCTTCAGAATCATCTTCTTTTTCATCATCTTCTTTATCGTCTTCTTCAGCTTCGTCTAGTTCTTCATCATCTTCGTCTTCATCATCAGACTCGTCCATTTTTTCTTCTTCGTCATCTTCATCTTCGTCATCTGATTCTTCCATTTCTTCTTCGTCTTCGTCACTATCTTCAGAATCATCTTCCTCAGCTTCTTTTCTTTTTTTAGATTTAGATTTTTTAGATTCTTTTTTAGCTTCTTCTTTGTCATCTTCATCGTCTTTTTCTTCGTCTTCTTTTCCATCTTCATCTGCTTCGAAGATATACTCATCATTTTCTACATCGTCATCAAAAAGACCACCATCTATATCAGCACCAGAAAGATCGTCTTCATCATCCATAATTTCATCATCAAAATCATAATCAAAGTCTTCTTTAAGTATTTTTTCAAGCTCTTTAATATGTTTTTCGGCTACTTTAAGTGCCTTAGATTTTGTAGATGATTTTAATTTCATTTTCTCCCTTTCTTCTTTAAATTTTGCAATGTCCTTTTCTCTCAACTCAGTGTCTTCTTCATACACTTTAAGATCAGAATCTCTCTTTTGAACTTCCTCTACAAGAACTTTAATATCAGCTTCCATAAGTTCCCTATCTTCTGAGAATTGTTTAAGATCAGCTTCCATCATTTTTACAGATTTAACAATATCTTTGTCATTAGCTTTTTCAACAATTTTAGATGCTTTATCAAGATTCTCTTTAAGTACTTTAATAGTCTCACAAGATGCTTCATATTTTTTAGATAGACTTTCAAGAGTTTCTTTTGATTCTTTTAATTCTTGTTTAGCATTATTTTTCTGCTCTTCAAGTGTATTTTGAATCTGTACAATCGTTGCTTCGACTTGAGCTTTTTGTTCTGCCATCTCAGGAATGATTGTTTCGGAAACTTCTTTAAGCCCTTTTATAGCTTCAACGCAGTTTTCATTAGCAATCGCTTCCTTGATGGTAGCTTTAATTTGATTCTTAATAGACAATTCCAAATATTTATCCATTTTTCCTTTTACCTCTACCATTTTAATTTTTTCTTCTACTTTATTAGTAATAATACTTTCTGAAATTTTATTTTCTTTTTGTACTATTGACTTTTCTTCTAAGTTTTCTTGAGTAGCAAATACTCCTTGAGAAGGTTTCATTACCCAGTCGGTTTGAGAATATTCATAACTAGATGGATTAACCTCTTTACCTGCTAAAGGACCATCCTCGTTTAGCTCCCCGAAGCCTACGGTTGAGAAACCTGTTTTTCCACCTGCTTTAATCTTCTCTAATAAAAGATTCCCTGCTGCCCCTATACAATATAAATCAGCAGTAGATACTTCCTCTCCTATCTGAAAATTATGCCATACTCCTACTTGATCGAGCACATCTCCGTCATCATCGGCATGGTTGGCCAACGAATCACTCCCTTCAAACATTCCTGATTTATGTACAGCTTCCCATAGTTCTTTGGAATATACTCTACCGTTAGCATTTTCGGTATAACGAGTAATAGGAACATTTTTAAGTATCCCTCTTGCTTCAAATTGTTTTCCTGATTTAGCTTCAGTAAACTTATTATCCTTTGATGTAAATACAATAACATCTTCTGCTTTAGGAGAATAGGATACGCTCTCTATTAAAAGTTGTTTCCCTTTTGCTTTAGCTTGTTCTTGTAATGTTTTATACTTGTTCATATATTACCTTTAATTACCAATTTTTCCATCTTGTATTCGGCTAAGAGCTATACCATAAATATCTCCATTACCGAAGTCTACATTAACCATATCTTTCATAACTTTTATTACTTTACCTTTTTTCTTATCAAGTAATGAGCCTTTGAAATCTCCTATAAGAGTATCACCAACTTTTATATCGTCTGCTTCTTCAAACTTTCTTTTATATCTTTTCATAATCCCTCTGTATCCTGTCCATAGTTTATTAGTTCATCCCCGATACTTGTGAATAAGTCCCCAATCGCTTTAAAGGCTTTTCGAGACCTTTTATCCTTTGAATTGTGCAAGCTTGTAAAAATATCAATCATACTCTTACGAGACTCCTCGTTGCCATAATCATTATCCCTAAGTACTCCTAATAATTCGGTTACCTTGTCATCTAACCAATCAGGAGTAGTATCCTTATCATCTTCATCTTCACTGTAATATCTTATGTATCTATTCATAATAAATACCTATCTAAACGACCACTCTTTAGTTTCATAGTTATACAGTGATGTAAGTAATTCAGTACCATTTGAGCCCCCTGATTTATATTCAAACCTAAAATCTAAAGTCATCCACCACGTAGGTTCCTTATCATTTATTGCAGAGTTAAAAGTCTTTAAAATAAAGCTGCTATAAATGTTTTTAAGTATACCAGTTAACTTAGTTAAATCCTTAGATTGCACGGATAAGTACTCTTTTCTAGAAGAAATTTTTGAAATAGATAGAGGTATACTCACACCTAATCTTTTTTTAACTTCATTTTCTAAAGGTGTTAAATCTATCGTTGAAATTATTTGATCTAATAATTGATTATCTTCTTTAAACTTGCTCACATATCTTTTCATTTTTATTTACCTATTTCTTAAATTATTTATAACTTGTTTTATTTCTTCTTCTGTTAGAAATCTTTGCATAGATTCGTAAAGTCCATCAGAGAATACAGAAATATTCTTAGATTCATTATAAAACTTAATAAATTCTTCAAATATTTTTAAAGTACCTTCTTCTAATCTTTTATATCTTTTCATCTATTACACTCTATCCATAACATTTTT